TCAATTTGAAATATGAAAACACTAAACAAATAAGACTAATATGAAGAAAAAAGAATTAAAAATAGCAATAAATACATACACAGTTGCTTATAAAAAAGGCTACACCCAATGCCAAAAAGATATGTCTAAAGAAGCTGAATTAAAAGATTGGGATGTAACGTTAAATGATGGTTTAGAAAATGAACCATACGTTTCAGATGACTTTCAAATTGGTCCAGATGGAGCATATGAACACACTGAGGATTGGCCAGAGGATACAACACCAAGAGAGAAAGCAAAAAGTGAATTAATTAATCTATTATTTTGTCAAATAATGGACTTAACAACAATGTCTAAAATTGAATTAGGTGATGACGTAATCGCTGAGATTAGACGATTAAACAAGATTATAAAAATTATTTAAAAAATAGAAAGTTATGACACCAAGAGAAAAAGCATCTGAGTTAGTTGATAAGTTTTCAAATAAATGTCTATTGACAACAGATGGAGGTAAGGTTGCGGCCTTAATAGCGGTTGATGAAATTATCAAGGAATGTTATAATTGGAATGGAAGTGATAATGTTCAATGGGAAACTAATAGATTTGATTATTGGAATGAAGTAAAACAAGAAATAGAAAAGTTATGAAATACGAAAAATTTAAAATGATTATTGACTATCAGATAGGTCACAATAATAAAATGGATGAAGTTTACAAATGTAAAATTGATCTATTAGACGTCATGAATGACATACAAAGAGCTGTTGAAGTACTTTGGGAGGAATTATTAACTGAAGATGGTAACGAATGGTTAAACTGGTATCTTTATGATAAAGATGGAATCTCAGGTAAACCAAAAAAAGACTTAACTGCAAATGATAAAGATGGTAAAGAAATATGTAAAGATGTAAAAGGTTTATATGCATTTCTAGTTAAAGAAAAATACTTTATATAATGGGAAAGATAATACTAGAGTTCGACTCTCAAGAAGAATCAAATGATGCAAGAACAGCATTAGATGGACATAGATGGAAATCAGTTATATGGGACTTAGATCAAAAACTAAGACAAACAACCAAACATGCAATTAGTGTAATTCATACTGAATCAGAAGCACCTGAATTTGAACAGGATATTGCAGAAAAATATAGAGAAATAATTAGAGAAATTATAGAAGAATATGGACTTAACTTAGAAGATTAAATAAAAAATTATGAAGGAATTATTAATACAATTATTTGTAAAATGAAAGATATAAAAAAATTTAATAACTGGTTTAATACCAAATTTGGATGGTTTTTTACTAACGGAAGAAAAAAATTAGTAGAGACTGAGACTGAGCAGTTATTCAGTGAATCAGAGTACATTATAGAAGATATGAAAAACGTAGCTGAGGTATTAGATCACGCTAAAGAGTATGGTTTGCAGGTAGAAGTTATGACTTGGGCTTTAAAGTATATGAAAGAAAATTCAAATCTCACAATTACCGAAGCAATAACAATGGGATATTTTGAATGGATTAAATAATAAAAATAATAAAATATGAAGAAGAAGAACTTTCGTAATTACATAAAAAAACATTTACGAGTAATAATAATTATAGCATGGGCATTACTAATTTCTTTAATAGTAATAGGGTTAGCTTCATGTGGCATACCTGACGGATATAAAAAGGATGTAGTGTGGCATCGAATTACCAATGTCGAAATTATAAATATGTTATCGACTACTCCGCCTTTTGAAAGATATAGACTTACTATCGATGACACGATAAAATATATATCTATTAAAGAATATCATGTTGGAGATTCAGTACCGTTTATTTACATTACGCCAAATAATATAATTAAATAAATTAAGCCCCTTCATTGGGGTTTTTTTATGACCGTTTGAGTTTTCTTTTGTTAGTAATTGATATTTATTAATATAATATAAAATAGTATTAGTATTGTTTTATAAGTTTCGCAGTTTGAAATTTATTACTGTACTATGGCTATTAAATACGTTGAAAAACTTACGACAATACTTGTAACAGAGTCTGGTAATCCTTTATTTTATGAAGGTAATATTGTTGAAGGAGCTAAGTCTTTAACTAAACAAGTAACTATATCGTTAGATGTAGATAGATGCTCTGTTTGGTTATACAATGATAATAAAACGTCAATTATATGCCAACAACTTTACGTTAAGTCTGAAGATGCATGGCATCAAGACATAGAATTACATAAAAAAAATTACGAATTATATTTTAAAGCACTTCTTACAGATCCAATCATTGTAGCTGAAGATGCTCTCACACACCACGCAACATCATGCTTTACTGATTCTTATTTAATTCCTTTAGGCATCAAATCAATGCTTGATGTTCCTATAATTTATAGAGGTAAAATAATAGGAGTTATTTGTCTTGAAAATCTTACTTCTAGATATTGGCTTAAACCTGAAATTGATTTTGTACAAATGTTAGCAGCACTTTATTCATTTGCATACTCTGTTAAGATAATAAACTGCATAACTAAAAAAGCAGATGAAAAGAATATAGAGCTACAAAGATCCGAAAAAGAAAATGCACGTATTAACAGACAAGTAGAAAAGGCATTAACAGAAACTGAAGTTGCAAAGCAAGCAGCAATCAAAGCAAAAGACGAAGCCGTGGCTGAAAGTGTAAAGTCAGAGCGCTTAGCTGAAGAAGCTTTAATAGCAAAAGCATCTGCTGAAGAAGCTTATAAACAAGCTGAAGAAGCAAAAGCATTGGCACTAAATGATCTAGATGTTCTTCAAAAGAAATCACAAACGGCATTGATAAGTACTATTGTCAAAGTAGCTTTATATGTTATAATGGGAGTAGGTGTGATTACAAGTTTAATGTATATGCTTGCCTTGCTAATAAATAAAGATACTCAAATAATTGGATCAACATGGTCAAACATGTTCGGCATATTACTTACAAATGCATTTAGCATTGTAGGAACGTTAATGGGCGTAAAGTACGCTTCGGAAGGAAACAAAGAATAATTATAACTAAAACAAAAAAAAACACAACATGATTAAATTTATTAAAGATATGTTTACTGGAGGTGATACTTCTATTAAACGAGTAATAGCTTTTTTAGGCTTTTTATTTATTGCAATAACAATGTTACTTAATTCATATCAACACAAAGATATTGAACCATCAGCTGAATTAGTTGATGCCGTTAAAATAATTGTATTGGTTTGTATTGGCGGTAATGTAGTTGAAAAATTTACTGGCAGTAAAAAAGCTGAATAATATCTAAATTGCTATTAGAAATTTCAATATTTACTATAGGCACTATTATAAGTCTTATATTAATATTCAAATATTTTGATAACAAAAAAATAAAATGGAATAATCCAAAAGATATAACGGATTAGGACCGTTATTAGCTACGGCTAATTTAAATCACTCCAAAGTGTCGCTACCGAGGAGTGATTTTTTCATGATTTATTTGTTATTGTTAAATATTTATCTTATATTTAAGAAATAAGGATAATATGAGAATTACTTTAATACAATTACTTAGTTAATCGGCCTTACCGTCTATGGAAAGACCGGTCGTTTCAATTGATTAGATTATATTTATTAATAAATCAACTTATATATGAAAACAAAATTAAAATGGCTTATTATTACAAGTATGGCTATAATAAGCCTTACAGCCTCAGCTCAAACAAATCCAGCTCATTTACCTGGTACCCCTTGTCATAACTGTCCTAGGGCAGACACTACATCTATTTCAAATTTGAGACCGATAGGGAACTCAACAAATAATGTAATGAATGGTAATGGTGTTATCGCAACCAGCTATACTCAAACAGCTTGTGGATTGGGTTATACACAGGTTTCGGCCCGTTTACATAAAAGAGTTTTTAGCGGAGTTCCTCCAGGAACCGGTACAACTCAACCTTGTCCTATTATTGTTTCCGGAATACCTGTAGGAGCTATTATTCAAGCAGCTTTTTTGTATGCCGGTGGTTCTGGCCCAACAGGTTCAGGTAATTTTAATGCTACTTTAGTAAATCCTTCTGCTGTTAATCAGGTTTTTGCAATGACACAAATTGGTTTTCATACTGATAAATGCTGGGGTTATAATGGCTCTTGGACTTCTCGTGCTAATGTAACTGCAGTTATTACTGGTAATGGTACTTATACACTTTCTGGTTGTCCGGTTATGCCTCAAGCTCCTTCAAAGGATACTGATGGTGCGACTTTATTTATAGTATATGTTGACCCTGCTTTAAACATTACTGGTAGTATTGTTATTGCCGATGGCTGTCAGGTAGGTGTTGGAGGTTCAGTTAACAGTTTAATTACTGGTTTTAATGTTTGTGGTAATCCTACAACAACTCAAAATTTTATGTTGGTAGGAGATTTACAAAGGATTTCTTCTCCTAACTTACGTATGAATAGCCTTGTAAATAATGCAGGGTTTCCTATTGCAAGCCAGCAAATATGGGATTACATTCCTGCACCTGGTGCTCCAGCAGTAAACGGACAAACAACCGCAAACTATGGTATTACAAGTACCGGCGACTGTTATTCATTAAATATGGCGGGTATGTTTTGGCAAACTGGTCCTTGTTTAACTGTTACTGCTTTAAGTACACCATCTTGTCCTACATCAAATGCTACTGTTACTGTTTTAGGAGGTAATCCAGCATATACTTATACTTGGACTCCTACGAATCAAAATACGCAAGTTGCAACCGGATTAACATCTGGTACATATACTGTTAACGTTGCTGATAACCTTGGTTGTAAAACAGGAACAGCTGTTGTTTCAGTTACTACAACTCCATTAAATCCTATTACAATTACCAGCGGTACAATTTGTTCGGGAAATACATCTGCCTTAACTGCAAACGGTGCTCCAACATATACTTGGGCTCCGCCGGCAACCTTAAATACTATTAGCGGACCTAACGTTATTGCGAATCCAATTGCATCAACTATTTATTCAGTTTCATTTACAAATACAGCTGGTTGTGTTGGAACTCAAACAACTTTAGTAACTGTTAACCCTACACCAACAATAACTTCTGTTTCAAATACCGGACCGGTCTGCCAAGGCTCGCCTGTTTCACTATCTGTTACAACAAGTGCTGCCGGTACAACTAGTTACAATTGGTTTGGACCAAATGGATTTAATTCTAATCTTGCAAATCCATTAATTGCAAGTTCAATTCCAAATAATACTGGAACATACTCTGTTACGGTAGTAAATACATTTACAAATGGTGGTGTTTGTAGTTCAACTTCAAATAGTAATTTAGTAATAGTACCTATAGCACAAGTATCTGTAATTTCTACCTACACTCAATGTCAAGGCACAAATGTAAACTTAAATGCAAGTGTATTAGGAGCAAATTCATTTAGTTGGACAGGACCTAATTATAATAATACTCAACAAAATCCTATCCTAATATCAGTAACACCTGCTAACTCAGGCAACTATTCTGTTACAGCTACGTTTACAAGTCCTAGCACTACCTTAGTTTGTTCTTCAACGGCAGTATCAAATGTATCTGTTGTTCCAATGAATCAGATTTCTGTTATACCATTTCAAAATGCTTGCCCAAACACAAACATATCAATAACAGCTACAGCAGCAGGAAATCCTAATTATATTTGGACTTCCACAAATGGATTTACGGGAACATTACCTTCATATACATTTAATGCTCAACCAAACTTAAATGGAACTTATAGCATAGCAGCAGTATTTAGTATTGGTTCAGTTTCTTGTACAACTTATAACACAACAAATCTTTCTATAGTACTAGTTAACTCAATAACTGTTATACCACAAATAATTGCTTGTGAAAACAACAATGCTGCTTTAACAGCAACAGCTCAAGGAGCTATTTCATACACTTGGTCCGGCCCTAATAATTTTAATGTACCCCAACCAATAACATATTTCCAAAATCTAAATTCAAGTTGGAATGGAAATTATACAGTTACAGCTGCATTTACAAATGGAAATATAACTTGTTATAACACAAATACAACTACATTATTAGTTAATCCTAAAATTAATTTTACATTAACTCCATACATTCAGTTATGTTACAATAGTAATTATAATGTTACTGGTCCATTAGGAGCTTCTTCATATACTTGGACAGGTCCTGGATATAATTCAATTACACAAAATTTATTTATACCTAATGTTAATTTATTAAACACAGGAACTTATAACTTAACTGTTGATTTAAACGGATGTAAAACTTATGGAAGTACTAACTTACAAGTATTAAATCCTATTGTTTGGCAAAATACTCCTTCAAATAAAACAATTTGTAAAGGAGATAGCTTTACTATAACCGCACAAGCAGGAAATGGAAGTGGAAATTATGCTTACAATTGGATACCAGAAGTAGGACTATCTAGCGCAAACGGAAGTATACAAATTGGTACAAGTATTGGAACAATGATTTACAATATATCTGTGTTTGATGTTTCTTGCCCTCAATATACTCTAAACCATACCTTTACATTAAATGTAAATAGTGCTCCTATTCCTAACTTTCAAGTAAATGCTAATAAATGTGAACCATTTTGTGCATTATATAATTCAAAAATAAAAGATGCTGGGTTTGTAAATTACGTATTTAATAAGGATAAAGTGTATTATGGTGATAGTATTATTATTTGTTTACCTGCAGGAAGTTACACTTTAGAAACAGTGTCAACTGGTACTAATGGCTGCCGTGAAATATTCAAATATCCAAACGTTATAAATGTTTATCCAACTCCAATTGCTAATTTTATATGGGATCCGCAAGATCCAACCACTGTTTCTAAAAATAAAGTAACGTTTTATCCTTCACCATTAAATAAAAATTATACTTACAATTGGGAATTTAGTAATATAGACACTCCAACCGAATTCACTCCAACAAGAATTTATGATGTGCAAGATAAATTCCCAATTACTATGGTTGTAACTACAGAGTTTGGATGTAAAGACACAATAACTAAAATACTTGAAATTAAAGAAGAATTTTTATTATATATCCCAAATGCCTTTACTCCTAATGGTGATAGTGAAAATGATGTATTTAAACCAAAAGGATCTGGTATTAAAACATACAAAATGTGGATATATGATAGATGGGGTGAGCAAATATTTGTAAGTACTGATATTACTAAGGGATGGGATGGAACATTTAAAGGTATATATTGTCAAAATGGAGTGTATGTATATGTAATAATAGCAATAAACAATGCTAATGTAAAAATAGAAAAAATAGGACACGTTACTTTATTAAAATAAAACAACTATTAACAATAATATTTACTAAAATGAAACAACTATTAACAATAATATTTACTTTAAGTTTTTTAATTACTAAAGCCCAATTTTGTAGCACAGTTTCTTTAACAAATATGGGAGTTATTACTCCTAATGCAATAATGCAAAGTACTACCGTTAGTGCTAATGCTAAAAGATATTGGACATTTAATGCAACTGCCGGCTGTACTTACACATTAAGTAGTTGCACTAGTATTAATGCAAATGATACTTATTTAAGACTATATTCTGGTACTAACCCCGTAACCGCAATTTTAGTAACTTCAAATGACGATAATGGTCCTATTTGTAGTGGCACCAAAGCATCTATTGTTTGGGCTTGCGCAACCTCAGGAGCATACTCAATATTATTAACAAACTACTCTTGCGCAAATTTATCTTCAAGCACTATTTTTACTTATAGAGAAACTTGTGTTGTTTCTATTATAGCAAATGATAATTGTATTAATGCTACGAATATTACTAGTTTACCTTACAATAGTGGAGTTTTATCAACTAATGGAGCAATAAGTGATGTACCTACATCTATATCAAATTGTGGTACTTTTGGTTCAAATGTTTGGTATAAAGTAGTAGGAAACAATACTCAATTATCAGCATCAACTTGTAACGCATCTACAAATTTTGATACTGAAATAAGAGTATATACTGGGTCTTGTAGTGTATTAAATAGCATGATTGAAGTTACTTGTAATGATGATGATGGTGTTTGTGCTTTAAGTAGTCTTTATTCAACAGTAACTTGGTGTTCAGGAATGGGTATAATTTATTTTATAAGTGTAGGATATTATTCATCAACATCAGTTTATGGTAATTATGTTTTAAGTGCTACTTCCGGAGCTATGTGTAGTAATTTACCAATTGAATTAGTTAATTTTGAAGGAAAAAACAAAGACAAATATAATAACTTAACTTGGATTACAGCTACAGAAACTAAAAATGATTTTTATGAATTAGAAAGAAGTACTGACGGTATAAATTGGAATGACATTGCTAATATAAAAGGAGCAGGCACAATTAGTACCCCAAGTTTTTATTTATTTGAAGACTATACATTTATAAAAAATGTAATTAATTATTACAGATTAAAACAAGTTGATTTTAATCAAACATTTACCTACTCAAATATAATTTACATTGATAATAAAATCTCTGAGCAACTTGCTGATCTTATTAAAATAACAGATTTACTGGGACGACCAGTAACTTCTGATTATCAAGGATTAGTTTTACATCACTACTCAAATGGAAAGATTGTAAAAGTTATACAATAATTAATAAACTACATATTTATTAACGTAGGCGACGAATATCAAACAAGACAATTTTTTGAAACAATGAAAGCATCAGAGTTAAGAGCAATAATAAAAGAAGAAATTCAAAATGTATTAACTGAAGATGCGTTTCGTAGAATAGTAATTACATCTCAAAAAGCTAAAGAGATTACTAAGGAATTAGAACTTTTTACTAAGCGACCTGAAATGAAAAGAGACTATCCTGTTAAATTAACTATTAAGCCAGGCGTTAAACCTGACACTGTAGTAGTTGATATTGCAGGTCCAGGTGCTACGGTAATGGGTACTAAATTAAGTGACGTTGCTAAGAAATTAGATAAGACAGCTATTGTGCGTACGAAGACAGAGATTAAACGAGTACCAGTAAAATAAACTAAAATGAACAAACTAGACTTACAAAAAGTAATTAGAGAAGAAGTTAAAAAAGCTTTAACTGAAACTTATCGTAATCCAAAAGAAAACGTAGCTATTTTACATGCTATGATGAAAAAGGGTGGTAAAGATGCAAAACGTGCAAAAGAGATTGTCAAAGACATTAAGGATGAGTTAAGTATTATAATGAGCACTACCGATCCAAAAGCCAATTTAAAATTAGTGAATAAAGTTCCTGAGTTAGATGAGTATCTAGATGATGCTATTGAAATGGCTCTAGATGATGGATTAGGAAGAATAAGAGGAATGTCAGGTGGTATGGCAGGTATGCGTGAAATAGTAGCTACAAAAGATGATTTAGATAAAATCGGAGACTTCATAATGTCTTCTCCAACTTTTGAATATGCTAGTCCTTCACAAATAAAGACTGCTGTTAAAGAAATGAATGACGAATGGAAAGCAGTGTCAAGAAATTATAAAAGCATTGAAGAGTATTTTGAAGAAATGGAAGAGATGGGTGATGACCAATTTATGGAATCTAAAAAGCCTAGCAAATCTAAAAAGACTTTGAAAGAAGGATATGCTTGGGAGCGTGGCGAAAGAAAATTTGGAGAGCCTTTACCTACATTAGCAAGTGTTCAAGCAGCACATCAAGCTAAACAGTCAGTATCTGAAATTGCTGCTATCCCTACAGGACCAGGTAGAATGACAGCTTTATGGGTTAATAAAACATATAAAGTATTAGATGCTGGAACTGATGAATATAATGAATATAAGTATTTAGGAGAGATTGGTCAAGGATCGACAGGAGTTAATCCAGGCGATTATATGTTTTATGCAACAGACGCTCCAGGTGTTTATGTATTTGTAGCTTTATCAGAAGAAGATTTAAAAACTATGGTTAAAGAAATTAACTAAAATTAAATAGAAGGCTAGCATTTTTGCTAGCTTTTCTACTGATTGGCCGAATATATAACAATCTTATATTTATATTAAAATAAGGTTTATGGGAATAAATGGAAAAGGTACATTTGGACAATACAAGGGATATGAATTAAAGGAATCGCAGCTGCGCTATGCAATGGCCAATACAACTTCTAATTCAGAAGCGGCAGTTTGGTTACATGTATCATTTGCTACCTGGAAGAAATATGCTAAGATGTATATTGACGAGCCAACAGGTAAGACACTATATCAATTACACAAAGAGAATGGATTTGCTAAACGATTAGTACTTCCTCAAACTCGATATAGAAGAAAAGCTTCAGCACCTTGGGCATTTCAGCCAACACCTATCGATGAGATATTTGCTAATAAACATCCTAAATTCAATTTGCATTCTTTTAAAAAGCGTTTGATAAATGAAGGGTGGAAGCAAGAGAGATGTGACTGTTGTGGGTTTCAAGAGCGTAGGCAATATGATTATGATATGCCACTTAAGATGCATTGGATAGATGGTAATAAACAAAACTATGCTTTGGAGAATGTTCAATTTCTTTGTTTCAATTGTTATTTTATTTATGTAGGGTCTCCATGGGGTGCCAATAAAAAGTATTACATAGATGAAGTTACTGGAGAACCTGTTCCTGTGCATAATGATAAAAAGTCTTTGAAAGATCAAAAGATAAAGACAGGTCCTTATTACCAGGAGAGATTAAATAACCTTCCGAAGAAGAAATAATTTAGATATTTATTAATATGAAGAGTAATAAACAAATTCTTAAGGAAGTAAAGGCTTTATATGAAGCTCTTCCTCCAGCTATACAAAAAAAAGTTGGTAATGTTTTGTTTGGAGAGGATCCTGACTTAACTAAGCTGCAAAAAGCACCTGAAGAGCCAGTAGAACCTGATACTCCATGGGAAGGTAAGATGTATGTAGTCATTAGTGATTGGCTAAGTAGCTCTGATTCTAGTACTGCAAAATACTTTGCAAAGAATAAAGAGTTATTACAAACTTTAGCTAAAGAGTTTCCTAAAGTGTTACAACCTCCTATTGGTAAAATGGCATATCGAGGTACATCTATAAAAACAGATTCTCTCAGATTTGCATTTATGAAAAAACAATATACAATTGTTAAAGTAGGTGGTAGAGAGGTATTTCGTTTTAAAAATTTAAAGTATAGTCCAATAAGAAACTCACAATCTTGGACTATAGATCCAAAAGTTGCATTTAAGTTTGAAGGTACTGCTAATAATGAGAATAGCGTTCGTGTAGTATATGCTACTAAAATAAATAATGATTTTATTTTTACCCCTGAGTTACTTAAGATTATATTTGATGGCCCACCAAGTGAAGAAGAAACTATAAGGATAGGAGGTGAAGGTACTTTTGAAGCATATGTTGATTCCCAAGTTTTTTTAAATACATGGAAATTTGAACCTAAAGACAATTTTGTTCATAAGCTAACTAAAGCTGCGCCATTCTTTAAACCAATGGTTGATAAATATAATAAATTAGCAGCTAAGGAAAAGTTCTCACCAGTATATAGTGTTGAAGATATAATTGAAGTATACGATAACTCTGATAGCTTAACAGATACTCCTATGGGCTTTAGTCTTAATAGAGAATATGCAAAAGCTCTCCAACAATTTATTAAGTCAGTTAAAAATAAATGATAAAGATCCCAATTGAAATAGGAGATATCGTACGAGTAGGTAGATTTAAAAACAAGCGAGTTAAAGTTAAATCTATTGAGTATGATGAATATGGACTTCCAATTATAAATGGAAGACCTTTACTTACTATGCGAATAGAAAAGTTAATGGAACCTAAATCAGAAGATATTATCAAGCTAAAAGATTTAATTTAAACTAATATTAAAAGAGCATAATTATGCTTTTTCTACTGATTTCTTTTGAATTTATCAAAAGGATATTTGGCACTTTGAAAGTAATAAATTATATTTATGTAAATAATGATATATGTATAATTTACCAGTTGATTACACAAAGCTAACACAACAACAAAGAAGAGAAGTTAGAATGCAATACATTAAAGAGCAAAACAATTGTTGTATGTATTGTAAAGAGACGTTGGATTCAAATCCTCCTGAACAAATTACAAGTAAAGATATTGATTGGAAACTATTCCCTCCTGGATTTTTAACGTATCCAATTCACTTACAACATGATCATTATACAAATATGACTGAAGGTGCTGTGCATGCATATTGTAATGCTGTGCTATGGCAATATGAAGGTCGATAAACAAGACTAATATGAACTCAACAGAAATAGAAATAGAGGAAGACATAGATACTATTATGGATACTCTTATAAGCAATGCAATGGAGCCACCTGCAAGCTCGTTAATACTTTACAACGACGACGTGAACAGCTTTGATCATGTAATTTCATGTTTAATAAAGTATTGCAATAAAAAACTTATCGAGGCAGAACAAATGGCTTTAACAGTACATCTTAATGGTAAGTGTGTAGTGTATTCAGGCACGGTAGAAAAGCTAACTCCTATATGCAATGCTTTATTGCGTCAAGGTTTAAATGTAGAAATTAAATAGTCTTTTACATATTTATATTAAAATGATCAAACTCAAAAACATACTATCCGAGGCTCCTAAAGAAAAGGAAACTACATCAGAAAAAGCGTTTGAAGAATTTGCAGATACTCGATTAAGCGGAGCTGAATCAATTACAGACACTACTAAAGAAAAAGGTGGATTAGCTTTGCTAACTTGGCATCATTACAAGGTAAAACTACCTTACTATGAAAAAGCCGCTGAAGGAGAATTGGATTTAACTAAGGCTCGTGAAGAATATGTAGAGTTGTTAAATCAATTATACGAAGCTACTAACAAAACAATGTCTATTGAACAAATAGCTTTTCAAGAGTTAGTTGGTAGAATTGAAGTGTTAGGAGAGTTGTTAATTAAAAATAAATAAAATGATAAAACTAGAATTACTTTTAAAAGAGCTATTTGATACCAAAGAAAAAATAAGATGGCGTGAGGGTGAAGAAACAGATTTCACTGCTACCTTTACTGGCCCTAACAATCAAAAATATGCAATAGACATTACTTCTTTAGAATACCTAAATTTGCCAGATAATGCTATTATCGCCGCGGGCAAACTATTACCTGAAGAAGTACTTGATATGTTTAATGATGGCGAAGGATATCATGTTGAATTTAGAGATGTTAAAAAGGGTAAAGGTATTACTGGATTAGGAGGTTCTGATGCAGCGAAGATCTTCGGTATTGTTATCAATGCAGTAGTTGATAAAATCAAACGAGAAAAATCCAATCTTATATTCTTTTCAGCTAAAGAAGCTTCTAGAAAAGATTTGTATAAAAAGATGGCTCCGCTTATAGCAACTAAGTTGGAAATGAAGCAAGTTAATAACGGCACGTATTATTTTTTATATAAATGATCAAGCTCAAAGACATATTAAAGGAAAACAAAGATTATATTTACATAGGTACGTGTACTAACTCTTTTGATGAGTATGGAGAATGTATAAATAATGCTTTTGACAATGAAGAAGATTTTTTCAATTCTTGGGATACTGCTAAAAAAATATCTAAAGATGAGTTTTGGTTACATATTGATCCTTCAAGTGACAATTACAAATTGGTAAAAAAAGCAGATCTTGATCCTAAATATACACCAGAATATAGATACTCTGAAGAAAGTGATGTGTATTTTATTTTTATAAATGATGATACTCACTACTTTTTTGTTAAGAAATAAATTAAAATGATCAAACTCAAAGACATACTATTTGAATTAAAGTCTATACAAAACATAGATAAAATTGACACAACTAAACCATATATCATAATTTGGAACAATGGAGATTTAGTTGCTATGTCACCAGGTGCGACACCACCTATGGTTTTGAATAAAATATTTCCTATGAGTGTTGAGCCTGTAAAGAAAATAGTTGAGCTGCAAGATTATGATGATTGGTCTAGTTTCAAAGATATCTTAAAAATGCAACAAGCAGTTAAAGATATGCTTAAAGCTAAATTAGTTGATATGACTTGGAAAATTGACATTCCAATGTCCAATGTTAAAAAGAATATTGGCTCGTTGAAAATTGCCGACTTCATTCAATATGATGCTACATTTTCCAATGTAGTTCCTAAAGCATTTCATGGTACTACAACAAAAGATTTAGAATCTATTCAAAAAATAGGAATTACTCCGCCATCTAAAACAGATCAAGAAATTCTTAAATGGGATAAATTTTATGGTCCTGATTCTCAAGATAAAACATATTGGTCAATTGATTATCAGAGAGCAGCATACTATGCAGATCACGCAGTTGAATCGTATAAGAAAATGGGTATTAAGACAAAACCTATTGTTATTGAAGTAGATAATATACCAATGTCAATGATTACAGCAGATGATGACTTTCAATCTAATATGAGTATGATTCAAATGTTAGCTGTAATGCAACATGGAAAAGTAGATACTACATCAGCAATACAATCAATGAGAATGACCTCACAATTTGCAGTCAAAGGCAGATTACCAGCTTCTTTAATTACAAAAATACATACGGTATGATAAAACTACGCGACATACTAAACGAGGCAAAACAAGTTGGCATTTTGTATCATTATACATCAAAAGCTGGATTAAAGAGTATTTTAGATTCTAACGAACTTAACATAACGACTGAAAGCTATAGAGATCATACTTTATATTTTATATCATTTACTCGAAATAAAAACTTTCATAGAAAAGGTAATAATTGGAATGTAAAAACAGATTATAGAATAACGATTGACGGCGATAAACTTTCTAACAAATACAAAATACAACCTTTTGCATACGTACCAGGCTGGGACTATACGGATAATTGGGAATACGATTGGTTAGAAGATGAATCAGAATCTGATAGAAGAAACTTTTTTGATGCTACTAGCCAATATGATGAGCAGGAAGAACGTATATCCTTTAAAGGTCCTAATGAGAAAGTTGACAATATAAAACAATACATTATAGCTGTTGATAAAGTAAAAGATATTGTGCCTAATAAGTAAATCATAATGATCAAACTCAAAGACATATTAACTGAAGTAGGTGAAGGCACTGCCACTCCATACAAGTTTAAATACACTCCACGTTTATTTCAAGACGAAAGAAAACACATTCGCACTTACAATTTTACGACAGAGTCCAATTTAAAATACATAGTTATATTGGCAGTAAATACAGCCAGCGAGGACAGATACAATATTGTATCAGTAATGTTTAAAACTGATGAAGGCGACTTTCATGACGTAACAAATAAAGGAGAGCAATTTAAAATAATGGCTACTGTAATTGCTATTATCAAGGACTGTATTGCTAAAATAGCTGAAGAAGGTAAACCGCCGGTTAAGATAATTGAGTTTGTTCCTGATAAAAATTATGAAGATGACACTCGTCGAGCCAACCTTTACAAAGCATATATACAAAAGCAATTACCTAACGCTCAAGTTGATTACAGACATGGGGAGTATCGTGTAACACTATCATAATGATCAAACTCAAAGACATATTAAAAGAAGTAGGTGAAGCAACAACCACTCCATACAAATGGAAAAAAGTTTTCACTAAAGAAGATACTGTATTTTTTGCATTTAAAACAGATCAAGACACTTCATATAAAGTCGCTTTGGAGAATTATGTATATGAAGACTTTCATGATGATAATAAAGAACTAGCAGCTATTGACGTGTCCTTTGGTATCATACCCGGTGCAGAGCCAAACATGGCCGGCGATTATACTGGCGATGTGTTTACGGTATCCAATAAAGGAGAAATGTATCGAGTTATGTCTACCATAGTCGATATCATAAAAGATTATTTAAATCGTAACAAAATGATAAAAGTCATTATGTATGAGCCTTTAAAAAAGGAAGGCGAGAAAGGCTTTAAGAGAAATGACTTATACATGGCATTTATCAAAAAGCAAATACCAACTGCGAAGTTTGAAGACAGCTATGGATCGGTAATAGTAAAGATTTAAACAACGATATTTATATATAAAATAAAACACAATGAAAAAATCAGAGCTACAAAAAATTATTAAGGAAGAAATTCAAAAAGTAATTAAGGAAACTTATTACAATCCTGAATGGAAACTTACTTCTGTACAATCCTCGCTTGAAAAATATGCAAAGGATAAGCAATTGAATTTAAAGCTAATTCATAAAACAAACAAAAACTCTCCTATAGGTAAACATACAAAAACTAATACTTATTACGTTTATGATATAGGTGATAAATATGGCATTGTAGTTAGAAATGAAAAAGTTCCCGGAGCTCCTAGACTGGATCAACTTTATGTTATTGTCGGCCCTAAAGGATCAACTTTAGGAAGTTTAGTTGGCGCTTCAACTTTAACCGATGGATCGGAACAAGAGTTAACTAAACTTCTAGATAAGGTTATTGCTCCTATACAAAAAGTTAAATAAAATTAAAGCTAGTAGTGACCCTGCTAGCTTTTCAACTGTATATTTTCTACTGAATCTTTGCGGAGACGAACAGGGTTCGCTAGACAAATACTTCATATACAACGACCCTATATACTATACTATATATTGCTCTATATAAAGATAATAACAATAATATTAAAGAGTATACGAGTATAGAGCGATAGAATATATATGTATATACTCTTCAGGCACAGCTGCGCTCACAGTCAAATGTAGTGGAAAAGCCGGAATTGGAATCTATATCTAGCACCTTGCAGATTAACGTATATAGTCGGAATGGAAAAGGTAATATCTATTACCCTATTAGAATGTAAGTAGACTACAGGTTGTATACGCAATTGATTTGAATAGGATTTAAGACTAGTAGAGAAGGCGGTAATCAAATATGAATATATATCGAATCTTCAATTTTTTTCTATAGTCCGTTTTCTTTCCTAATAGACCGATCTCAACATGAGAAAAGGGATCGACGTCGATGCCAATCCCAATTCAATCTCTCGCTCTATATATAGAACAATATAATACTATCCGTTAGGATCGATATTTTTCATTCTACGAGAAGCAATACGATACCCTTCAGAAAGGATTGTTTCGTTATTGCGAATGCCACGAAATACACGAGACACGTAAGATGGACTGAAACCAGTATTTTCTGCGGTTTTAGTAACATCTCCTCTGCGTTGACGAGACGCAATTACATACACTTTGTTTGCTGTTGATAACATAACTTTTTGTTTTTGTTGTTTTTAGGGAATAGCCCCTTATTATTTATTATACATTAATATAAAGAACTCTTCCGGTTCTACCAAATATTCTTTTAGTTTTCTTACGGCGGTGTCGCTCTATATATATAGCATCATACATACTTGAATAATATAAGTAATTAATTCCACTCTGCCAAATGTATTTTTGCTGGTAAACTAATCCTATTGGAAATCAATAGGTTACGTAACTGCTTGATACTCAATAGGTTAGTTTCACCGAAAGATTTGGTAAATAGGAATAAATAACTTAAATTTATGTATAGACATAAAAATATGAAGATGATAAATAACCTAATGACGCGTAAAGAGTTTCGTAAGATTATGGAAACCCCAGGTACAAAGTTCCATGTTGAAGGACAAATGTTTTGTGGGTCACCAACGGTGTTTGTAATTTGTAATGGGTATGTTACTGGAGATCATAGATCTATGAATGTTAGCTATATGGGCGATACCAAAATGGATTTGTATACCTTCGATATGATGCTCAATAAGACCACTGCTACTATTAAGTTTAAAGACGTAACCATTATTAAATAATATATACCATGAATATCAATCCAAAAGACAGAAGAAACTACCACCACTTAAGCGTGGAGCAGAAAAAAGTGCTATTCACTGCAATACATAAAGCAGTAGACCAATTTGATCTTTCCTATTCTAGGATGTTCACAGAGCCGAGAGCGAAAGGGTATCGAACCAAGCTTTGGTATGGTAAAGGTATATCCATTGGACTTCTGCATACCATTGCGGATCGTATATATAGCGAGCTGAAGCAAACGTCAATGGGATCAATGGTTTCCAACGTGGAGGCTTATATAACTAAAAACCATGGATCGGGATATAGATATAGTACAAACGATCCAGCATTTTACATTAAATTTAATTAATATGAAAAGAGGTATAAACGCAAATTCGCGAGCAGCAATGCATCAGGTCCTTTCCTATATATATAGCAACAAGATAACTAAGATCCATACTCGTGGAGCTTTGGATAGAATGATTGAAATTGCTAAGTTTCCTGAATTGGCTAGATTCAAATCATGGGAGGGGAGATCCTTAGTATCAGGAAAGGTCACAGCATATAAGAACCAGCAGTATGATCCGATCCGCGAAACCCTTATTAATAAAGGATATCTTAAACAGGAGCATGACGGGTATAGATATCATTATACAGTGGTGAAAAAATAACGCATTGAGTATCAATGAGTTACGTAACTGCTTGATTATCAATGGCCTTTGTTTACCAAATGATTTGGTAATATTAAAGTAAATACTTAAATTTATGTATAGACATTAATATAAACCAAAAACCTAGATTATGACAAAGACAGCAAATTCAGACAAAAGTTCAAAACCGGTAAAAATGGCAAAAATTGACAAAGCTACTTTTTTAGCTTTGTGTGCAAAAGACAAAAATTCGTATAAATCAAATTACAAGAGAGTACCAATGACAGCAGGTTCTGCCGTGGTAGCAAAATATATTATCATAGCAGGAATTCCTCATAAAATGATCGCCGGTGTTGCAACTCCTTTAACTAAAAAAGCATAATAACCTAAGGAGGTTCAAAAATCAATGCCTAGGCGAGACTGCCATATAAGAGTAAGGATCGGCCCCTCCTGTGTTATTTAAAAAAAAGACTATATGAAAAAAATGATGACCGCGCTAAAGCTAGCGTACATGGAAAACCCAAAGGACTTTATATGCACAGCATTAATAGCTATTAGCTTCTTTGTAATATTGGTTGCAGTACTCACTTTTGGGGCTGTGTTAGAAGGAAAAATGTAACTACTTGAGTATCAATAGGTTATATAACTCCTTGATTCTCAATAGGAAAATCTTTTCAAAAGATTAGGATTATAGGAATTAAATACTTAACTTTATGTATAGACATTATTAATTTATAAAAAAAAGACATGACAAAGACACTAGAATTGACCCCAGCAGAATTAGAAATGGTAGCGTTAATCCGCGAAAAGGAAGCGTTAGCTAAAAAAGAAGCCGAAGCCAAAAAGGCTTTGGAATTGGAAAAAGAGATCAAAGCAAAGCAGGACAAGATCGCTGCAACTAAAAAGAAAGACCAGGAGCAGATAGCCGCTGCGAGAAAGTATTTGATAGACTTTGATACCACTCAGTATTCAATGGATATTAAAACCTGGGAAGAGACTGCTCAAGTAACCGGCGACTATATCAATAGCGAAGCTAATCCGGTATGTATTATTGTTTGGTCGGAAGTGTTTGAACGTCAATCGGCTGTCATATCCCATAAGGATGGTCAAAAGGTTAAAGTTGATGAGCAAATTGTATATAGCTCATCTTGGAGATCAAAAGGAGAATCAAAAGGATATAAAATGTATATCTGTGGACCTGGGATTGACTATAAACAAGAAACGCAAGCTTTATCCAGAGTGAAATCTGTAATGGAAAAGATTAAGACTGCTAATGATAAAATTGATAATGCACGTAAGCTTGAATTGAATAAGAAAAATGCTTTACAGACTACTGTGGATCGTTTCAAGGCTGAGTATCCTGACGCTGAAGTCACTACCGATTATGGGTATGAAACAAGTTATGATAGTAAAGGAAGAAGAAGTAATTACGGTAACGGTAATCGTTATGATATAGTTCGCACTAAATTTGTAAATGGAGCTCAAATAGCATATAAAGTATATCCTAACGGATCTTTATCTAGAGTATCCTTTAACCTTCCGGGGTCAAAAGATGAAGATACTTTTAGAAATAATTTAAGTCAAATGAATTTTAAAAATGATTAGGATCTTTGAAAAAAGGTCCTTATATTTAAGTATAATAAAAATAAAAAATAACAATTATGAGTACAGCAACAGTAACTGCAACATCAGCGCAAGGCGCGAATTTAAAAGCAGCATTTAAGAAAGTAGCTACTAAGAAAGTAGCGACTAAAGTAGCAAAATCCAATCCTTCAGCAACCTTAATTGGAATGAAGTTGACATCGGTAGATGCAAAATCGGTTAATTTCCGTCAAGGTAAAGGTAACGTGGTAGAGTGTAACACAATCGAGGTAACAGGCGCTAATGCAACTGGACGTAGGTTGAATGTGATCTTTAAAGACGCTACCGGTAAGGAAATTATGAACCGTAGAATTTTTAAAGAACATTTTGAAAAGATGGCAGACGTGTTTGGAGTTATTATTTAATTCCTGTTCAGTCTAAGCTGGCTACTGTGACGCCGAAGATCGCAGCTCTGCCTTCCGAGGCAAAACCGGGTTAGTCATATAGCTCAATGTAGAGCCCCAATTCGTATTGGGAAGGTGTAGGTTCGAGTCCTGCTATGACTACAAAGGTTGATTAGGGAATACTGCTCATGCGGGAGAGGGGACTGAATGAAGTCAAAGTAATGCTAATCGTAAAAGTAGATGTCCACACACCCATCTTCTGCTTTCCTAAATATAGTCAGGTGGTGAAACGGTAAACACAAAGGGCGTTGCCCTAAAGGGCGTTGCCCTAAAGATACAGGTTCAAATCCTGTTCTGACTACAATGAGTAAGAGATACTCAGCAGTCTTTGACCTAAGACTCATTTAACAATAGGTTGGCAGAAAGTCTACGGCCAGAGCGGGACTTCTTAGGATAAAGAGATGGACACATTCTCTCCTAGTAGTGTTGGTACTTTTCATGAGGGATGCCTCGCAGGTTTTGTAGAAATAGAAAACCGAAATAACTACTTACCAGTAATCTCAAGGTAAGGCTTAGTCAGGTAGTCGCAATGGTTGCGCTCGTGAGAAATTTGTAACATTACCATCACGGCAGCAGGTTCAATTCCTGCCCTGACTACAAATATTGTTCATGTCTAATGGAGGGGATGTCAGGGGTGGCATCCTTTCCTACTGTAAAATAGATTTGGTAGATTGAAAAATTCTTCTTATCTTTATCATGTTCGGTAGGAACGATCCCGGAACCCCCGGTAGGAGTAAGGGGCCAACAGGTATATGAAACCTACTGTAACTTATTGATACTCAATAAGATGCAGATTTCTGTAACTCCTTGATACTCAATGGCCTTATTTTGTCAAATGATTAGGATTATAGGAATTAAATACTTAACTTTATGTATAGACATTAATAAATAAGACATATGAAAAAGATGAAAACCACCCCATTCAACCCGGAATATACAACCCCGGAATTAGTAGTAGTAACTCCAGAAATACAAAGAGCTCGAGTTGACAATATTCAAGGCCGCAAAGGCTCATATAGAGCAATAGTTAAAACCAAAGGAGGTTTGACCGTAGTAGATGATTTAGGTTTTGTAAGATTTAATAAAATACAATGGGCTAATGCATTAGATTTGTTTACTAATTTTCAAAAAGGTGCTTTACAAACAATAGAATTCAAGCCGGCAGGTTCGGATTATTGGTTTAAGGTGTTTGCAAGAACAGGTAATAAAATTACCACTATTGACAGTGATATGTTAGCTAATATGACAGTGGGTCACATTAATCAGGATTGGTCTAGATCTAATTTATATAGCCAAGCGCAATATAAGGCAGTAGGATCCAAATATTGGTCTTGCTATGCCTTTAGAAAAAATAACTAATTGATAACCAATGGGTTATATAACTCATTGAGTACTAAGGCATTTAATTTGCCTAAAGATTAGGATATAAGGAATTAAATACTTAAATTTAAGAAGAAGGAATTAACCATAAAAATAAAAAATATGAAAGTAACAATTGCAACCGTGACCCAAGAAGGTCGTTTTTTGAAAGCCATTACCGCTGAAGGTAAGGATGTGTCTAACCAAATTGATCGCTCACTTAGACGTGCAGCGGCAGAAAAGGGAGCACAATTAGTATTGGATAATGTAACCAATGAATGGGCATTTGCGACCAGCGCAATGCAAGCACAGGTAGACACTCCTGTGGAATTGATAGCTGCTAATAGCGAGCATGATGTAATGAAAACATTCATCCACGCCTCCACTGGTCTTAAGCCGGAGCAGTTAATCATGAGTGACCTGAAATGGAAATATCTTGTACGCTCAGCAATGCGTGGTAGGAATATCATGATGACAGGTCCTGCAGGAACAGGTAAGACAATGGCCGCTAAGTATTTAGTTAGTGCATTGGAGCGTCCAGACTTTTATTTTAACTTAGGCGCCACTCAAGATCCGCGTGCTACCTTGATAGGTAATACTCACTTCTCAAAAGAAGATGGTACTTACTTTGCGGAGTCATTATTCGTTAAAGCAATCCAGACAGAAAATGCAGTCATCCTGTTAGATGAATTATCTAGAGCTCATCCTGAAGCTTGGAACATCTTAATGACTGTATTGGATCTTAATCAAAGGTATTTACGCCTTGATGAAAAAGACGGAGCTCCGACTATTAAGGTAGCACCAGGTGTGAGTTTCATTGCCACAGCAAACGTAGGTAATGAGTATACTTCCACTCGTGTAATGGATAGAGCGTTGCAGGATCGATTCATCACTATTGAAATGGATCAATTAGATGAGCAAATGGAATTCGCTTTATTAAAGATGAAGTATCCAGCAGCGCAGACAGAAGCTGTGCAAGCAATTGCAGAGATCGCTTCTCAAACTCGTAAGGAGTGTAAGTCATCTAATCCTAAATTGACTAACTCGCTATCCACTCGTGCTGCTGTGGAGTTGACATCATTAATATATGATGGGTTTAGTTTGACAGAAGCCGCTGAGGTTGGTATATATCCTTTCTTTAGCGAGGATGGAGGAGTTGACTCGGAGCGTACCTATGTAAAACAAATAGTACAAAAATATTGTATTAATCCTGAAGAGACCAAAAGTGATTTATTCGGAGCAGACGATATAGCAAAATAATATTTTTTATGGTTGGAGTGGGGGTGTTGCACCCCCTTTCCTTATATACCGTAACTACTTAAGTATCAATGACTTATAACTCATTGAGTATCAAGCCGTAAATCTTTCGAAAAGATTAGGAATTTAGAAAGTAAATACTTAAATTTATGAATAGACATTAATATATAAGATATGGCAAAGAAATTTAGCACCAAGGCCCTTACTAAGCAAGTAAATAAATGGACATCAGGGTATTACTCTTCGGGGTATAAAAGTCCTTATAAATCAACCTATTCCAATTCCAGCTTTTGGTTGGATGACGATTTCCTAGCAAAGGATGACAGTCTTTCCATTAAGGAAAAAGCTACCGTGAATATTGTTAAGCTAGCTGCTTATAAAAGAGCAATAGGTAACTTCGTTAGAATTGTAACCAATAAGGATGACATTAAGGTTATGTATTCTTCAGGTAACCAATCCTATACGGACGGTAAGCAAGTAGTTATCTCAGCTAAATTGGATGAGAAAGAATTTGACGCCACTGTAGGATTAGCATTACACGAAGGTAGTCATATTGCCTTAACCGATTTCACTGTCACTAAAACAAATTTATTAACTTCCTCTAGCTTTATAGAAAGAATGAAGGAATGGCATACTAATTACTTTCCGGGACAAGTCTGTGACGGATATGACGTAGCACCTAAGATTAAAGATCTAGTTAATATTATTGAGGATAGACGTATAGATAGATTTGTGTATGATTCGGCTCCTGGGTATCAAGGTTATTACAAAGCCTTGTATGATAAGTATTTCAATGCCAAGGAAATAGACGAGGCATTGCTTAGTGGAGTGAAATGTGAACGCACCTGGGATGATTACATATTCCATATTGTTAACTTTGCCAATCCTAATAGACAGCTTAATACTCTACCAGCATTGCAAGAGATATGGGATCTTATTAATATTCGAGATATCTCTCGCCTTAAGTCTACCTCTGCAGTATTTGAAGTAGCCGGCGAGGTATTCAAAGCTATTTGTAATGACATTGGTGGGTTGGATAGAATTCAAGGCAGTGGTCCTGGGGACGGTCAGCCCGAAGAAGAAGATAAAACAAATCCAGGAGATGGTGGCAACGGAGCTGACATCAATGAAGATGAGAATGATGAAATGGGTGGAGCAGGAGCAGATCCTAATATGGATATGCAGGGAGAGAGTACATCTGAAGATGGCGGTGACGCTCAAGCACAACAAGGTAAGGTAGATCCTAAGCAGGCTAAAAAGGCTAAGGATTTAGCAGACGCTATACAAAAGCAAAAAGACTTTTTAGATGGTAAGATTAAAAAGAAATCACTATCTAAGTCAGAAGCTAATAAAGTAAATGCCGCTGCTGAATCTAATATGACTTTGGAGTCTGTGGGTGGCGATATTCCAAATGACACTAGCAATAGACATAATGGAAATAGAACTAATTGCACAGTAGTTAAAGGAATTAATAAGAATTTAATTGATTCTGACCTGTTAGGTTCTCAAGCTCAAGACCCAGAAGAATATAAAGCTAATATTACCAATGGTTGGGGTAAAGATTATGTTGCTGAAGGTATTGTTCTAGGTACACTATTAGGTAAGCGTTTAAAGACGCGTGATGAAGATAGAACTCTTAAGACAACAAGAATGGAAACAGGTCGCATTGACAGAAGATTGGTTGCAGAATTAGGCTTTGGTAATGATCATGTATTTACTCAAACTATACACAATACAGTGACTCCTTCACTAATACATATATCAGTGGATGCGTCAGGATCAATGCATGGATCTAAATGGGAAGCTTCAATGAAAACTTCAATAGCCATTGCCAAAGCAGCATCAATGATATCATCTATGGATGTAGTTATATCCGCAAGAGGTACAATGGGTAATTATGGTAATCAAACTCCTTTGATGTGGGTTGTATATGATTCACGTAAAGATAAGTTCGAGCAATTTAGACATAAGGCTTATGCAGTATGTTGTAGTGGATCCACTCCTGAAGGGTTATGCTTTCAAGCTGTTATGAAAGAGGTTATTGCATCGGCTAATGGTAAAGAAATGTACTTCATTAATATATCAGACGGTGAGCCAGGATACTCAGATCAAAATATCCAATACGGTGGTGACTATGCTATTAAGCATACCAAAGCACAAGTAGACAAAATGCGTAAGAATGGCATCAAGGTGTTATCCTATTTTGTATCAGACAGCAATTATGGTTTGGATCGTTCTCGTATACGTTTTCAAGAAATGTATGGTAAGAATGCAGAAATGATTGACATCAATAACTTAACTCAATTATCATTATCATTGAATAAATTATTCGTTCGTAATGTTTAATATCATAGACTTTAAAATTGCTCAGGGAAGAATAGAGAAGTATCTCTCTTCCCGGGGCTACTCTGTAAAATACGATTCCAGCTCTTATTATTTAGATACAGATACAGACACAATACACGCTCCTAAACAATACACGCATACTCAAAAGTTACTATGCGCTTTATTACACGAAGCGGGGCATACTCAATGCTCTAATAGTGAACTACTATCTATATATAGATACAGCAAATCAGATCAAGCGCTAGTTATAGAGCAAGAGTATCAAGCTTGGAGTAAAGGACTCGATATAGCTCGAGAACTCAATATAGCTACTCGAGAATTTACTCAAGTATACAAATCAGAATGGATACGCCATTGGACATCTTACATCAATATAGGTATGGATCCAGCATTTCGAATCATGGCGCAACCTTATAGAGATGCATCAAGGGTTATCAACCTAGGGTAGACCTATACAAACCCTATGTAAATCAAGGGGTTTAACGGGTGTAGACCTAGGGTACTCCCTAGATATCAGTCTATAGATCAAGGGTAAATCACGTAAAACCCTAGTATATCAAGGGTTTCAACCCCCGTAAATCAAGGGTGAATATCACTGAAACCCAATGAAAATATTCGGTCGCTGGGGCCTATACCACGTATCAATTGAGACAATAAGTTTTTTCATATAGACCTGGTTTTGGGAGGATAAGGTGCCCTTATAACTCCCCTTAGGCTCTTTGCCTAAGCCCAATGCAATAAATTTAATTTACTGGCGCTAGCTATAGAACGACCTATGGTAAACCGCGCCGGTCTTCTCATAGTAAAATTTTTCAAACTACCAAATAAAATCTGAACAATCTGCGGGCTATTTCTTCCCCCAACCCAGGCCTTTATATAATGGAAATCACGCAACCTATTGAGTATCAATACATTACGTCTTTATAACCACTTAAGTATCAATGACATATAGACCATGAAAACCCACCTTCAAATACACCCCGTACACAGTCGATCTTCCCCGGGTCAATACCTTAATACACTCTAGGGATGATAGGCGGTTATAGAATGCCGCAAATGTATCCAATTGAGTGTCAAAAGGTTATACCGCTATTTCGTAACTCCTTGATTCTCAAGTCAATTATCTTTCGCTACTATTTGGTAATTGGCAATTAATTACTTAAATTTATGTATAGGTAATTCCTATATGTAAAACAACATACTATGAAAAAGATAAAAGCAATGGTGGAATCTGCGCCCACTAAAAAAGACGCAAAATTTATTTTAGATGCCATGCGTCTTGTTGGTAACTGTACTGAAGCGCAATATGCAAAAGGGCTCGAATTAATTACAAAAGAATTTTCAAACTAAAAAACATGAAAAATATGACAACAGAACAAGTATTAGCAAAATTAATTGAAAACGGATTTCAAATAGAGCAATTCGAAGTAGATAAATTTATGTGTTATGATAATGGAAGATTTGGATTATGTTCTGATGAGAATCCATTCATTATTGATGAAGATGGATTAAGGGAAATTTATGAAGAGTATATATCTTAAGGATTACGCAATTTTTTAACGTATATTTAATCAATTGATAATTAAAAAACTAAAACTAAAAAACATGGAAGAAATTTTAGAAGCGTGTATAGCGCACATAGCAGAAGTTAATGAATCTTATAGTGGGTGGACTGAAAATGATGAAGTTGATTATCGAGAATTTTGCATTTACGCAATGGAACAAAAAGCGCTTGATGAAGAAATTGCAAATTTCAATTTATCAACAAGATCTCAATTAGGATATATCATTACGGAAGAATTTACCGATGGCAATGGAATGGAATGTATTTATTTAAAATGTAAATAGTATGGCTGTATGTAAAATAACAAATCGCTGGATGGATTCTATCGAGTCTGCTGGTGTTGGAATTGCCTCGCCTAAAGGAGGTCATTTATTTATTCGCAAACTTGATGTGGATTTGGTGACCGATGAGCAATGGGAAGTCGTGAGAAAATGTGCATTTCACCCTGAAAAAGAAATTGAATTGAGTGTGGAAGAAATGACCATGCTGCTTGCAGCTGTGAAGGCTTCGCAAGGATTGTTCTACAAAGGCAATGCAAAATTTCGTCGAACCGAACGCCGCGCCGAGCAACACGCGCATGCACTGCCGGCTGCGCCACCGCCGCAATCAAATGTATTCGTGGGTTCTGTATCAAACGCAACTGCAAAAGTTTTACCGCAAAAAAGTGTACCGCAGCAAAAGAGTTACATGCAACGAAACGCGGAGCGACTGAAGCGAGTTTTAAACTCGAACTCGACTACGCTGCAAGGTGTGTGTCCGAATTGCAATCAGCGTGGAATGAAGGTTAAACATCATAGCACTTGGGCTGGTTATTATTGTATGGCGTGTAGTAAGGGAGGATCGATAACACTTAAAAAATAAATTTGGTACATACAAATGAAATACTTAAATTAACAATATAAATAATTAAAACTTTTGGACTTATAATATGGAAAATGAATTTATAACATACATACAAGCCTTAGCTTTAAAAGAGTTAGGATTTGATGAACCTTGCTTAGCAAAACATGATTTAAAGCACATTCTGTTAAGAATAGAAGAATGCAAAAATCAAGAAAATGCACAAGAATTTGATTACATCTTAGCACCACTCTACCAACAAGCTTTCAAGTTTTTTAGAGAGAAACATGAACTTTACCACTCTGTTTATGCAGATAAACGTGCAGATGACTTAACTCTTTTGTATAAAGTTCATGTTTATAGGTTAGATGAGGAACTTAGTGAGTATAGTTATAGATGGGCAAAAACCTATGAAGAAGCAGAACAAGCTTGTCTAGATAAACTAATAGAAATCTGTAAAAACAATGGAAAAGAAACTATATAATATTGCAATAGTAGTAGCTGTTGCAGTAGCTGCGCTGTATATAATGGCCGGCTTTTTAAAATTAATTTTAATACTTAAAAAATAATATTATGGCAACAAAAGTAAAAGTATTAGGTGAGCAGTATGGAGTTACTATCACTCGTCCATTCAGTAAAGAAATGTATGCACATAACGATAAGGTTGTTGCGCGGATGAAAGAGAACATAACAAAAGCTATTAACAATCGCAAATGGACAGCAGGAGAACTCAACGAGATGACCAAGTCCATAACTGGTTATACATTTGCTATGATGGCCAGAGAAGAGATTCGTGAAGAGATGCATGCAGAAGTTGATAGGTTGCAAGCTTGGTGGTTAGCTCAAGAATATTCTACCCTTGTTGAAAAAGGGTTTTGTAAAGAAGTTGAATTTGGAATTGTTGGATTTGATAAATAAAAATAATATTATGGACAAGAGATTAGACAAACACACTACAGAGCGAATTGAAAGCTTAATAAACCAAACAGCATTAATCGAATTAAAATTCAGTATCAGTAAGATTACGGAAGATATGCTTGAAGAAGGTTGGGAGTATGAAGAAATCAGAGACTACCTATTAGACTTATTAGAATTGCAATTATACAAATCAATGCGTTGGATTGACAATGATGTAAAATAAATTTGGTAGATACAAATGAAATACTTATTTTAAAGAAATGAAAAAAATATTAATATCAGCATTTATCCTATCCACTTTATATTGTAAAGCTGGAGGGTTGGACTCGACAAAGGTTTACATGTTAAGTCGTGGTAACGAAACTCGTGAAATTAATTTACACATTAGAAACCCTAACGAGCTACGCACTAATGGAGCTTTGATTTTAGCGTCAGGTGTAATGTTCAGTGCTATTAATTATTGGTTGGAAAGATCAAGAATTAATCGAAATTTACCTAATGGTTATAATGGATATAGCTTATCAAAAGATTTAGCTCTTAACTATGGTATTGGTGCTATTGGAGTTGGGCTTACATTAACAGGAGGAATAATTTTATTTAAAAATAAATAACATGAAAACATTTAAAGATTTAGAATTCAAGACTCACGCCATGGGTGAAGGTATTCAGTCAAGATTATCATTTGATAATGACTATGGAGTATCCGTAGTTCGCACTTCATTTACATATGGAGGTAAAGAAGGTCTATATGAACTAGCTGTGCTAGATGAGCATGGGAATTTGACATACAATACTTCTGTCACCAATGACGTGATTGGATATTTGTCTGAAGATGAAGTAACTGATATCATGGAACAAGTTCAAAAATTATAATAAGATGGATTCAAGATACAAAGAATTTATAGAGGAGTTTGAAAAGTTTCTTAAACATACAGCTCCGACAGGTTCTATTGTAACTACTCGGCAAATTAAACGTTGGGTGCGAGCTTTGGATTTGGATCATCCGCTTAAAGCTAGCTATTTAAAGTATTTAGAAGTTTCAGATTATGGTAATATTAACTTTGATACTATAACCCAGCATATGAAATTGGTAACTGGCTATTATCAAACAGTATCTTATCAGCGCAGGGTTGGTACCGGTACCGACGTTAAATGTATTACTGTAATGCAAAATAAAATTAAGATATGAAGTACGTACTAATTGCGTTGATATTATTATCTTCCTGTAAAAAAAAGACCATAACTCCGGCGCCTAATCCTTTAAAAGGTACAGTCTGGACAATGGATCGATACTCTTATAATACGATTGCAATACCGACTGCTCTAGGCGATACCTTAGACTTTTATGAAGATAATAAATGCTATATTAACGGAGTAGAGAAGGATTATTCATGCACTACTATTCCAAATGGAACACATTCTTTAATTATACACAACACTGCGTTTGGAAATATTTCAGGGTCATTATCAAATAACATTACTTCCATAACAACATCCATTCAAGTTACGTTTAGTAACATTCAAACTAATAATAAAATTTTTATTTGGATTAGTAAAATTTAATTTGGTACTTTCATTAGAATAACTTATCTTAAAGATATGAAAAAATGCGAATTATGTGATATTACAATACCAGAAGGTCGTCTTAAGGTATTACCAACAGCAACTACTTGTATAAACTGCTCTACAGAAGAAAAATGGTCAGGCGGTCACGTTATACACCATAAGACAGGAAATGAAGTTTGTGTTATCAAAGATAAAAAACAAGCAGAAGAATTTCATCGAATGAGTTCACGCGCCGGCTTTGGTACAATGCGTGGAATGAAACCTGGAGTATCAGGTGGAGCAAAGTCAAATGGGCTAGCAGTTGGATTTATATTTCAAGCCGATGCAGCAACTTTTGAGGAAATAGGTATTAAGGCTATGGACCTATATGAATTGCTTGGTATAGACAAATTAAATAGGTTTCTTTCGGAGAAAGTTAGCGAAAGAGTAATATCATTCGGTCAATTTCAAAAAATTTTAAAATTAATCAATGCAATTCATACAAAAGAAATTTCTCAAAAGAAACCAGAGAAATATAATCCTTATGGAAAATATGAACCTAACATTTTAAAAGGATCGGTTTCAAAAGAAATTGAAGAATCTTTTAAATATTGGAGAAAATAATTTGGTACTTACATTAGAATAACTTATCTTAATAATAAGAAATTAAAAAATATATATATGGGAAGCGTACTTGATTGCATTGAATGTCCAAATTGTAAACACGAAGCGTATGACGACTTCTATTACAAAACAGGAGAAGAGTATATTAATTGTAATAATTGTGGATATCATCGTTCAGCAACTATTATCAATAGAGATAAGAAATTATCTGAATTAACAGAAGAAGATTGGAAAATTGAAGAACTTAAAAATCCTTATGGTGCTTATAGATTAAAAGTATATCATAGTATTGCTACTCAATGTGGATCGTTAGAAAATGAAGCTCAATATAATGACCTTAAAAAAAATATTGAAGATGATGTAGAATTAGAATTCTGTTCTGTATCTAGATTTATTGATAATAAAATAGTAGAAGAATTGTTAATTAACAATAGCCCAAAAAATGAAAATTAAAATACCAGCTAATAAAGTAATGCCAACAGGAGCATTTACTATAATGTCTTTTCGAGATAAAACATTTGTGTGCCCGGGCTGGGTAGAAGTTCCAAATGGAACTATATTTTCAGATATTGAAATTGTAGGCTTAAAGAAAACTATAAAAGTTGCTTCGAAGACAATGCATAAAGTTGTGGGATCTAAAGGAGATATTTACGATGTTGTAATAGATAGTAAGCGTGGTAATTCATGCAGCTGTGTAGGATTTAATTATCATAGAACTTGCAAACACATTAAATCAGTAACCAATAAATAAAACATATATGAAAAAGCCAAATGATGTAGTAGTTTATGTAGAGTCCATGAAACGGTATATATTCGGATATGAAGAATATATGGAAATGTTAAATGAATCTGGAATTCAAGATCGTAACAAATTTGAAACGCTGTTAATTGAAATTATTGAAATAATGGCAATGGAAAATTATTTAGAAAGAAACAATCCAGAGTTGAGTTTCGATCAATTTGACGACAGTATGAAATATGCCGTAACTGATTATCACTTAGAATGTCTTCAAGAAAAAGGAATGATTGAATCTTATATCAATGAAGACAATATGGAAATTTTTTATCAACCGACTGAAAAAGGTCGAGTACAAAATTTGCTTAACAACATCAATTACAACTAATGCAAATATTAAATCATCAGCCATTACTTAAGTGCTTTGGCAATGGGTTTCAATTAACCTTTCCAAATATGTATACTGTAATAGTTAAGAATGGTATGGGTACTAAATCAACTTTTTCTTTAGAAGACAAAACTGATTTACATGTAATTATGGGCGCAAGGTTTGGAGGATATATGACACCTGACTGTGAAGTTGAAGTTTATGACAAAAATAAAAACAACATCACTGAAAAGTTTGGAGAAGCAAATTCCGTAGGGTATGTATCTCCGTTATCGCTAGTTAGTTTATTATATATAGTATCAGGATTGAAATGAGTAATTTCTTTAAAGAAACGAATAAAACCCCTTTAACCCCTATGACATTAGATGCATACAGAACTGCATTGACGCTTGTTGAGCGATTTACTTTATTAGAAGCTTCTAAGTTAATTAAAATAGAATTTCGAATTGAAATAGATCCAAAATGGTATCAGTTAGATAGATATTATGCAGAGCGTCTTAAAGATCCTAAACGAATTAATAATGTATATCCTAACGATAAATTATCTAAGCGAGAAGAAATTATCTGCAAGCTTAATTTATTAATAGATATGCTGACGATAGCGGCAAACCAAATAGAAAATCAGGATAGCGTTACAATATCTAGATTACTTCTTACATTTGTGATAGACATTAGAAATTCAATGTATAGAGAATTATTTCTTATACCAAATGATGCAGCTACATTATTAAATGCTACCTACGAAAGATTACAGGAAATATTTCAAATTCAGTTTACAAGAAGCTTGAAAGATTATTTAAAAGAAATTCCTTTTTAATTTGGTACTTACATTAGAATATCTTATCTTTACAATATAGAAAATAAATAAAATGGCAGAAAGCAAAACAACATCAACAGGCTTTGGTATAGGAACAATTCTATTCCTTATATTTCTAACACTTAAGCTTGGTGGTTGGGGTGAAGTAGCTAAATGGTCCTGGTGGTGGGTAACAGCGCCATTATGGATACCATCGGTAGCAGTTATCATCACTCTAATCATAGTATTATTATTCAAAGGAATCATTGAATCGTTTAACAAATAAAATAAAAAGTATGTATTACACAGCAACAGTAAAATTAGAATTTACAAATGACAAAGGTCATGTAAAGAAAAAATCAGAAACGTATTTAGTAAAAGCAGAGTCAGTAACAGATGCAGAAGCAATTGTACATGATAAGTTTAAAGATTATCCTCAAGACTTTGAAGTGAAATCAGTTTCTCAATCTCGTATCATTGACGTTTACAGCGCAGAATAATTATTATGGCAAGACAATCTAAAAGAAGAAAATTCGCAAATAACCAACCTGTAGTAATACGATTCGGTGAGCGAAAATTAGTAGGCAAGGTAGTCTTTGCTCGACCAGTTGGAAAAAAGTTTACATACGATGTTCTATGTGAAGACACTAAAGTATATTCAGAACTGCAGGTAGATGTGGCAATGAATCAATGTATTGACACTTATTTAACTCGGTTGTTTTATAAGAAATATAAAATTGATGAAACTTACATTCCTGATGTTAGTGATGATATCATTAATATTCCTTCAATATCTAACTCTTTAATTGAAGAGCCTGTAGTAGTTGAAGAAGATGTAACTAAAGATGAAGGTCTTCTTTTTGAAGATGATGAAATAGATCCGAATTATTAATTTAATTTGGAAGTTTCATAAGAAATTTATATATTTATACTAGTAATATGGGCCCGACCGGTTTTGACAGTTAAGCGTATTACTTTAAATGCAAGCAGAGTTAGTATTGGAAACTCTTTAATAACCTATATAAAAGCTTAAACGCAAACGAAATCTCTGATTTCACTTTCGAAGACGCATTGTCTTTCGTAAGCAACGAAGTTGCAATAGCAGCATAGTTAACGGGGTGTGTCTATCCTAGGAACAGAAGGGCACAAACAGTGAAGTAGGCCTGACTTATCTGGTTGCACAGTTTTTATCAATTTCTCTAAAGATCCAAAAAATTGATTATTTTGTCTGTTTAGAAAAACAAGACTAAGCTTGTAAATGAATTTATTGAAGTACTTAATTTGGACGAGAGTTCGAATCTCTCCGGGTCCACGATATAAGAAAGGTACCTTATATTTATGTTTAACAATTAATAAAAAAGAAAAATGAAAAATTCAATTTTCGTTCTAGCTATTGCTGCAGTTGCATTATTCGCTTCTTGTAGTTCAAACGCTCCAGCTTCTGAAACAACTCCGGTTGATTCTTGTGCTGTTGCTTGTGACACTACAGTTGCTATCACAACTGAGTCAGTATTAGCAGTAGACACGACTTCAGTTAACTAAGTTAAGATGATTTAAGAGGCGGGGCAAGGATCCCGCCCTTTTACTTTAAAATTAAACAAATAAGTTATGAACAAAGAAGAAGCAAAAGATGAGTTAATCAAAGTATTACACTCTCAAGTAATGGACTTAACAATGATGTCCAAAATAGAATTAGGTGATGATGTAATCGCTGAAATTAAACGATTAAACGAGATTATTAATGGTCAGACTAATTAAAACCCAATCTGAACTAAATCAGTATATGGAAGAAGTTCGACTTAGGGGAAAAAGCTTTGAACCAAATCTAACAACAGTAAGTTTTAGTGATAGGTGGGATAACTTAGAGTCATATGATTTTAATAAGGAATATATAAAAGTAGTAAAAGAAAATAATCACGAAACCATATACAGAATAAAATATGAAAGGTAGTTTAGTAAAACGAATAGAACCGGCTGACTGGGTGGTATGGTGGGCAGACACAACCACTAAAAATGGAAATGGTATAAGAATGCTACCATTACATCCTGATGACGCTGCCGGATTATTCATACGCGATACTGATGCTAGCTATGATGGACTAGAAGTAGAATTTGAAATAATAGAACAATTTATGCCTTACGACAATTTTAAACCAATCCATAAATTTGCTAAACTAAATAAAGATGAACAACCTAGATAAAAAATGGGACTTAAATGGTAAAGAGTTTATTAAACCCTTACCTTCAACATACTCAATACCACTATATGAAAATGGTATTAAAACTGAATGGACTATAGATGGTATAGTTGGAGATGAAAAATATCAAAAATTAATATCAACCGAAGGTAAACTACCTGAGTTAGTTAATGTTACTACAATACAAGCAAAATGAACAACCTAGATAAACAGTACACAGACCTACTCCAAGACATCTTAGATAATGGAGTGAAGAAGAATACTCGTAATGGTGAGGTTTTAAGTATATTCGGAAGACAGATTCGTCATAAAATGAGTGATGGGTTTCCTTTACTCACAACCAAAAAGATACCACTACGGCTTATCGCAACAGAGTTGTTATGGTTCCTCCAAGGGAGTACTAACATTAAATTCCTTGTTGATAATGATTGCCATATATGGGATGGTGATGCTTATAAGAACTATACAAAATATCCACTAGCAACAATACACGACCATCATACAAACATTCTTTATCAAAATAGGGATAAAGGTTGGTGTTTGTTAAATGGGCGTTCTATAGTATCTCCTCACCCTACTCGTCATTTGACACAAGAAGAATTCATCAACAAAATAAAAACTGATGATGAGTTTGCTAAAAAGTGGGGTGAGTTAGGTCCAATTTATGGTAAGCAATGGAGAAGTTGGGAAACATATGAATTAAGTAATCATAACACATATGTAAGTCGTGACGGAATGATGAATTATAGAAAACATAAGTATGATGTTGAAATTAAACAAATAGACCAAATCGCAAACCTAATCAACGACCTTAAAACAAATCCAGATTCAAGACGATTAATGGTTAATAGCTGGAATGTTGGAGAATTAGACCAAATGACACTTCCACCTTGTCATTATGGATTTCAAGTTTATACAAGAGAGTTGAGTATGGAAGAAAGACATCAACTAGCTCTTCCAATATGGAAAGAAAAATATGGGCCTTTAGCTGATATGATGGTTCCTACTAATGTAGATAACACACCTTACAAAATACCAACCAGAACAATCTCTTTAATATGGAATCAACGCTCAGTAGATACATTCCTTGGTTTACCATTTAACATAGCATCTTATGGATTGTTATTAGAAATCATTGCTAAAGCTGTTAATATGGTTCCTGATGAATTGATTGGAAATTTAGGTGATACACATTTATATTCAAATCATATTGAACAAGCTAAAGAACAGATTGGTAGAGATAGATTTGAACTACCAACATTAAACATCAATACAGAGTTCTGGCCTTATGAAGGTGGTGAGTGTGGTGAAGGACCGTTAGATGCTGTTAAAGTATTTGAAGCATTTAACGATGAAAACTTTTGTAGATGTTTATTAGAAGAAGATTTGCAATTAAGTAATTATCAATCACATCCAAGTATTAAAGCACCTTTAAGCAATTAGATTATGAAAAAGATAATTAATTTTTTAGCAATAATCGAGTCGTATAGAATTAAATGTGGGATTCACCAAGGATGGGGCAAAATATGAAATCAGTATTAGATAAAATTGGAATAGCTAGTATATTACTAATAGCATTACTGGGTATAATTTCCGAGCTTGAAAACCTATATACTGATTTTGTAAAATAACAATTAATAAATTCAATTAATTTATTTTATTACGATATTTATAATAAAATTATTACAAAAGTTTTGTATTATTAATAATAACGTTTCTTAAGAATAGAATAATGTTTAGTGCAAAACTTTCCTGGTTAATAGCCGCTATATCAGCATCAACGGCATATGTATTATCATATATACTTGATGTCACGACAAATAATATAGAACAATACATGGCAGTGATAGCCGTTATGTTCATGGACGGATTCTTTGGGATCATTGCCGGCATCAAACGAGAAGGATTCAAGACTTATAAAGCCATTCAAGTATTAAGAAATATATTTACTTGGATTGTTATATTAACTGCTACGCTAATGGTAGAGAAAGGATTTACCGGAACTGCTTGGTTAAGTGAAGTTATCATAACTCCATTTTTAATATTTCAAATCATCAGTGCTCTTAAAAATGCCTCAATGGCAGGGTTTATAAAAACCAAGCTTCTAAACAATATACTTGATCAAATAGACAAGCATAAAGGAGAAAGATCCATCAAAAAATAAATTTGGTACTTCCAAATGAATACCCTATATTTAGGGTATGGATAAAAAATCAAATTATACGTATATCACACAATGGGTTGAAAAAATAATCAACTCTTCTAATTCCATTGATCAATGGAGAACGTCTACTAAATTAGTATCACAATTCGAGTCATGGTTAAATACCTATACTGATTTAAATTTGGAAACCAAAAGGAATTTAGTAATTCATTTGAAATCTAAATGCATAGATAATTCTTTTGAAAATCTTTAAAATAAATTTGGTACATTGAAAAGGATATCTTATCTTAATGTATAGACAAAAATAATAAGATATGGATTTTAAATTGTTACAAAAGGTAGTTGATGAGCTTAATTCAACTAATAGTACAAATGACAAAAAGGTCATTTTGGAAAAGTATAAAGATGACGAGTTCATTAAAAAGGTATTGTATTATACATATAATCCATTTTATCAATATTATGTAACGCCGGCTACTCTTGAAAAGAATTACAGTGAAGACTTAGGTGTGTTGTATGAGTTTAAGGACTTGTTTGAAATGCTTGACATTTTACGTAAGCGAGAAGTAACTGGTCACAAAGCTATTAATTCTGTAAATAACTTTTGCTACGAGCATGAAGAATTTAAAAATTTAATTTATAAGATTATTGGTAAGGATTTGGAAATTAGAATGGGTGATAGTTTAATTAACAAAATCATTCCAGATTTAATTCCAACCTTTGATGTCGCATTAGCAACTCCATTTGAAGATGTAGAAGTTGATTTTGCAGCAGATACTTGGTATGCTTCTAGAAAATTAGATGGAGTAAGGTGCTTAGGTGTTGTAGATGAAAATGGCAAAGTATCACTTTGGTCTCGTCAAGGTAACCAATTTGAAACTCTTAAAAAGGTTGAAGATGAAATTGCTAGCTTAGGAATGAAGGATGTAGTGCTTGACGGAGAAATTTGCTTAACTAACAAAGACGGGTCAGATGACTTTCAAGGTGTTATGAAACAAATTCGTAAGAAGGATCATACTATTGACAATCCTAAGTATTTAGTATTTGATATTATCACAGGTCAAGAATTCAGAGATAAGATAGGAGCTAGCAGCTACTCTTTAAGATACCATGCTTTATGTAAGTTAATTAAGGATATGAAGTATTTAGAGTTGGTAACCCAGGAAATCATCACAGAACCTGGACAATTTACCGACTTAATGACATCAGCGGATAATAAAGGTTGGGAAGGATTGATCCTGCGTAAAAATCGTGTTTATGAAGGTAAACGTACTAAAAATATGCTTAAGTGTAAATCATTTCACGATGCTGAATATACAGTAATTGATTTAGAGTTTGGTCCTTTTAGAATGATTGAGAATGGATTGGAAATTACAAAAGATGTTTTATCCAATGTAGTAATAGAGCATAAAGGTAATAGAGTTTCAGTAGGATCTGGCTTTACTATTGAAGAGCGTGAGTTCTTTAAAGCTAATCCAAATGAAATACTTGATAAAATAATTACCGTTAAATATTTCGAAGAAACTCAAAACCAATCAGGAAATTATAGTTTAAGATTTCCGACGGTAAAGGTAATTCATGGTAATAAAAGAACTGTATAATGGCTAAAAAGAAAAGAGAAACAGCTCCTCCGGAGAAAATGAAAAAGCCTTCTTTTAAAATAGGAGACACTGTTACAGTAACTTTTTTAACCGCCGACTATGTTTGTAAAATTTTAGAGCTTAAGAAAAATGGAGAGCGATGGATTTACAAAGCACAGTCAATACATGACGGTACTAAGTATGTGCATATAGGAATAAATGGATCTGAAAGGTTTGCAAATATTTGGGATCGGTCAAAAGAAAATTTGGATAATACAAATGAATAATATATATTTAATTATTAAAAATAAAAAAGTTATGATTAAATTAACAGCAGTCGCAGTAACTTTGGGCGTCGCTTTGTATAGCTCAATATCATTAAATAATACAAAATCTATAGGGTTCACAGATCCTTATTTATTAGGATATGATAGTATTACAATTACAACGTCTCCTCCAGCTAAACAAATGTATTTTTATATTAAAAAATATTCTTTAGAATATAATATTCCAGAAGAATATGCATTTTCATTAGCATATCAAGAAACTAGATACAAAGGCCCGTTAGATAGTCTTTATAATCATAGACAGCAATCTGTATGTGGAGCTTTAGGCCCAATGCAAATAATGCCAGCAACAGCAAAGATGGTATATGGCACTGCAGTTGAAAAAAATAAATTACGTTCTAATATTGATTTAAATGTAATGATTTCAATGAAATTATTAAATACATTACATACTAAATATCAAAATTGGGGCTTAGCTTTTGGAGCTTATAATACTGGCAAACCTCGTATAAACCAATATGCTAATCGCATCTTAAATAAACAGTACGTTTGGATTAATAACTAAAAAATAAAAAAACATGGCAAAGGTAAAAAACACAAAATTAAAAATTGAATGTCTTACGCAGTGGATGGAGACTTTAAAGACTAAGAAAAAAGAAGAAACGCGTAAACCTGAAAGACATATTAAGACCAAAGGCTTTCATAAGCGTTAATATGCTCCTATCGTCTAGGGGTTAGGACACGTCCCTTTCACGGATGAAACGGCAGTTCGATTCTGCTTGGGAGTACGCCAAAGTGCAGCTTCAACCTGCTAAACGGTCAAATGAGGGAGATTAAGCCTCTGAAAAGTAGAAACAACACCTCCCCAGTTTCTTGTTCTGTGCACAGGAAGGATTTATAAGGAGGGTGAGATTGGGTGACGTTTATCTTTTGTAACTCAACAATAAACAGAAAAAGGTAGTAGTTCGTGGGAGAGCACCTACTTTAAAAATAGCGATCCCACCATAGTCAGGTGGTGAAACGGTAAACACAAAGGGCGCTGCTCTAAATGTACAGGTTCGAATCCTGTCCTGACTACTAAAATTAAAAAATATGAAAGATTTTGATAAAGAATATTCCAAATGGAAAAAGGAAGTATACACTGTTCTGATACTGGGGTTTGTCTTAGGACTTATTGCTAGAATATTAATTTAGTCAGATAGCTGTCCTGACTACTAATAAATAAATAGATTATGAAAAAACAATTAATGATTATAGGGCTTGCAATAGCTCTAGGAAGTTGTTCAGTTGATAAAGAGATTATCAGTAAAGCTGAATTTGTAAAATGGTCAACAAAAAATGACACTATCTTTTATAATGCTAAGTCAGTTGCTTATTATGACCATTCAGAATATGAATTGAATCCAGTACATGGCAAATTTGCTAAACCAATTCAAGAACTATCTATAACTCAATTGTATTTTAATGTTAAGACTGATGAGCTAATTAAATTTGTGCATACATTGCACCCTAGACAAAAAGTAGAAATAGTAGTACCTCGCCATTAATAAATAAAAAGTTATGATGCATAAAATAAAAAGATTTGTACAAAAAGTAGCACTTAAAGTGTTAAAGGCTACTCAATCTAAGCCAAATCAACATGAAAAATCGGAATATGAAAGAGAATGTATTTCAGTTTGCAAAGCACTTATTCATAAAGAATCTAGCGTGTTATTACTTTCTCCTATATCAGGTAAGCGATATATAAAAAGTCACGATGAGCAATTATTTATTATCATTGAGTCAAATTTAATTACAATCGTTAATCATCAATACTCTTATAATATTAGTATGTGGGGTAAACCAATGGAAACTATTATTAGAATGTTTGACATTGAAGTTGAAAAGCGTAGAGAAGCTATGGAAATGGAAATTCGTTCCAATGTTAAGCATTCGCTAGCGAATATATTTAAAAATCTATCCGATGAAAAAATTTAATTCTTTGTTTTATTTAGGATTGACATTATTGTCAATGCCTGTAATTATTTTTATTATTGTAGCTTTTGTAAGTTCTCGACCAGCTAATATTCAAATTCCTGAAGTTCACAAAGTAGCTCTCATTAACATAAAGCCAAAAGAAATTATAATAGACACAATTAAAGAACCAGAACCAGTTAAGCCTATTAAAAAGAAAAAAATAAAAATAATAGATTCCATTCAGCCTGTAATTCATTTGGATACTTTAATTCAAAAGGATACATTACACTAATAATTTCAAAAGAAATCTTAAAATATCCAAAAGAAAATTTGGTATTATGAAAGTAATTAATTATTTTTATATATAGAAAATAAAAAATAAATATATGGCAGACCAAGTTAAAACAAATGCTGTGAAATTCGGCATCTATGGAATTATTTTAAATAAAGAACAATTATTCTATTATGTAGAAGGAGAGTTGTTTCGAGTGACAGACGTTTCTTATGAATTCAATTTCAATGACTTAATGGAATTAGCTGTGAAAATTGCTGTAAAGAAAGACGCATCAAAAGTAAGTTTTGTTCACAGAGATGATATCGTTAACGTAAAATAATATGATGCCAAAAAAATCTAAATACCGTATTGTGCCAACTACCAATGAAAAATTTGGAGCTTGCTGGGCACTTAAAGAAGGCGATGCTGTCATTGGAACTTTTATTAGTAAGCAGCATGCTGAAACTAAAAAAGCGTCGTTGGAAAAGAAATCCAAAGAAGATTTTCTTTTAATTAAGACTGTCAATCAAGAATTGAAAATTGAAGATTAATGAAAGTTAAAATTAAAGAAGCTGTTATTTTAGCAGTAATACAAATTGTACTTTATTCATTAATATGTGTAAATTATCGAGCAATTGCTTTGTTGCATTATCATGAAGCCGCATTGGCAGATTTTTTAATTGCTTCGATGAACTTTTTTGTAATTAGAAAAATTGCTCAATCCGGAGATGCATTTCATCAATGGATAGGGTATGTAATAGGATCTGTAATAGGATCTTATTCAGGAATTTATTTATCCATAATTATTAATTCCTAACCCTATAACAATCTTAAACATTAACGTATATAAAGTATTATATCATGAATAAACTGTCAGTACAGGAGAAGAAACTAATTGAAAAATACAAGAAAAAGGTGTGTAAGCAATACCCAGGAGCATATTTAACTGCTATTGGTAAAACTCACTATACTATTATGCAGGAGCAGGATGGTTTGCAACCAAAAGACATTTTAGCTGAGTGGTGTATATTGCCTACTACCAATCCTATTAAAGCTTGGGAAATGGCACAAATAGGAGCAAAGTCCAATCAAAATTTAAACAGAACTCATCCTTTACGAATTGAAGGAATGAATATGGAAAATAAAATTGCTCGAGTAGAAGCTAGAAGATCAAAGACAGAATCTGTTAGAGAATCGCGAAAAACAAAAGAATATCATATTTATTAATAAATTAAAAAGTTATGTTTAAAAACCTTTTTGGCTCGAAAAAAGAGTCAATAGAAATTAAAATTGCAGAGGAAGAAGCTCAAATGCTTCAAGACTTTGAGCAAGCTTCATTAGAAGATTTTAAGATTTTAGAAAACGAAGAAAATAAGGCTATAGAAGAACCTAAAAAAGAAGTAGCATCTGAGCTTGCTAATCTAGATGATTTTTCGGAAGATTATTTATTAAATGCTCCTGAAATTGCTGGATGGATGTCCACTAATGAACAAGAATTACTTTTTTCGGCATTGCTGTTATTTTACTCACCTAGCTATTCTGTATTAGATGTAGGCTGTGGGCGTGCTGACTTATATGGATACCTGCGTAGATTCTTTCCTGAGCAAGATGATATTAATTATACAGGCATAGATTTCAATGCAAATATGATTTCAGTTGCTGAAAGAAAATATCCCGTGCTTTTAAATAAATTATCTGGGAATGACATTCTTACTGCAACCACTCTTAATCAACATGATTGGGTATTTGGTTCTGGATTGTTCAATTTAAACGATCATCCTGATATGTTTGAATATGGTAAAACGGTAATTGATAAAATGTATGAGAATGCTACTATCGGAGTTGCATTTAATTTATTGACAGGGCTTCCTGCCGATATGAACCAATCCGATATTGATCAATTAATTGTGCATAACACAGCTGATTGGTTAACTTATTTAGTTAGTAAATATACTAAAGTAGTTTGTCGCACAGATTATATGATCGGTGACGTAACTTTCTTTATTTTTAAATAAACAAAAAAACAAAAACAAATGATTATTACAATCGTAACAGTTGCTGCTTTAATTGCAGTGACAATTTATGGCTTAGGTCAAAAAAGTAAATTAAAAATTGCAATGGAAGAAATTGCAACTAAAGAATCAGTTAATGATTTATTACGCGCACATACAAAACGTATAGAAGCTGAAAAGATTGCTGATAAAGATTATATTAGAACTTTACGTTCTGATTTGCAATCTTGCAAAGACAAATCTAGAATATCAATTAAGTCAATGCCAAATCCAGTAATGGGTGAGTCTAAACCAAAAAAAGCTAATCCAGTAATGGGCGCCCCCGTTAAGTCTAAAAAGCCTTACAAGAAAAAAGAAGCTTAATGAAACCGGCTCCATTTGAGCAGTTTATTAAAAGTTTACTAGATCAAACTGAAGCTGCAGACGCACTAAGAAATTTAGCAGAAAGAAATATTCCATTGCAAGACAATAAACTAATGTCAGCAGTAGATTCAATTCTTTTAGAAGAAGCCATTGCAGCGCAGTTTGATTCTATGGGTTATGCGGAGAAAGATATTAAGCTTAAAGTTTTATCTAAACTATATAAGTTATCAGACTCTATCAATGATACAAAATGTAATGAACATTTAACTGTATATGTATGTATTAAATATGTAAACGACGGGTATTCATTGACAAAGGAAATTACAGAAGTCTTAAACACTATTTGGAAGAAGTATGGCTAATGATATTATATCGTTCCTTCGCAGTGCATTGGAGCAAGAAGAGTTAGTAAAATTAAATTTTGCTAATCAAGAAAAAGATTTAGATGCTAGATCATTAATACTGCGTGGATTTTTCAATCGACCTGAAATCTTTAATAAAATTAAAGTAATAGTAGATCCTTCTTGGCTCTGCTCTGAGATAATTATTAAGGGGAAGGCGTATGAATTTTAATGAATATATAATCGATCAAGAAGACTACGATTTTTTCGCGAGTCTACCAAAGGATGAAAAGATTCTATTCTTATACGATTTAATTTGTGTAGATGCTTATGGAATAGGTTCGGAAGATACGAATTTCGAAAATGATAGTGAGTATGAAACTCACCCTGACTTTGAAGTTGATATTGAGCATTTTAAAGATAAACTGTCGTCTATTATAACTGGAAGTATAAATCCAGATGCTAAAGTTAATGTGTTAATCGTTAACAATCGAGTAATATTAAATTCCAATTCGCAAGAGTTTTTAAATGAAGCCATTACAGAAATGTTCATGGATGGCTGTATAATGATTGCATATAAATTTTCAGATATTGCAATGGAAGTATTTAAACAGCAAAAGTTTTGTAAAGCCTTTACTTTAATAGGGCGACATGAAAAAATTTCTAATAATTAATTATGGTTACTATACAAAGAGAATTTATCCAATGGGAAGGTGGCCTAGTAGAAGTCATCAAAAAATACGTATCCCATCGAATTAAAGATGCTAATGGTCTTAGAACCCTATTGGATTGTGATGTAGTATTACGCAAAAACGAAACTACTTACATCTGCCGCAAAGTAAGTGAAGCGGAGCTAGTAGAAGATGAAGTAAATGAATTGCCAAATTAAATTTGGTACATTCAATAGAATATCTTATCTTAAATTAAATAAAAAATATACAATGACAAATATAGGTTACGCATGCATCAACATGACATTAGGTAAGAGAGGTATTCTTACTGGCAGAGCAATGAGAGCTGCTACATTGAAAGAGAAGGGTATAGCCCACGCGTCTCAATTAGCATTAGCCAATGCAAAAGATTTAGAATTAATTTTAGAATGGAATTTACTAAATGGAATTCATTTTTTTCGTTTAGGTAGTGATTTGTTTCCATGGGGCAATAAAGTAGATGTAACTCAGTTCCCTGACTATGCAGAGATAGTAACTGTCTTAGCTCGTTGTGGTCAATTTGCTAAGGATAATAATATTCGCATTACTACTCATCCAGGTCCATTTAACTTACTTGCATCTCCTAAAGAGTCTGTAGTTATTAATACTATTAAAGATTTAGAAATGCATGGTTTACTATTTGACTTAATGGGTCTTTCTCGAACTCCGTATAATAAAATTAATATACATGTAGGAGCGACGTATGGAGATAAGTATAGTGCAGCTGAAACATGGTGTAAGAATTTTGTTAGGTTGTCTGAAGGAGTTCGTTCTCGCTTGACTATTGAGAATGACGATAAAGCTTCTATGTATTCAGTTAAAGACTTACATGAATTGATTTATGCTCACGCAGGAATTCCAATTGTATTTGATTATCATCACCATACATTTAATGATGGAGGTCAGTCAGCAGAAGAAGCTTTGAAATTGGCTATGTCTACTTGGAAAGACGTAAGGCCAGTTGCTCATTATTCAGAGTCAAGAGCTCTTCATGAAAATGATTCCACAATTAATCCTAGAGCTCATTCAGTATTAATAACCAATTATATTGATACTTTTGGTTTAGATATTGACGTGATGATTGAAGCGAAAGGTAAAGAATTGGCCCTTTTAAATTATAGAATTTTGCATGGCACCAATTAATATATTATAATATTATTATATTAATAATTATTATTATATTCACTATTATATATATTATTTATAATTATACAAACGTTTAAAAAAATCAAACAAAAAACAAAAATAAATTTATGAGATACAAAGAACATACCGTAAGAAAATTAGAAGCTCAAGCTACTAAATTGAAAACCTTACAACGATCGATATCAAATTCGGATATGTCCGGCACTGAAGCTGTACAATTCCTAGCTTTAATTATTAAAGAAATTGAACTAGTCGTCGAACGTTTAGGATTAGAGCCTAATGAATAAATTGGCACTTAAGATATTTGTAGGAATAGTAGCACTTTCCCTTGCGGGTTGTGCTGCTTTCTTTTCTATTGTCGGATTAGCTAAACTATTCGCCGGCGCTGCTGTAGCTGTCATTGTCATGACATCGACGTTAGAAGCTTCAAAATTAGTAATTGCTTCTTTTCTATATAGATTTTGGACAATTGTAAATAAAACATTAAGATTTTATTTATTAATTGCTATTACTATTATTGCATTGATTACTTCAATTGGTATTTATGGATTTTTATCCGGTGCTTATCAAACTACAAAATCTAAATATGATTTAACTCGCACTCAAACTGACAGTTTATCAACTCAAAAATTATATTTTGAATCATCAGCCAACACATTTAAAACTCAATTAGAATCTAAAAATATTCAGTTAACCAATTTAACTTCAATTAGAAATTCTCAAGAGTTAAGAGCAACCCAATTAGTAACTTCAAATCGATCGTCTCGCTCAGCTGATCGGTCAGCAAAAGAAACTGACGCGTCTATTAAGACTTTAAACAAAGACATTGATGAATTAAATAAAAAAGTAATAGCATATTCCGACTCTGCTTCAAAAACGCAAGTTTCTATAACTCAATTAGGATTGAAAAATGAAATATCATCTGAATTAGGTTCTTTAGCTTATATATCTAGAGTCTTAAATGTAGATATGGATAGTGTAGTTAATGTATTAATATTACTTTTTATTATTGTATTTGATCCATTAGCAATTTGCATGGTGCTAGCATTTAATTTTATGTCTAAGAACTCAGAAGATAATAATCCAAAAGAAGAACCTCAAAAAGAAATTAATTTTCCAGAAGAAGATGAATTTCCATTCAAACCTGATTTTTTTGTAGATACTAACCCTTATAATACGTATAATGTGGTTGAACAGCCGTCAGAACACCCCTTGACACAGCCTGAACCGGAGGCAGTAATAACAATATCCCAGCCCCGAAACAAGGAGGATTTAAAGGAGTTTAAACGCCGTGAAATTGATAAGGAGCGAAAGGAAAGTTTAGAAAAAAAGAAGCTAAAAGAAAATTTATATAACGAAGACAATTCTAAAACATATTAATTAAATAAAGGTTATGAAAAAAGTAGAAAAAGTAAAACCACAATACGCTACGACTAAATTCTCAACTAAAATGGTTGAAGGTCGTAGATTTATGATTTGCCAAAATTCCGAACCAGGAGGCAAATATTATAGAGAGCGTATATGCAATACATGGACTGTAGTAGGTAATGACGCTAATGCAGTAATATGCTGGAAATGCGTAGCTGCTGTATGTGAAGGTCCTGTAGTCAGAGCATCTATTCCAAAATCAGATAAACCTAAAGGTTGGAAATTTATGAAAGAATATGTAGCCACAGACGGCACTGTATATCATAAAGGAGAAGAACAGCCTTCACTAAAAGGTACGTTGCCTGTAACGGTAATTGAACCTAAACCAGAAAAGAAAAAATTATCTAAACAAGAGAAGTCAGATGCATTTAATGACTTAGGTAAAGACATTGAAAAATTAAAAGTTCAATTATTTCATGAAACTCGTAAAGGTAAAAAAGCTGAGTTAATGCGATCGCTATCTAAAGCTAACAGACAGCTTAAAAAATTAATGTAAGAAAAATTAGGATACTTAATATTAATTTCATATATTATGTAGATAAATAGAAAATATGACTAAAATAAATAATAACACAGTCTACAAAGGTTTGTATGACGATGAGCCTGAATCTAAAAAGAAAAGGTTAGAAGATAAAAAAGACGAAAAGTCAAGTAAAGATCTTTATAATGAAATAGACTATGGCGTTAGTGTTACCGACTCTGTTATTTATTTACATGGAGATATAATGTTAGGCAATTGCTTCGATTTTATTTCAAAAGTTAGATTAATATTAGAACATCGCCCTGAAGATAAAAAAGAAGATCCAATTACATTGTTATTAAACTCCAATGGGGGTGACGTGTACGAAGCTTTAGGTATTATTGATTATATGGAATCAGTATCAGTGCCAATTAATGTTATTGCAAGAGGAAGAGCAATGTCAGCAGGTGCAATGATTTTATGTTGTGGTACTGGAATAAGAGCTGCTTCTAAAAATACTACTATTATGGTTCACGAAGCTTCAGCTAATATATTTGGTAAGTCTGCCGACATTAAAGCAAATGCAGAACATATTGACGAGTTAGAAGAAGACTTTTATAAAATGATGGCTGCCAAAACAAAACATGATGAAGAGTTTTGGCGCAAAGCATGTAGAAAAGATTATTATATGACCGCAGCTAAAGCAGCTGAGTTAGGTTTAATTGATCAAGTAATATAAGTTATGGGAAAACAAGATACAGAATTGCAATGGAAAACGTTAATGGAATATATTGAAAAATATATTTCTGGCACACGTAAAGAAGTGCTAATTAAAATGTATGAAGAATTGTCTGATAGAGTTTTAACAGCTCCAGCATCGTCACATTCAACTAGGCATAACTGCTTTCCAGGAGGATATATCGATCACGTTAATAGAGTTGTAAAGACAGCTATTAAATTATTTGAAGTATGGACTGAAGCAGGCGCCGGCACAAATAAATTTACTTTGGAAGAAGTAGTATTTGCAGCTATTAATCATGACTTAGGTAAAGTAGGTTCTAGCTCTGAAGATTATTATGTTCCAAACGATTCAGATTGGCACGTAAAGAGAGGACAAATTTATAAAATTAATCCTGCATTGCAATTTATGAAAGTTCCGGACAGAAGTATTTTTCTATTACAAGAATATGGAGTTAAATTTTCAGAGAATGAATATTTAGCAATTAAATTGCATGACGGATTATATGGAAAAGGTAATGAATCTTATTTAATGGCAGGTATGCCAGAATTTTCTTTAAAAACTGATTTGCCTATTTTATTACATCACGCTGATCATTTAGCTACTTTAATTGAAGGTAATTTAACTCACACTCCACAAATAGTAGAAGTAGCTCCAACAAAAGCAAAATCTAAATTAGGAGGATTTAATGATCCAATTGGTGATGATAACTTAAAAACAGCATTTGATAAAATATTCGGATAATATGATAGCATTAATTATAATTTTCTTCTTAGCCGTAATTGGATTTATGGGTTATGGAATGTGGAATCTTGTTAAACAAAATGAGGACTTAGAAGAGACTGTAGTATATTATCAAGATAAATTAGATGAGATACGTGAGAAGGTATTAGAGACTGAAACTCAATTAAAAGACCTAGACATTCGTGGAGCTTTTGAAGCAGACGACGAGGTAGGTTTTGTATTTAAAGAAATAAAAGAATTGTCTTCGGACTTAACTAAAACAGTAGAATCAGTATATGAATTTAGAACTTAATCAAGAAGCAGTTAGTGAAGTGACTGTTGAAGCTGTAGTAGCAATAGAACCGGAAGCTCCAAAAACTCGAGGTCGTAAGCCAAAGACAAAACAATACTTTACAAAAGACACTGAAAATGCTATTTTGCTTTATAATCTTTTAGAAGATGAAATAGAGCGTAATAAACTTTACGAAGAAAAAATTAAATATCCATTGGATAAGTTAGTTGAAAATATTATTCATACTTTTAAGTTTTATCATTTTGATATTCCATATGAAGATGTAAAACATGAAGTAGTTGCTTTCTTAAATGAAAAAATTCATAAATACACAGATCCTAATAAAGGTAAAGCATTTTCGTATTTTTCAATCATAGCAAAAAACTATTTAATTATCCATAACAATGGGAATTATAATAAGTTTAAAAATACGGAACAGCCTGAAGCAATTGATGATAATAGAAATGTTATCAATGAAGTAATGCGTGACGACGAATTAAACGAGAAAAAAGAATTCATGGATTTATTCACAACATACATGGATGACAATTTAGTTTTATTTTTTAAAAAGCAACCTGATATTGGAGTTGCAGATTCAGTATTAGAATTATTTCGCAACAGAGAAAATATAGAAAACTTCAATAAGAAAGCTCTTTATATATTAATAAGAGACCGTACCGGAGTTAAGACTCAATATATCACTCGAGTTATTAATATTATGAAAAGTGCTTATATAGAAATGTATACCAATTACAAGCACACGGGAAGAGCAACATTAAATCACGCTAAATTTAAAAAGTCAGAATTCCTAGAATAAGATATTTATTTTAAAGGATATATGGATTTTGATGTAGAAATTTTTAAAGGTAAGTCATTTTCCGATTTAATGAAAGATATTTATTCGAACAGTTCTAAAAAGGACCGCCAGATAAATATGATGATTGGAGAGCTAAGACCTCTAATTAAAAATGTCGGAGATGCGACGGTAATAGTTCCGTTAATAAAAGAATATTTAGAAGTAGGTGTTAAGAATGATGAACACCTTGTTAAGCTAGCCGCTGTTGTGCAGAGGTTAGTTTCTACTAGTAGTAAAGTACAAGCAGAGACAGGCAACTCTTGGATGTTATCTGATGAAGAGAAAAAACAGTTAATGGGTGAGTTAGATGAAATTACCGGCTCAACTCAAGAGATCAATGCTAAAGTGGTTGATTTAACTTCTAAACAAAATTCAATTGAATCTGAATTAAACGATATACAAGACGGATTAGTATAATATGCCAGATAATAATAGTAACGCATCGCCATTTTTCTCAGCTGAGGTTAAAGAAGTAATTTATACTGACAATAATCCTTCATTGGTATATGGCATTAAAGTAAAGATATTAGATAATACTATATCCAATGACGACGAGTCTGTTACGCTAATTACAGCAATTCCGATAAATTATAATATACTGCGTATACCAATTGTAGGTGAAGTTGTTTTAATTATTCAAGCTCCGAGCTCATATGCTTCGGGTACGAGAAAAACGACAACTTATTATTATACAGACATTGTAAGTTTACAGTCCAGTATACATCACAATTCTATACCGTCAGTATCTAAAATAACTACTACTCAAGGACAAAGTGGAGACTCAAAAGATTATAATGAAACTTCAACGGGTAACAGCAAAAAAGAAAAAGATCCTGTGCCTGATGTAAATTTTCAAGAGAATGCAGCGTCCAAACCGTTACAGCATTATATAGGAGATGTAATATTATCAGGTCGTTACGGAAACTCTATTAGATTTTCAACTTCACCTAAAAGTGGAGGATTTAAAGTGCCCGCTAAATTTTCAGGAGCTCCTGGCTCTCCAATTACTATATTTAGAAATACTACTCAAAGTAAAGACACTAAAAAAATTAATGACTTTGTAACTGAAGACTTTACTAAAGAAGAAAATATAATTGTACAAGCATCAGGGCAAAAATTAGAATTTGAACAAGCTTCTGGATTGCTAACTGCAATTAAAAAACATAAAATAACTTCCTGGAAAGATGAGAATTGGGGAACTACTCCACAAACATTGATATCTTCAGGCAGGATTGTATTTAATAGTACTCAAAAAGAAATTATAGCATTTGCAAAAAACGGAATTGGATTATCTTCAGAGACTACAATTGCATTAGATGCGAAAGACGTTATATCATTAAATGCTGATAAAATTGAATTAGGTACTGATGCAAAAGAAGCATTGATATTAGGTAACGCATTTAAAACTTGGATGGAAAATTTAATTCAAGCTTTAGGCACACTAGCTCCAATATCGCCTGTAGGCCCTTGCTCTCCATTAATAGCAGCACCGCAATGGGCTTTAATTGAAGGATTAAAAGCTCAAATTGAACCGACTTTATTAAGTCAAGTTGCATTTACTAAAAAGAAAGCAATAGCAACAAAAGAAAAATCTGCTAAATTTAAAAATATACCCGAGCCTGATTTTAAAATGACAGAGGCTGATGTTGCTAAGGCCCAAAAAGAAAAAGAAAAAGCAGCTGAAAAAGCAGCAGATCCTGAATTAACAGCAGATGAAAAAAATGCGAATAAAGATTTGCATAATAGAGCAGATCAAGAAATTAAAACTTTAGAAAAAGTTAGAAGTGTAATTTAAAATAAAAAACAATGCCAGGCGTAGTAATAGAAGACGACGAAATTATAGAAAATGCTCAATTGAATAAAGTAATTATTCAAAAAGCAGAATTAACTCCAGATGAAGAAAAAGCTTTGGATGACGAAGGTTCGCAAGCAGAAAGTGATGGGAGCATTGATGATGTTGGAGATGATGTAGAAGAGGATGATCCGGCAGAAGATTTTTTTGAATTTTTAGAATCAGATTTTCCTAACGAATCAAAAGAAGGATTTAGTAATACAACTACATTAAATGACAAAACAATTGATACCGGAATTAAAGTAGCTACGATTGCTAATAAAGATGTTAATGATTTAGTTAGAGAAGCATCTTCAGGTTCATTAAGTGGTCCACGTGTCGACGTAATGTTAGGTAATGTCAAATGCCGTCCGGGTAAAGCTCCATGGCATGCAGCAGCGGTGACTACTTGGTTTATAGAAGCGGGAGCCCCAATTCCCACTGAAGGAGCTTCAACAGCCGCCGGCTGGCTTAAGTGGGCAAAGGATACTCATAGATTAATAGCTAATCCAATAGTCGGGGCAGCTGCTATATATGGCGCCACTGAAAGAGAAGTCGTAACTGCGCATCATTTAGGATGTGTAGTGCAAATATTAGATGGCGACAATGCTCATAATGTTATATGTGCTGAAGTTGTTGACACGCAGCTGCAATTAGTACAATCAAATGTTAGTACAATTTTAGGATTTGTTCTTCCAGCTGCTGACCCTCCAGCTAGACCTAAACTACCAGTTAACGCAGCTGGCTCTCTTAGCTTCGGCCCAATTAAAGGATTAACACCGCAGGAGCAATCGTCAGGTATACATTTTTTTGACGGTCAATTAGTATTTAGACAAAACAAAGCTCCGAATTGGTCTAAAACAGTATATGGTCCGGACATTTCATATTCAGATGTACAAGAGGGTGGGTGTGGTATATGCGCGCTAGCATCTGTGTTGAGAAATTTAACAGGAAATGCTTCTATTAATCCAGGAGAGTTTGCTAAGACTCATGGAAAGTATCACGTCAAAAATGTTGGCAGTAGTTGGTCACTTATGACAGAAGTTCCTTCATTATATAAATGTAAAGGAGAGGCTATTGGAAAAGTAAAAGCAAAGGCAGTAGCTACTTTATTAAAAGGAGGATATGTAACTTCAGTCGGAAGTGGTAAAACTCCATATTCTAAAGGAGGACATTTTATTTATATAAGACGTTATGACAAAGCCGCAGATGTTTTCTATGTAGGAAACTCTTGGTATCAAGGTAAGTCCGCGGCCTCAAATACAACTCCGTTTACTTGGGAACAATTAGTAGCAGCTGGAATGAAAAACAGTTGGTCTATTACAAAGGCATAAAAATACATTAAAGATATTTATTTAAAAGACAGTAACATGAATTCAAAGGATTTTATACAAGCACTTAGAAAAGTTATTCGTGAAGAAGTTTCGAATGCCGTACGTACGGAATTAAGTAAAATAACTCCTATAATAAACGAACGAGTAACAACCGCCAAATATACACAAGCTGTAATACCGGCTGTTACAACTAAAGTAATCGCCAAGACACCGGTTAAAAAACAATACACTGAGAACCCAACTTTAAATGAGTTGTTAAATGACACAGCTGGTTTTAGAAATGAATATGCTGGTGCTAGTTTAGATGAAAGTATAGATTATAATAATTTTGAAGAGTGGCCGACAATGGGTCGTAAACCGGCGCCGTCCGCAAAATCAATTATACCAACGTATGATACTGAAGGTAGACGAGTTGATGTTTCTAAATTAGCTGAAACAGAAGCAGGCGCGGCAGTTGTAAAAGCATTAACAAGAGATTATTCGTCTTTGATAAAAGCAATGGATAAGAAAAAAGGTAACTAATGTCATACGAAATAAGATATAATCCTATAGATTTAGAAGAAAATGTAGCAATTGGTATTAAGCTTCCTTTAGTTGGGAAGACTGGAATACTATTTGATTTATCTTATTCCACTGAAGAGCAAGCACTTTCAAATTTAAAAAATTTAATACTTACTCGTCAAGGCGAGCGAGTATTACAACCTTTATTTGGTACACGTCTTCAAGATTCGCTTTTTGAACAAAATACGGATTTATTAAAAGAACAAATACAATCTTCTATATTAGAAGCTATATCATTTTGGTTACCATATATTCAAGTTAATGATTTAATAGTTCAAACTGTCATAGCAGCAGGACCGTCAAATGAAGAACATGGAATAACAATATCATTAAAGGTATCTGTTAATGAGCAAGAAGTTAATAAACCAGTTACATTTTTAGTAACATCTACAACCGTTGAAGAAGTAATAATATAATGGCACAAATAAAAAAAGATATACGATATCTAAATAAAGATTTTAGTCAATTTAGAGCAAACTTAATTGAGTTTTCTAAAAACTATTTTCCTAATACTTATAATGATTTTAACGAATCATCACCTGGTATGATGTTTATTGAAATGGCATCATATGTAGGAGATGTATTGTCATACTATACTGATAGTCAATTAAAAGAATCGCTAATGCCATTGGCCTCTGAACGTGGAAATGTATTAGCTTTATCTGCTAACTTAGGATATAGAACTAAAAATAAAATACCTGCGACTGTTGATATAGATGTATTTCAGTTATTACCAGCCAAAACCACTGTCGACGGAAAAGTACCTGATTGGGACTATGCATTAACATTGAAAGAAGGAATGTTAATTGGAGCGGAGGGTACGGAGCTTGAATTTAGAACTTTATCTTTAGTTAATTTTAAAGTTTCTAGCAGTTTTGATCCTACGGATGTAAGTATTTATCAAATTAATGACGTAGACAGCACTCCGGATTTTTATCTTCTTAAGAAAAAAGTAAAAGCAATTGCAGGAACACTTCGTACAGAAACTTTTGATTTTGCGTCTGCTAAAAGATTTGATAAAATATTATTAAATCCTGCCGATGTTATTGAAATAGTGTCAATAACAGATTCAGATAATAATTCATGGACTGAAGTACCTTATCTAGCTCAAGACACTGTATTTGAATCAATAGCAAACACTATACAAAATGATCCTGATTTATCAGTATATACAAACGTACCTTATTTAATAAAATTAAAGAAAACTGCTAGACGATTTATTACTAAATTTAGATCAGACAAAAAATTAGAAATTCAATTTGGCCCGGGAGTATCAGATAATGACGATGAAGAGATTATTCCAAATCCTGATAATGTAGGATCTAGTTTAAATGGATTAAGAACTCAATTTGATCATCCAATTGACCCGTCAAACTTTATGTACACTAAAACATATGGGTTAGCGCCGTCTAATACTACTTTAACAGTTTCATATACTACAGGTGGCGGAATTGAATCAAACGTAGCTTCATTTACATTAAAAAATATTAATTCTATACAATATCAAATTGACTCACAAAATTTAAGTATAGCACTATTAAGTAGAATTAAAGCGTCTGTAGCGTGCACAAACCCACTACCAGCAATAGGCGGTAAGAGTGAAGAGTCTATTGAAGAGATTAGGCAAAATGCAATGGCTACCTTTGCATCACAGCAGCGTGCAGTAACAGCACAAGATTATATTATTAGAGCTTATTCAATGCCGTCTAGATTTGGTTCGGTTGCGAAAGCATATATCATACAGGATCAGCAACTTAATCCAGATAACGGTCAAGAAATGATTCCAAACCCATTGGCATTAAATTTATATACATTAGGATATGATTTAAATGGAAGCTTAACAGTTTTAAATGATGCAGTAAAAGAAAATTTAAAAACTTATCTTAATAGCTATAGAATATTAACCGATGCAGTAAATATTAAAAATGCGCATATAATTAATATAGGATTGCAGTTTGAAATAATTACTCTTCCAGAATATAATTCAAATGAAGTTTTATTAAAATGTATTGATAAATTAAAAACTAGTTTTAACTCTAAAATATGGCAAATTAATCAGCCTATAATATTATCAAAAATATATACAGATTTAGATAGAGTTGAAGGAGTTCAGTCAGTACCTTCGATAAAAATTGTTAATTTATATAACGCTACTCAAGGCTACTCTGGAAATGTGTATGACATCGCCGCTGCTACAAAAGCAGGAGTTATATATCCTTCATTGGACCCTAGTATTTTTGAAATTAAAAACTTAAATAGAGATATAATTGGTAAGGTAGTATCACTTTAAAATAATTAACTATGATTTGGTCAATACCAGCATTACAAGACGCAACAATATACGAAAAAGATCCGTACAGAAATTCAGGATTAGATGAGATATTAGAACTCCGTAAACAAGGAGACGTGACAACTGCAGATTTAACAGAATCTAGAATTTTAATTAAGTTTGATTTAACAGCCCTATCATCAATATTATCTGAAAATAGTATACCAATTACTAGCGTATCAGCTAGCTTAAAATTATATACGGTTCAAGAATCACAGCTACCTAAATCATATACTGTCGAAGCTAAACCTGTGTCAGTTAACTGGGAAAACGGTTCAGGATATGCAGCATCGCCTGTGGGTTTAATTGCTAGCACAGCAGTTACCGACGGAGCTACTTGGATGTCGACAGCCGGCTACGGAACTACGACATGGTCTGCGTCATTAGCAGCTAATTCTCAAATAGTATTTAATGATAAAACGTATCCAGGTGGCGGAACTTTTATTACGGGGTCTACAGTAAGTCAGTCATTTGCATATAAAACTACAGACACTGTTGATATCAACATTACTAATATTGTACAAAATTGGTATAATCAAGTATACACTAATAATGGAGTTGTATTGACATTTAATAATACAGCTATATCATCTAGTAATTATCCAGAAACGCTAATTCAATTTTACTCTTCAGATACTAATACAGTATTTGAACCTCAATTATATATTAGTTGGACAGGATCTATTACTTACAATACAGGATCAATGTCTTTAATAACTTACGAAGACAGCCCAATACTATATACTAGAGCATTTAAAGGAGAATTGATAAAAGACAAAAAAACTAGAATATTATTAGGGTCTCGACCTAGATATCCTAGACCTTCATTTGCACAAAATTCTTCATTTGCTACTCAAAAAGCTTTGCCTAGAAATTCATATTATCAAATCAAAGACGCGCATAACGATCAAATAGTTATACCGTATAGTTCATTTACGCAAGTTAATACTAATGTATCAGGAGCTTATTTTGATTTTTACACGACAATGTTGTATCCGGAAAGATATTACAAATTTGAAATTAAAGCAGAATTTTCCGACATAACTGAATATTTCAATGCATCGGACTTTACATTTAAAATAATTAAATAATGGGAACGATCTCAAAAACTCCTGAATATCAAATTGTCAATTCTGCGCAGGTCGTATCAGCACAAGCACCTAAATCTTTAGTAGAGTCTTTTCAATTAATTGAAGTGCCACCTGCACAAGCACCTAAACCTGCACAAGCACCTAAACCTGCACCGGATAGGATTTATGAATTACATGAATTTGATCCCGATAAAATCGTTACTGGTCAAATAAACCCTGACCAAATAGATCCATTATTATACAAACCGTTTGATAGAAGTTCTAATGGAACTGTATTAATTGATAAAAATAAAGATTTAACTAATCAAAAAACTTTAATTAGTTTAAATGTTTCAAAAACATCCAATGTCAAATTTAATCAAGTAATTGATGCTGTGATACAGGAGTTTACGGAAGATTTAGACTCAACTCTAGCATTTTTAGAAAATAAAGTAGCTTCATTAGAATCAGGTACTCAGCGTAATCGAGCAGATAAAGCAGTTTTAACTACACAGATAGACGAGTTAAATGCACAAATAGCTTCATTAAGAGATCAATTAGCATTAGCAGTTGACCCGGGCAGAGATAATATCGTTAGTGATACGTTAGTAGCTGGAAGTGAATTATATTCTAACCAAACCGGTGCTAATGGAGATCGTATTAGAAATATACTATTATCTAGAAATAGAATGGCAAAAGGTATAATGCAAGGAGATGGTAATTTTATAATACGCACTGGTAATTATGATTATAATGGAAATGCGCTTGGCGAAGAATCTATAGTTTGGGGCAGAGGCTATGACGGCAAACAAGATGGCCCGGGCCGCTTTATGGGATTAAAAATAACTCCTGGAAGTAATGGATTGTTAGAAGTAGTTAGAGTTGATTATAATAACGTATCTACACCGTTCAAACGTACTTGGGGAGTGTTTGTTGGAAACATTTCATCAAAAGCAAGAATTCAATTAACAGACTCAGGTATATTAAATTTATATGATGGGTCAAATGTTGTTTGGTCTAGCTATGGCACTTAAGATACCTAGAATATCTATTTAAGATATTTATATTAAAGGATGTTATCAGTATATACTAATCAGCAAGATTTATTAAACTCAACTAATACTATAAAGGTATCTAGATTAGAGTCTGTTGATAAAGAACTTTTAGATACTAGAAAGTTTGCTATTAAGTTTAAATCAACCGGTGAGACCAATCTTAATTCAACTGCGGATTTAGAATTACATGTATATACTCCAGACGGTGTTTATTTAACAGGTAATCACGATACTCATTATAGCGTTGATTTTAACGGTACTAGTTCATTAACATACCAACATTTATCAGTTGATACTAATACTGAATTAGATGGCTTAGGAATACATAGAGGTCAATATAAAGTAGTATACAATTTATTTAATAATTTATTAGGCTCTTATAAAGGTCAAAAGCTTTGGATTAAAGAAATTTCTCCGTCTAGACGAGAATTAAGAATTCAATTATCTGATAATGAAAGCATCACTTTACGTGATCAATTAAATTCTTTTCGTAATCGTTGGAATGATTTACTAACCAATGACGATGTATTTGATTCATTTTTATTAAACTTTGGTTTTAATGAAACGTATCAAATAATTAATATGCGATTTGATACTTTTGGGCCAACGCCTGAAATTATTGTTAGATTGTATGCCCCATTACCAGCTAAGTATGGAGAGAAATCTAGATTATGGGTTTCAGAAGAAATAATTGAATCAGTATTAGATACGGTATCGATTATACCACAGCATATTCCAGATCCAGTTACAGCATTAGCTGGTCCTAATTTTGAATTAGAAGAATTTGATGGAGGTTCGGTAGCTACTAGCTTTAAAAATTGGAATAATTTACTTACTGAAAATGTACAAACATCGCAGCAATTAATCGACAATTACTTTTCCGGTTCATTAGCAGGAATAAAATTAAATACCAATCATAGAATATTTGATAGTTTTATTCATTATGGCTCTGCCGTTGAACGAGTTAAAAACTTCAAGTATAAATTAGAATTAATTGAATATTATTCAGCTCAAGTTCAAACTATATCTCAAGTTAATGGAGGAGATATAACTCAAATTAATTTAGCTGATATTTACATTAAACGAAATCGTGTAGTTAGTGGATTTGATGATTTTGAAAAATATTTATTTTTCGAATCAACGGGAAGTGCTTTATATACACACGTTAATGAAACTACGGGGTCATATACTCCTAGAATAGTTAATCCATGGCCAAAGACAACTCCGACTGCATTGAAATGGAACGAAGCTTTTACGATGTGGAGTACGGCAGCTACTCAATGGACACTAGGAGCTGCACCTGACCCTTATGGATATTTTGCAACTCAAGTTTCTTCAACTTCTAACACCGGGCAGATATATTATAATGATTTATTAGAGATTGCTGAAATTTTTGATTATAATAATATTCATAAATTAATAGAAACTGTTCCTTTATATATAAAGGAATCTACAGATAATGAAGAGTATTTGCTCTTTATTAATATGATGGGGCAACATTTTGATATATTATGGACATATATTAAAGCACTTACGTCAATACATTCTCGAGAAGAAAATCCAAAAGATGGAATGCCAGATAATTTGCTGTACGATGTTGCTAAATCTTTAGGATTTGATTTATTAAATGGCAAATCAACTTCTGAGCTTTGGAAATATGCTTTAGCTGTTGATGAAAATGGCGTAGCGTTGGAAAGTGGCGTTAATAATATTACTACGATTACTGATGAAAAAAATACTAAAGAAATTTGGAGAAGAATTGTAAACAATCTTCCTTATATATTAAAATCAAAGGGTACTTCTAGATCTATAAAAGCTTTATTGGCTTGTTATGGAATACCTTCTACCGTATTAACGATTAAAGAATATGGCGGTCCTAGCACATTCACTGATAATAATCATTATCCTGAATATGTGCATGACAAATACCATTATGCATGGCTTTCTCAAACTGGTAGCTTAAGTTTAACAGCCGGCCAATTCATAAATGGTGCTAAGACTTATGTTTATGCTAACACCTTGGAATTCCGGTTTAAAACGGATAATAACTATATCTATGGTGTAGGAACTCCTTATAACATTTTATCTATTAAAAGTGGATCAATTGACGATGTTTATAATTTAATTCTTAACAAAGAAACCAATGATGATAATCAAGGTACTATTACATTATTTAATGGTATAACTGGTCAAGCTATTACAGCATCTAATTTAGAAATATTTGACAATAGTTGGATTAGCGTCGTTATTAATAATAACAACTTAACTTCTTCATTGAATGTAGTAAAATCTTTATACGGCAATACAATATATAATGTATCTGCTAGTGTAATTGGAGCGCCTAATCCATTTAAGCAATCGACTATAACATTTGCGTCAGGATCTAGAGCAATAACTCCAGTATTTGTTAATAGCACTACTATATCTTCTCTAGGTAAGTTTCATGGTCACTTTCAAGAAATTCGTTTATGGTCTGGGTCGCTAAATAACGCTACTATTCAAGAGCATGCAGCATCCCCAAATACATACACTTATAATGTTGATAGAACTTTATTAACAACCGGAGAAGAAGCTGCTAAGCCATTTGATCATTTATTGCAAAGATTTACTTTATCAGATAAAACAATAAAGAGTGGTTCATTTTATCAATCGTCAACTCACCCTAATCAAACTATTAATACAGGTTCACTTTTCTTCAATGGATTTGGAAGTAGTTCAGGGTCAATAGTATTTGAAGGATTTGAAGAAACATATTACACACCATCTCCTTCGTTAGGAGCTTCTAGTTTATATTCAAACAAAGTAAGAATTGAATCTGCTAGTTTAGATGTTAATAAAAGATTAAATACTAAAACAAGAATTGAGAAATCATCATTTGACAGATACTCTTTAGACTCTAATAGAGTAGGAGTTTATTTCTCCCCTCAAACTGCAATCAATGAAGACATATTCAATCAATTAGGATATTTTGAAATTGACGATTATATCGGAGACCCAGGAGATATTTTAAATGACAATTATACAAAGCTAAATAACTTTGCAATTAATTACTGGAAGAAGTATGAAAATAGAAATGACTTTGAAGCGTATTTCAGAGCTCTTCAAATTTATGACTTTACTTTATTTAAGTATATTAAGCAGCTACTTCCTAAAAGAGCAAATGCAATTGTAGGATTAGTTGTAGAGCCAAATGTTTTAGAAAGAAGTAAAGTTAAACTTATTAACAACCCTGTAATTGAAAATTTAAAGCACGATGTAACTTTAAATGCAGTTAATGACGTATCAGCTTCTGGAGTATATCAAAACTTAAATGGATTAATTACTCAACCAATAACCGTTGCAGACTCTAGTATATTTCCTAATTTAACAGGAGTAATGAGTAGCTCGTTAGCGATGACTTCTGAATATCAATCTTATGCCGGTCTTATTGAAAATAATACCACAGACATTGATAAGCTAGGAACTTCATGGGTTCAGCATAGATACATAGATAAATATAAAATAACAGAATCAGGATCTTATAAGCCTATTCAAACTACTATATACGATCAAAGACCGTTTGGACAATATTCATTTACTTCTTCATATACAAATGTTAGCAGTAGCGTTGCCTTGGTACAGCGATTGTATGATGCTACGGTAGCTTATTTAATGCCAGGAGATAAAGTAACTTTTACAATGCCAGCCACGTATACAGGATCACTGTATTGTTATTTTGAAGTAACTTCATTTGCAGGTAACCCGGTAAGTATAGATGTGATAGATTTTGCTACTACTTCAATAGTAGCAAATATACCTATTAATGGCGTGGGAACATATCAAACCACAAACGCGGTTACATTAACCGGACCTAAATTTACACTAAAAAATAAAATTACCTCTATCAAAGACGTAGAAATTGCCGACATTTATATATACGAATCTGTAACTTCATATAGTAGTTCATTAATTCCATATCCGGTAACTGCTAGTTTAGGAAATAAATTTCAAGGAACTGGATATGCAAATGCTAGATTAAACGGTTCTAAATTGGTAGGATCGGCAGTTAACGCAAATTCAAGACAAACTGTCGACGGAGGACCTGTAGTTAAAGTGACGCAAGTAAATCCAAATCAAGTAGTGTTTGCAAATAATCAATTAACAACAATAGACAGAGCAACATCAGGTAGATCTACAAACTCCAGGATTGGATAAAATGATTCTTAAATATAAATCTGAATTTTTCAATAGTCTATATTTATTAAAAAGGTATAAACAAGATGGGATACTTAAATAATAGTACAATAACCGTTGACGCAATTCTTACTAAAAAAGGAAGAGAATTGCTAGCTCGCGGAAAAGATGAATTTAAAATCACTCAATTTGCAGTAGCAGATGATGAGATTGATTATGATTTGTGGAACCCTGCACACCCATTAGGGTCTGATTATTATGGCATTATCATTGAGAATATGCCATTAGTAGAAGCTAGTGCAGATGAATCAAATGTAATGCGTTACAAATTAGTAACATTGCCAAAGAAAACAGCAAGAATACCAGTTATTCAAGTTGGTCAATCTTCAATAACGCTAACATCTCCAGGTCAACAGTCGACTATTAATCCGACAACGACAAACTTTACTTCTGGAAATGCTACATTAGGATACACTGCAATTTTATCTAATTCAGACACAGCAACACTTCAAGTAGTGCAACCTGTTAATGCAGGTGTTAGTCCTACAGTACCAAGATTTATTGGAGATTCTGAATCAGCTCAAACTGTATCAGCAGTTGGATTTAGCTTTAATATCATTGCTAAGCAGCAATTAGTTGCAGACTCTGTAGCTACTATCACTATTATAGGAAATGAAACTGGTGGTAGAGTAACTGTTAATTTAACTGTTAAAAAAGTACAATTAGCGACAGCTTCAAATACTTCAATAACTAACGCACAATAATTAAAAAAATAACATGGGAGTAATTAGAACACCATTAGTGGTAAATAATTTAGCGGCAGCACCTAGAGCAGCTGCAGCTGCAAATATACAAGCAGTTACATTACCAAATTCAAACGCTAATTTAGTGAACGAAATTGAAACTCGAGCTCGTGCTATTGCAGCTGAAATGGTAGCACAAGTAGCTAGACAATCTCAAGTAGCTTCAAGTGGAAGAGTATTTACTCGCTTTGACGTTGCATCTGATATCATTGAAAATCAAAAAACATTTGTAACGACTGGTTTATTTACTGGTAATGCAGCTACAATGTCATTAGCTTATTCTAGCTCAGCTCAATCTACAGCATCTAAAACATATTATTATGATATGTTAAATGCCAATCCTGCTCTTTCAACTTCAGAAGTTCAATTTGCAGTAGCTCATGGTCATAGATTAGGTTCAGGATCTTCAGCTGCTGGAACATTAAATGATTCTCCGGCAAGAGCAGTATATTCTCAATATCGTTTGCTATTATTAAATCCAGGAGACACGACATTTACCTTTGGTGGTAGTCAATCTTCAGATTCAATATATGCTTTGAATTTCAATCGCGCAAGAATTAAAGATAAATTAGACCCAGGTAACTGGCAATTAACTTTAACTAATTTAAGTGGTTCAGGATTTACTAATAATACTCATACTGGATCAAATGTAAAACCGTTAAATACCAATTTTATTTCATTAATAGATGATTCAGGTCAAACTCAAGAAACAAATTTATCTACCGGAGGTAGAGTATTTAATGTTGTATCTGGATCTATTACCGGAGGAGTTTTTAACTCAACCGATCCTAAATATTATGGATTAGCTTATCCTGATATGGGTATTTTAATTTTAAATGGATTAGCGTTAGACACTTCAATGTCATTTAATACAGTAACAGGTTCAAATATAGCTGGAGATAATGCTTGGAAATTATTTACTTCAATTTCAGGAGGATTGGCTTATGGGGTTGGAAATAGTCTACCAAATTTAGCATTCTCAGCACGTAATGAAGAAACAGTAACTTCGACTCACTTTTTTGTTCGAGTTAAAAATGGTGAATATAATTTTTCAAATAACCCAACATTTACTACCGGTTCAGTAGGAGAGCTTTTGCAACCAACATTTATCGGAGACCCTAAGACGTATATTACATCAATTGGTATGTATAACGATCGTCAAGAATTGTTAGCAGTAGCAAAATTATCTAAACCAATACAAAAATCATTTAGTAACGAAGCTTTAATAAAAGTTAAGTTAGATTTTTAGTAGTACTTAAAATAAACCTATTAAATTGGCTCTTTGATATTTATATTAAAGAGCCATTTTTACATTATGGGGAAACCAGGAGTATTTAAAAGAATTGACGGTCAGGATAAGACTATCACGCCATTCAAGGTTTATAAATCTTGGAGGTATGATACTACATCTAGTTTAGATAGTGATAACATTGATCGATTAGTAGCAATCAAACCTAATCCAGCATTATATTCCGGAAATAAAGTTACATTAGATACTTGGCAACGACAATTAGATTCTTCTTCACTATTAGTTAATATAGCTAATAATAAAGAAGCTTCAATGATTTGGTATAGCTTAAATCATTTATATTATAAGAGAGCAGGTCAGCCTTTTGAAACATTTGGATATGCAGACCCACAGGCTATTGAAAGAACTATATTTAATGAAGCTTCAGTTATATCTATTCCGCAAAAAAAGTTTGGAGAAACTATCAAACCAGGTACTGTTAAATTGCGTTTTAAAAATACTCAATTAAATACTGTTACAATGTCATTGTATGATGACGGTAAAGGAAATTTAATTGATTCTGCATTAAGTGCTTCCGTGTCAGGAGAAATATTATACTTAGGGTTTAATTCATCTACATATTCCAGAACTTATTTAGACACCGTATATAACACGGGATCATTATTATCTACCGAATTAAATACTAGAAATGAAATTAATAATATTTACGTAGACACTTTAATACCTGAGTATTTAGTTAATAGTAAAAATGTTAGCATAACACCTAATCCTTTACTTACTATCGGAGCTACTAAATGGGGTAACGCTGCTACATTTGCAGGAGAAGGATATATTCGTTTACCAAATAGAGAAGATGTTAATTTTAAACAAAGTCAAAATTATGCTGTTTCATTTTGGGCTAATATGGCTACTACGGGTTCTGGAATTGTATCGTTATTATCAAAAAGAACGACAGGTACGGGAACTGTATTTAATTCAAAAACAGGAGTTTATGACACTGGAGATATAAATTATAATATTTCTCAATATCCATTTGATATAACGTATAATATTGTAACGAAAACGGTATTCGCAAATCAATCAACAGGTGCAGAAACGGTATCTATCTCATCAAACTTAGCAACTACATCATCAGCACATATATTAGTAAATAAAACAGGTTCTAGATTTGAATTGTATATAAATGGAGCTTTAGCTGATGTAGGCTTTACTCCTAGTTTAGGAAATATATACAATGAAGCTGATATCTTTATTGGATCTTTAGGAATTGATAAAGACGGAAAAGCTGTTAATGGAATGTTTGGCGACATCGACGAATTTTTTATATTTAATAAAGGATTAAGCCAAAGTGAAATTACCCAATTATCATATACAGGCTCTGAAAATTTAATGGTTACTAATACCAATGCCGTAGGTAATGTATTTTATGAGCATGGAATGATTGTTTTATCAGATCCTAGACCTAAATATGGTACTTCACAATATAGACCATTCAGTGATAGAGTTTATAATTATCTTTCGTCAGTAACTCAATCTGCTTATATAGATGATTTTTATTTAGAATATAATTCAACAGTAACTCTTTATGAGCATGAATATATTTGTAAATTAAAAGAAGATGAATTTAACTTTACTTCTAATCCGACGATTAGATTAGACAATGATCCTTCGTCAGAAGTTCCAAAACCAATTACTTCTAATAGTGAATTTGCTCCTTACATTACAACCGTTGGACTATATACATCTTTCGGAGAGTTAGTAGCGATAGGAAAACTAGGAACACCAATTAAAAAACGAGACAACGTTGATTTGAACTTAATAGTTCGATTTGACATATAATTATATAAAATAAAAGTTATGGCTAGAAGAAATCCTTATAGTAAAAAAGCAGTTGCGGCTAAGTACGGATTCCGTAGTGGCTTAGAAATGGAAATTGACGAATCACTTAAATCTAAAGGGATAGACGGTGATTATGAAAAGCATATTATTGAATATGTCAAACCAGAGACTAAACACAAATATCATCCTGACTTCAAATTGCCTAATGGTATTTTTGTAGAAACCAAAGGAAGATTTTTAACTGACGATCGAAAGAAACATATCTTAATCAAAGCTCAACATCCTGAGTTAGATATTCGCTTTTTATTTCAAAATTCAAAAACAAAAATTAGTAAAGCATCTAAGACTACTTATGCAGATTGGTGTATCAAGTATAACTTTAAATTTGCGGACAAGATAATACCGGAAGATTGGTTAGTATAATATTTGGTATATTGAAATAAATATACTATATTAATCGAGTATGATAAATAGTAAACTGACTAATTTAATAGAATCTGTTTTAGGTAAAGGTAAAACTACAAACAAAGGTAACATTGCACATCATTGTCCTTTTTGCCAATCCCCTAGAAGAAAATTAGAAGTTCAATCTTTAACTAATGAAAAAGGAGAAAACCCTTGGCATTGTTGGGTTTGTAATAAATCAGGAAAAAAGCTATCTACCTTATTTAAAGCCTTAAACGTAAGCCGTGATAGACTAACGGAGCTATACAGTATACTTAACATCCAACCCAAATATAACTCCGGTAAGTTCGACAGTTTACATTCAAATACGACAGTACTCGACCTGCCTAAAGAGTTTATTCCACTTTACAAAACTTCAGATACTACAGAATATAAAAATGTAATGCATTATTTACGTTCTAAAAGAAAAATTACACTATCTGAAATAGTAAAGTATAATATTGGCTATTGCGAATCTGGAGAATATTCTAAAAAGATTATAATTCCATCGTATGATGAGATGGGTAGATTGAATTATTTTGTAGGAAGAGCATATTATGAAGCGGAATCATTTAAACATAAAAATCCAGACACGTCTAAAAATTGTGTTGGCTTTGAATTGTTTATTAATTGGACTTTGCCAATCGTTTTAGTTGAAGGTAGTTTTGACGCAATAGCAGTTAGGCGCAATTCCATTCCATTATTCGGAAAGACTATATCAGAAGACTTACGTAAAAAGATTATTGAAAATAAAGTTACTAAATTATATATTTGTCTTGATAAAGACGCTCAAAAGCAAGCTCTAGAACACGCTGAATACTTTATGAATAATGGAGTAGAAGTGTATTTTGTAGATTTGCAAGAAAAAGATCCTGCTGAAATTGGTTTTGAACGAATGTGTACGTTGATTAAGGAAACACCTGCATTGACTTTTACACAATTTATGAAATATAAATTATTTGCATAATGAATAGAATAGAAATAGGAATAAATCACATTGAAAAAATATATCACGTAGCTGATATTCACATTCGAAATTTAAAAAGGCATCAAGAATATAAAACTGTATTTGAAAGAACTGTTGAAGCTATTAAAAAGACAGTAGGGCCAAATGATATTATCTTTTTAGGAGGAGATATTGTTCACGCTAAGACTGATATGACGCCTGAGTTGATTCAATCAGTGCAAGAATTCTTTAAAATGTTTGCAGATATTGCTCCTACAATATTAATTACAGGTAATCACGATTGCAACTTAAACAATATGTCTAGGTTAGATGCATTAACTCCTATTGTCAATGCACTTAATCACCCAAATCTACATTATCTCAAAGAGTCAGGGGTATATCATATATCCGATAAACACTTTACAGTTATGTCTGTTTTTGATAAGCCTAAAGATTTCATCAAAGCAAATAGTTTTGAAGGAGATTTTAAAATTGCGTTACATCACGGAGCTGTAAATAATGCAATGACTGATATTGGATTTAGATTGCAAAATGATCATGTAGACATTGATACATTTGAAGGATATAAATTAACTTTGTTAGGAGATATTCATAAACCAGCTCAATACCTCAATCAAGAAAAGACTATTGCATATTGTGGTTCGTTAATTCAACAAAATTATGCAGAAGCTTTAATACATGGAATGTTAGTATGGGATACTGCAACTTGCAAAGCTGACTTTGTAGAAATTGCAAATGACATTTGTTATTATACATTGGAAATTGACAATGGTGTACATGCTCCAATATTGCCAGTTGTATTAGATAAAAAGATTCGATTGCGTATTAAAGTTAAAAATACTGAATCAGCAGATTTAAAAACGATATTAGCTGACATTAAGTCTCAGTATGATATTGAAGAATATACAATTCAAAAAATAAATGATTTCAGTCAAAATAATACACGAGTTCATAAAATTAATATAGGTGATGTTCGAGATGTAGAATATCAAAATGAACTTATTACTAAATATCTAGATAATAAATTTGCTTTAGATGATGATATACTCGACGGCATTCGTCACGTTAATAGAACAGTTAATTCAGGATTGCCTCATTTAGAAATTTCTAGAAATGTATCGTGGATTCCTAAGAAATTTGAATTTTCAAATATGTTTAGTTACGGTGTAGATAATGTAATTGACTTTACAAATATGCAAGGAGTGCTAGGCATATTTGCACCTAATGCCTCTGGAAAGTCTACCATGTTAGATTCAATTACTTATTGTATATTTGACAAATGTGGAAGAACATCTAAAGCTTCAAGTGTATTAAATAATAAATCAGGTTCGTTTAAATGTAAATTTAATTTTGAATTAGATGGTCGAGATTACTTTATTGAAAAAACAGGAACTAAAGGAAGAGGTGAACACGTTCGAGTTGATGTTGATTTTTATTGTATAGATGATTTAGGAAATAAAGAATCTTTAAATGGAAAAGAACGAAGTGAAACAAATGATCACATTAGAAATTTGCTAGGTACCTATGAAGATTTTGTCTTAACTGCATTGTCAGTACAAAATAACAATACTGGATTTATTGATATGGCTCAAAAAGATCGTAAAGACTTACTAGCACAGTTTCTAGACATTAATATATTTGAAGACTTAAATAAAATAGCAAATGAAGATATTAAAGAAGTAGCTACGCTAGTTAAAGAATATCAAAAGCAAGACTTTGCTACTCAATTGTCAGGAGCATTAATTAACATTGATACTTACTCTAAACAGCATAAAGGTCATTTAATGGACAAGGCAGAGTTAGATACTAAAATTGCAGATATCCATGCACAAATATTAAATCTAACTTCAGATTTAGTACCAATTGATTCTTCAATTGAAAATATATTTGAATTGGAAACTTTAGTATCTAAATGCAATGCGTTATTAGATCAAATCAATACTCAGTTAAACGCTAATGACATTTCACTGTCTGAAGCTAAAGCTGCTGTAGATAAAATTGAAAAGGAATTAGAAAATTATAATATTGTAGAGATAAAAGCACGTATAGCCGTTTATAATGGATTGAAAAATTCAGAATTAATATTTCATGGACAAATAGAAAAACGCAAGGCAGAGATTCGTATCAAAGAAGATAAAATGGCCAAGCTTAATGATCTTAAGTATGATGAGAATTGTTCATATTGTATGGATAATATTTTTGTTAAAGATGCTATTGCTACAAAATCTTCAATACAAGATGATAAAGAAGGTCTAGTATCTTTAAATGCTAAGCTGCAGGAAGTAGTTGATAAAATGACAGAGTTGTCAAAGTCAGTTACTGAACAAGAAACGTATTATGAATTACAAAGGAAATTAACTCAAGCTAATACTAATAAAAATAATACCGAATCTACGATTAATGATTTAAAAACTAAACGTGGGCTAGCAGAAACTAAATTACTAGAAACTCAAAGAAAGGTTGATGAGTATTATACTAAAGAAGCTGTAATTAAAAAGAATAAAGAAAATAGAACTTCTATATCTTTACTAAATACTACAATGGATGTACTTAAAGATGAATTAAGTGATGTAAATGATTTAATTTTAACTTGCCATTCCAATTTACTAGTAGCTCAAAAAGATAAAGAAAAATCTGAAGAGTCTATTGCCAAACTAAAAGATTTAACTCAACAATATAAATTTTACGAATATTATTTAATAGCAGTCAATCGTGACGGAGTTCCTTACGATTTAATTACCACCGCTGTACCATTTATAGAACAGGAAATAAATAACATCCTAACTCAGTTAGTTGATTTTAGTATAATGCTGGAAATGGATGGTAAAAATATTAATTGTTATATTGTTTACGATCAAGATAATTTTTGGTCTATAGAATTAACTTCTGGTATGGAGAAATTTATATCGTCTTTAGCTATTAGAACTGCGTTAATAAATATATCATCACTACCTAGACCTAATTTCCTAGCTATTGATGAAGGCTTTGGAGTTTTAGATTCTAACAATTTAAACTCTATGTTTAATTTATTTGAGTATCTTAAAACTCAATTCTCTTTTATGTTAGTTATATCTCATATAGATTCCATGAGAGATGTAGTTGATAAATTAATTGAAATTGTTAAAACCAACGGAAATTCTAAGATCTATTACATTTAGATATTTATATTTATATAAGTATTTTTACGTAATTCATGGCTAAAAAAGAAATAATTTATCAAGGGCTTGCTGATTTAAATGTATTAGTTGAGGACAACTCTATATCATCGCCAGATTATTTTAGAGTCACTAACATACCTTCCGAATTCTTTTCCGGTAGAAATATTTTAAAGTTCAAAGGAAATCCTAATTTATTTAATGAAGGATCTCCTGTTTATATAGAGGTATTAGATTCTAATGGAGACCCAATTTATTATGAAATTGGATTAGATAGAGAATCAGAATCGCAAGCAGCCGTAATTACAGTATTTGTAAACCAAGATACAACTCCTGGAAATGGTCTTATAACAATTTGTGGAACTGCTTCAAAAGATGCAGCAGGTAATTTTTTAGATACTAAATTACTTAATGTACGTTGGTCAACTCTTGTCTATATAGATCCTTCCAAAGAAAACAACGCTGAAATTATATTTGAATCTCTACCGACAGCTACAATATCAGCTTCGACGGGGTCATATACCAATTTAGGATATGCTGGTGGCACAAGAATAATATCACAATCAGTAAGTAATTTAGAATATTACTATTATAATAATACTCCAGTTTTAACTACTAGCTCTTTAGCAGGAGCAGGATTCAGTGGCTCTGCATTAGCAGCTGCCGTGTCAATTCCATATACTTCTATTAGCTCAGTTAATCCGTCACCTCAAGGTACTGTGTCAGCGTCGTTAATATTTACGTCAAGCATTAGTTCATTTAGTGGAGATGGAATTGCATTTTTATCAAACCCGTTAATATTTCCATTACAAAATAGTAATTCAGACTATGCTCCAACTTATGCAGCTTTAACAGCTACAATTACTTACGAGCAGTCTGCTTCATTAGCTTCAGTTCCAACACAAAATACATTTAATGTAGCTACGGTATTTTTTACAGGACTTCAACCTCAAATAGGAGTTGTTAATAAAATTAGATCGTATGTAAAATCTTCAGGAGTAGGAGAATATGTGTTATCAAATGAAACAAATATTTCAGAACAAGCTGATGAGTTAGGATTTACGGCAAATGTAGTAACAGCTTCATTTGCTTTGCCAACGGTACATCGAAATGATAGATTAGATTTCAAATTTGAATTTGTTAATCCTGTAGGTTTAGTTTCCGCACAGTACGTAGAACTTTTAAATAATTTATTTTTAGGAGGTAATACTTACATAGGAGGAAATGATAATTTACTAACAGGATCTTTATTTGTCGCAGGAGCTACGGGAACTGGCGTTGAAATTACAGGAAAAGCACAATCTGCAATGATTAGGTCTCTAGGATATCAAGGGTTTCAAAATGCTATTACAAACAATGGCGGAGCTTATTCTGGATTTGTAATTTATTCAGGTTCAGTGCAATCTATTTTAGGATCAGCAGAATCATATAATGGAGTAGGATTAGAATTAGTAGCTAATACATCATCTTATTTTAAATACGCGTCGTCTGGTAGTGGTATATTAGATATTAAAACAAATACATTCTTTTTAGGAAGTACTACAGGAACATTTATATCAGGCTCGGACGGAAAGTTACAAATATCAGCTTCTAATTTTTCCGTATCAGTAACCGGTAACGTTACTGCTAGTAATATGATATTAAAAAATGTATCATATGCTGACTTTTTTGCTAACAGACAAATAGTTGTTAATAATACTAATTCCGGTTCATATTTTAAATATTTTTATGATGGTGGAAAGGCGTATACGATATTAAATTTAGCTGGAATTACTGGCCCGTCTAGTAACAATTGGTCCGGATTTTCTGCAATGTATGTAAGATTTTTTGTTAATCCAGCTGCCCCAATAGCTGGAATAATAACTCCTGCAGATTTTGGGTATGACGGTCAAGTTATAATTGAAACGTATGGCCCGGCATATAATACCGGCATACTAGGATCGGGGTGTACAACTACATCTTCTTTAGGAGCTAATGTATTAATAGAGGCTAACCGTATTTCTGTTGGAAATTATTATGCAGTTGGCAACTTTTATGATAACGTTTACGCAGTACAATACAATATACCCATAAAAGGCGGCGGTTACGGCACCCAATGGGTATTTAATGGAGACGATGCTGGCAGCGGTTCTGCGTGGTTTAGTGACGCTACATCAATAACTCCACCTCCAGGACTACCCACTGTCGATACATTAGGTAAACGACGATCTTTACGTAGTCGAATTACATATGAAGTTAATGATTGGGCAAGTTACTCTTATACTGTGAGTAGAGACAACCCTGCATATTATGTTGACCCTAATCCACTTTTTAATGTATGCCCAAATAATTACAATGATATGTTAGAATGTGCACCGGGAGGACGCTACGCTTTCGCTCCAGGAGACTCGGGATGGCGGTTGCAGTCAGTAACTAATTATGGAGGTTCGGTAGTTCCACTATTTTCTGGTAGTCTTGCATTAAACTCACCCAATGGTACCGTATATAGAATTGACGTCAGCAACGCCGGCTTATTATCAACAACAGCAATTTAATTTTAATTTATGAATACAGTTTATTTTTTTACCGATACTGTTTATTGTGAAGGATCTCCGGGAGCTCCTACATGTAGAATACTTAGACAAATGCTAACTGATTTAGGAGTTAGCTTTATTACAAAAGATTTACATCGGAATCGTAATAATAATGATGAAATACGTAATATATCCGGAAGAAATTATTATACTCCTTACATTATAATTCGTGATTCTAGCCAATCTTTAATTTTTCACTTTGGATATCCATATATTAATGAATTAATACGACAAAGCGAAATTATTTACAATACACAAGAAGAATATAATGCAGCGGCACAAGAGCATATTAAAAATACATTAATCTTATATAATGCTTTATCAGAATCCTAATATATATGTCGACGATTCATTAATACATGGAAGAGGTGTATTTACTTCTGCGTTAATTAATTCGGGCAGTTTAATTGAGGAATGCCATTTTTTTAAGTTAAATGAGTTTAATATTAACAATATTAATTATAGTAGTTTAAAAGAAAGAGTTATGCCATGGCCAAATAAAATAACAGTAAACACATATATACTTGCGTTAGGATATGGATGTATATACAATCATTCTATATATCCTAACGCTATTTGTAATTCAAATATACAAAAATCAGTAATAGAACTATATTCAATACAAGATATTCAGCCCGGTGAAGAAATAACATATAATTACAATACGAATTTTAATTAAAATTTAGATATTTATTACAAAAGATAGAAATGGCAATTTCAAATTTAACAACCCAGTATATATCATCATCGTTTCAGAACTTAATGCAAGTATCAAGTTCTGGTCAGATATATAATGGTACAGGAACGCAAGTAACTAATTTAACTGGATTTAATTTAATTGGAAGTGTTACTGGTTCCGCTACTACAGTTACAACTAACGTTCCTACTACGCCAGTTACAGGATCTATATATTTTAATACTAGCACAAATTATTTGTACATTTACAATGGTACCAGCTATAAATCAAGTTCGTTTAGTTAACATGATAAAAAATATAATAGCAATATACCCTGGCAGGTTTCAACCTTTTGGTCAACATCATGCTGCGGCATTCAAATGGCTTCAAAAAGAGTTTGGAGCTGCTAACGCTTACATCGTAACGTCAAACGTCGTACAACCCCCAAAGAGCCCTTTTTCTTTCAAAGATAAGCAAGACATTATAAGACATTATGGTTTCGACGATCGACTTGTACAGGTAAAGAATCCATATAAATCGGAGGAGATTTTATCTAAATTAAATCCTAAAGACACTGCAGTAGTGTTTATGGTAGGAGCAAAAGATATGGCAGAAGATCCTAGATTTAAAATAGGAAAAAAAGTTAGCGGCGGGGATTCATATTTTCAAGATTATAAAAAAAATAAATCAAGTCTTCAAGGATTTGATAAACATGGATATTTAGTAGTAGCTCCTCACGTTCGCATAACCATTCCTGGATATGGAGAAATGTCAGGTACTACATTGAGAAAAGCTTTAGGAGCTAAAATACCTAGAGATAAAAAAGTTAAACAATTCGAAGCTGTATTTGGTTGGTATGATAAAAAGACAGCTGATATGGTATTTGATAAAATAGAAGGAATTAAAGAGTCAAATCTATTTTCCAAACATTGGTGGAGAGAATCGTTAGAGTTAACGGAAGCAGTGTCCATGAATGAATTAAAAATGAAATTTAAAAAATTCATTGCAGCTTTAAAACAAGAAGGCACTGAAACCAAAAAAGCTTTTTCTTTATTAGCAAAAGCAGCAATGGGTAAAATAGAATTAACAGATGCTCAAAAATCTGAAATTGGCGAGCAAATGAAAGACATTTTAAAGGCTATTGGATTAACTACCATAGCTATTGCACCGGGAGGCTTGATTGCAGGATTTCTAATTAAAATGATAAAAGCAGAAAAGTATATTACTCCTTCAGCATTTATGAAAGAAGCTGCATTGAAACCAAATACATGGAAAGATTTCAATTTAGCTGCTTTATCAAAAGAAGATATGGACATTGTATGGAGTATGTATTCGGATACTTATTCTAAAGCAGGATTAGATTTTTCAGCTAATGATGCCACAGAATTGCAAACAAAATACAAAGCAGTTTATTTAGAAGATGTAGATGCTGATACTATTGCAGATGCATTTATTATATTCAAACCAACACTTTTTGGAAATAAAATTTCATTGTTAGGTACCAATAATAAAAAAGAAGCTAAAAAAGAATTAATATCTAAATTATTTAATTTATTAAAAACTAAAAGTTGGTATATAGAAGCTTCTATGAAAATGGAAGAAATACTTGCGAAACGATCAGATATCGATGTAGTAACCGACGAGACTGTTATTAAAGGAGTTGCCGGAGATAAAAGTTTAGAAATGATGAAAGATGGTTATTATAAAAGAAAATTATCTAAAGTAGACAAATCAATTGTTAAACGAATTTATGGTAAGCCGACAGTTACTTCTATTAAAGAAGATAAAAACGATCCATGTTGGTCAGGATATCATCAAGTTGGAATGAAAAAGAAAGGATCTAAAAAAGTTCCTAATTGTGTTCCAGAATCTGTTTCTGAAGGTTCTATGTCTCCAGAGCAGTTAAAAGCTCATAATGAAAAAATTAACAAACTTAAAACATTTTTAGATTCAAACATTGGTCGTGAATTTGAATATGACTTTGATGTATTTTCTAAAACAGTATTCGGAGTTAAAATGCCTACTCAAGAATCTCTTTTAAAAGAAGGAGGAGCTGGAGGACATATGGCGCATCCATTTAATATTGATTGGGTAAAGACAGGAAAAGATTTAGTAACTGTATTTCAACAATCAGTAAATTATTTAAAGAAAGGACCTGCGTCTGTTAAAATAGATGGAGTTAATGCTTCTATTCGTTTAATTACTTTAGATGGTAAAAAAGTCTTTGTAATGGATAGAGGTTCTAATAAACCATTAGATGTTAAAGGAATTACCAAAGCAGAATTAACAGATAGATTTGGAGCTGGTCATGGAATGATTAAAGTAGGCGGAAAAGTATTAGATATTTTTAACGATTCAATACCAGCTTGTACTCCGGCATTGAAAAAGTTAGGATTATGGGACAACCCAAATATTCTATTTAATATAGAGTATGTAGCAGGTTCAACCAATGTGTTGTCTTACAATAAGAATTTTCTAGCAGTTCATGGTTTATTAGAAATAGAGCAAGTAACTCCAACTAAAAGAGCTACTAAAGAAAAGTCAGCTAACAAAGCAGCAATGCAAGATTTACTAAATAATCTAGCTGTAGTAGCTAATAAAAATGGCTATGAAGTTTTAGGATCTATTCCGACGACTTTAAAAGGAGAACCTGACTTAGCTGGAGAATTAAGTAAAAAATATACAGTGTCTAGAACAGCAGCTGAAAAAGAAACTAAAACTCTTTCTCAATGGCTAGCAAAAGCACAGGTACCAGACGTGACTATTAAGACTGTTGACGGCAAAACAATATCAGCTTTATCCAAAGAAGTTTTAATTAAAATTTCCGATGGTATACCATTAAGTGAGTTTGTAGCAAACCCTAAAGACTTCCAAGCAGCAATAGATGGATATATTATTTATTTAGCTACTATGAAATTAGGAGATGCTGTATTAGAAAAGTTAGATTCGCCTTTAGGACCTGTATCAGATCATGAAGGAATTGTCATCAGAGATAAATCAATTTACGCCAAACCCTTTAAAATTACCGGAAAATTTATATTAGGTGGATTAGCCAGTTCTTTTAGAAAGTAGATAATTATATATAAAAGTTATGGCAAAATTACAAAATATAAGAGCTGTCCGACAAATGTTAGACGGAACTCATAAAACGCAAACCAAACAAACTATAGGATTTGCGGGAGGTAAAGGTACGGAACAAAAGCGTGAAGTTGGAGAAACTTGGTTAGACATTCATGGAGTTGAATGGGAACAAAGAAATGGGTTTAAAATTCAAAAAGGTAAACTTGATGAATTGCGTGAAATGCTAGCAAAAACAAAAATGCCTGCTGCGTGCCCTAAATGTAACCAAGCAATGGCAAAGCGTTTAGATAAAAAGTTTTGGGCATTAGAAAAACATTGTTTCGATTGTCAAGTAGAACTTGAACATAATCTTCGTATTGAAGGAAAATATGAAGAGTATGAAAAGCAAAGAATGTTAGCTAATGCAGAGAATTGGTTAAAGGATGCAGAGCAAGAAGCTAAAGAATTAGCTACTGCGTTTCGTAATCCATTGACATTTGCCAATGCAGACGGCACCATTGAAAATTGGTCTGGCGGTATGACAGGTGAAGAGCTAGCCGATAAAATAGAGAATGAATTTAACTTATTTAAAGAAAATTTTATAAATAAACTAACACAAGATTTATATGAATCCAAAAATATCCAAGGAGCTAAAGAAAGCAACTGAAGACCTTCAAGCTAAAATGCTTGAAATGCAAGCTGAAGAAGCTAAAATGCTTAAACTTAAAACTGCATTTGTTAACGAGTCCGATCCTGTAAAGCGTGAGAAGTTGAAAAAAGCTTTGATCATGCAACATAAAATACTTAAAACTGTAGAAGCAGCTGCTGACAAAGCAGATGTTAATTTCCATAGCATATTATCTTCAGAGCCTGAAGAAGATGTTCAAGATTTACTTGATCATAAACTTCAAGAGCATGTAGTTAGAATGAGAGTTCGCAAAATAGTTAAGGAATCTATCAAATCTCTTAAAAGAAAGAAATAATGATTAAGTTAAAAGATCTATTAAAATTAAAAGAAGCTACAGAAATTGAAAAGCCAGAATATTCTGAAGAAGCTGTGTTTAAATTCTTTGGTAAGAATAAAGCCAAATTAAAAAATTATTATGAAGATGATGATTGGGACGCGTTTTATGAATTAGCTTTTGATGAATTTGCGGAACAAGATCAAGATGTAGTTGCAACTGCTTTAAATAGAGCAGCGACTATGGAAGGTTGGTTTGACAATGAAACTGAAGATTATAGACAATCTGAAGCTGAGTTAGATATGATGGCTAATGGAACTAAGAAGCAGCAAAAAGGTGTTGATACTGCAGACTATGATAAAAAGGCAAAGATGCCAAAAACTTCTTCAACAGATTTAGTAGTAGGAGATTTAAAGAAGCTTAAAGAATCGAAAAAAAAAAGATTCTAAAACAAAAATAGAGGAAGCAGAATATCACGGACGTAAAGTTAAATTAGGAAAGCCATTTTACACTCCAGGCGGCCCTAGAAAACGTGCTGTATACGTAACAAATGACAAAGGTAATGTAGTTAAAGTAGGATTTGGAGACCCGAATATGAGAATTAAAAAATCTATTCCGGCTCGTAGAAAATCTTATAGAGCTAGGCATCATTGTGAAAATCCAGGACCTAGATGGAAAGCAAATTATTGGTCATGTAGAATGTGGTAATATATTATAATATAAATTAAAATGAAACAAGAATTAATTACAGAAGCCGCTAGATTACAAAAGTTAGCGGGTATTTTAAAAGAAGCTAAATCTAAAGAAGAATTAGCTGCTGAATTAAACAAAGCATTTCAAACAGGCCCTGCAGCTACTAGAGCATTTTTAGATACCCCTGAAGGTAAATCTGATATCGTACGTAAAGATATTTTACTAAATCCACAAACAGACGGATCAAATACAGACGATACTGTCGCTACGTCAACAGCTAGCGGACAGGCAATGGGTTATAAACCAACACAAAGCGAAATTGATTTAATGAAATCAGTGTCATATCCATTAGGATCAGCTAAAACGCTTACGGATGCTATCTCTTCGGGACCAACAGCTCAAGGAGTTGTAACTTCCGGAGATTTAATTATTGACGGACATCATCGATGGTCAGGTGCTATTTCAATTGGAGGAGACAAAGCTAAAATTTCAGGAACTAATGTTAATTGGCCTGGCAAAGGCACTAATGAAAAACTAGCAGCGGCACAAATTGCAATTGCTGCTGATTTAGGCCCTGGTAAAGATATTCCATCTCAATCTGAAGGATTTAAAACTAACATCATGGGTAAAGGAGCTGGAGATATAGCTAAAATGATTATGTCTAATATTAATAAGCAAACAGATAAAGGAGCGCCCGGGGCACTACTTAATGACAAAATGATGGAAGATTTAACTGCAGGAGCTAATAAAGACATTAATATTGTATTAAAATGGCTTGGAGATTTAGGAGATAGAGTAACGGATAAAGTAGGACCTGGAAAACCTAGCACTCCAGAAGCTATTTATGCATTAAGACTTGCAATTGCAGAAAAAATAGGAGAAAATTTAAGCAATTTGCCTAATAACCCAGATGCTCCAGCACGTAAAGATATGCCTCAATTCGATCCAAAAGTTGGCGGACCTGAATTAAGTGCTATTAAAAGTAAATTAGGAGGAAAAGGTCAAGGAGATATTAATGTAGGACCTCCATATGCAAAAGAATCTGTTAATAAACGATTAGATACCATGCTTACCAATACAATTATCAAAGTTAAAAAATAATGATTAAGTTAGTTGATTTATTAAAGGAAGCAGAAGGAGAAACTCCTAAATGTCCTGTAGCTACTCAAAATATCGAAGTTAATTTGGCTCATCGTCAAATTGCTATTGATAAATACGGATATGGTCCTTTAAATCCTAACAATCCAAATATTAAATTTTGGAAAGCAAAAGCTGCGCAATGGAAAATGGCTACTATAGATGAAGCTAAATCATCTCGTTGTAATAATTGCGCCGCATTTAATATCACATCAAGAATTTTAGGTTGTATTGAAGGAGGACTAGTTTCTACCGAACCAGGTCCAAAAGCAGAACCAACTCAAGAAGCTCCTGTAGCTGAAGCAGAAGAGCCAGTAGTACCAACTGCAGAACCAGAAACAGACGATACAGAAGGAGCTGAAAAGGACGCTTGGGATACTATTGAAGCTGGAAAATTAGGATACTGCACAATGCACAAATTCAAATGTGCTGGGTCTCGTACTTGCAATGCTTGGATAGTAGGCGGTCCTGTTAAAGATAAAAAATAAATGATTAAATTGCGTGATATACTTAATGAATCCATTGACTTTGACAATTTTAAAAAGTTAGTAGATGAATTTGAAGGACGTGATTTAGAGTTTGTAACAGCACAAACTATTACTCATTTATTAAATACATTTCGTGAAATTAAATCAACTCAAGAAAAAAAGCTAGCTGTTAAAATGCTTATCAAAGCTGGCTTATTAGATAAAGTTAAAGCTGCAATATAATATGCCATTAATTAAACCTTTACTCGAACAACAAATATACGCTGCTTTTAAAAAGTTACAAGCAACTGCTAAAGACACTGAAACTGCTCAAAGAGAGCTAGCAAAAGATTTAGCGACAGCTATTGACTTATATATTAGAACGGCTACGATTATCGTTCCTCCGGGACAAGTAATTTCCGGAGCTGGCGGTGGCACGGTGCCAGTAATTGGATCGACAGTAACCCCTTCAGCCCCCGCTACGATAGTATAATATTACTAGTCTTATATTTATAAGATATAAGGCAGGTATGCAAATAAATAAACTTTCAGGAACATTATTAATTATAATTGCAATTTTAGTTGCAGTTATATTCATGACTTCACCTAATTCAGTTGAAGTAGATAAGTATGCAAAGCAAAAAAGCGAAATAGATAGCTTATCTAAAATGATTGAAGCTTTGAAAAAAGATCAATTAAAGTATGACAGTCTTATTACTCAATACAAAGATAATTTGATGATTATGGATCGTCAAATAGATTCGACAAAACATAAAATAACACAAATCCAAAATTATTATGGAAATAAAATTAAAGCTATTGACACCGCTACTCATGATGAGCTTGGCGATTTTTTCACAAACCGTTACAAATAAAACTCAAATACACTGCTTTCCAGATAGTATTGTAAAGAAAGTAGCAAAAGATTTATTAAGAGGTGATTCGACCCGTGCTGAATTAACTGAAACTAAAATATTAGTGCATGAGTTAGAATTAAAAAATTTCACAAACGAACGATTAGTTAATACTTACGTACGTAAAGTAGCTAATTATTCTTCTCAAATTGATTTATATAGACAAAAAGAAGTTAAGTATGTGGATATAATTACTGGATTGGAAAGAGACGTTAAGAAAGAAAAGAAAAGAAATAAAATATTTAAAATAGTTACAGGAATTCTAATTACATCCACTGTTATTGGGTTTGTAGCACGCTAAATTAATTAAGTTATGAGTCAAGCAAAGACATTAAAAGAAATAATAAAAGAAGAGTACAAGAAATGTTTAACAGATCCTGTTCACTTCATGAAAAAGTTTTGCCAAATTCAACATCCTCAAAAAGGAAAAATACCTTTTCATTTATATACATTTCAAGAGGAGACCTTAAGAAACCTACGAGATCACGATTATAACGTCATACTAAAATCAAGGCAATTAGGTATATCAACTCTAAGTGCCGGCTATGCTCTTTGGCTTATGACGTTTTTTGGGGATAAAAATATTCTAGTTATCGCTACTAAACAAGAAGTAGCTAAAAATTTAGTATTAAAGGTAAAAGTCATGTATGAAAATTTACCTTCATGGCTTAAATTGCCAGCAACAGAAGATAATAAATTATCATTACGTCTTAATAACGGTTCTCAAATTAAAGCAACTTCATCGTCAGGAGACTCTGGACGTTCAGAAGCATTGTCTTTATTAATAATAGATGAGGCTGCGTTTATTTCCAATGTAGAAGAAATTTGGATATCATCGCAACAGACTTTAGCAACGGGAGGAGGAGCAATTATATTATCCACTCCTAATGGCACCGGTAACTTTTTTCATCAAACATGGGTAGGAGCTGAGGAAGGTAGAAATAGGTTTAATACTATTCGTCTTCGCTGGGACGTTCATCCTGACAGAGATCAAATATGGAGAGATAAGCAAAATGAATTGTTAGGAGTTAAAGGAGCAGCTCAAGAATGTGATTGTTTATGGGGCGAATCAAAAGTAACGGTACGAGATAAGCTAACTAATGAAGAATTTAAAATAACATTAGAAGACTTATATAATTTAGATTATTTAGATAGCTATTAGAATTAAACAATAAAATGCAAATAAAACGCAATACAAGATTTGAAATATTGACGCCTAATGGGTATCAAGATTTTGCCGGCGTACGTAAGTTACGAAAAGATAAAATTTATGTAATTACATTATCATCAAATATTATATTAAGATGTTCTGAAACACATAAATTTATTGGTAATAGATTAGAATTAGAGGCTAACAAGCTTCAAATAGGTAGTATTATAGATTCAATTGATAATAATATCGTGACCGTTATTGATATTAATATCGAAACTCAGCCTATAGAGTTATATGATATTATAGAAGTCGATCGCGGAAATATTTTTATAGTAGATGGAATTGTATCACATAACTGCGACTTTATCACTTCAGGTCATTCTGTAATTGAAGGTCAGGTATTAAAATGGTATGAAACAACTCATATTAAAGATCCTATTGAAACTAGAAATAGTGGAGATTTATGGATATGGGAACCAGCAAATTACCAAAGAGATTATGTAGTTGTAGCTGACGTTGCTCGAGGTGACGGAGCTGACTACTCAGCATTTCATGTTATTGATGTAGAATCTGTAACGCAAGTAGCTGAATATAAAGGACAAATATCCACTAAAGAATATGGAAATATGTTAGTGAATATTGCAACAGAGTACAATGACGCTTTGCTAGTGATTGAAAATGCTAATGTGGGTTGGGCTTCAATTCAAGTAGCAATTGACAGAGGCTATAAAAATTTATACTATTCTTCTAAAGATAGTGGATTGTCAGATGTATCTCAACAATTAGCTAGATATGTTGATTTAAGAGACACTTCTGCAATGACAGCTGGGTTTACAACTTCATCTCGCACTCGCCCTTTAGTAATTTCCAAATTGGATACTTACATGAGAGAGCGAGTTCCTGTAATTCACTCTAGACGATTAATAGAAGAGTTGTATGTTTTTGTGTGGAATGGGTCAAAACCTGAAGCACAGCATGGTTATAACGACGATTTAGTAATGGCGTTTTCTATTGGATTATGGATAAGAGACACTGCCTTAAAGCTTCGACAGCAAGGAATGGATCTAAATAGAAAAACTTTAGATTATTTTGGTAATGGACGAGGCGTTTACAGTAATACTGCTGGAATGAGAAAAGAAACTGGATGGTCTATGGACACCGGTAAAAGAGGCGAAGACGAAGATTTAACGTGGCTTCTTTAAAAAAGCTTGGTTATTAGGAAAATAGATATTTATTTTAAATAGTTTAATTAAAAATGGCAGCAGATAAAACATTATACGGTCGATTAAAGCGTCTCTTTAATACCAATGTTATCGTGCGTAAAGTGGGTAAGAATCAACTTAAAGTAGTTGATAATGATCATTTACAATCAATGGGTAACGCACATAACTCAAAATTTATTGATCGATTTACTAGGTTGCATGGGGTTCGTCCTAATTCATTAAATACATATAATCCAAATTACAATTACTTTTCATCTAAGACTGAATTGTATACAGATTATGAAGTTATGGATCAAGACGCAATTTTATCATCGGCATTAGATATCTATGCAGACGAAACAGTTATGAAAGATGACTTTGGTGATGTATTGCGCATTACCAGTGACAATGAAAATATTAAAAAAATACTACATAATTTATTTTATGATGTTTTAAACATTGAATTTAATTTATGGCCATGGGTTCGTAATATGTGTAAATATGGAGATTTATTTTTGCATTTAGACATTCAAGAAGAAATTGGAATTGTAAATGTTACTCCGATGTCTGCATATGAAATTATCCGTGAAGAAGGAATGACATTAGACAATCCATACCACGTGCAATTCAAGCAGTTAGGTGGAGGAAATATTATATATGAAAACTTTGAGATTGCTCATTTTCGTTTAATTAATGACTCAAACTTCTTACCCTATGGTAAGTCTATGCTTGAAGGAGCTAGAAAAGTTTGGAAACAATTAACGTTAATGGAAGATGCGATGTTAATTCATCGTGTAATGAGAGCTCCTGAGAAACGTATATTTAAAGTAGACGTAGGAAATATTCCTCCTCAAGAAGTTGACGCTTACATGCAAAAAATTATTAATCAAATGAAAAAGGTACCTTATGTAGACCCTCAGACAGGAGATTATAATTTAAAGTTCAATATGCAAAATATGCTTGAAGATTATTTCTTACCAGTAAGGGGTGGGTCTTCAGGAACCGAAATTGATACTTTAGCAGGTATGGAATTTACAGGTATTGACGATATTGAATATCTTCGTAATAAAATGATGGCAGCTTTAAAAGTTCCCAAAGCATTTTTAGGATATGAAGAAGGAATTTCAGGAAAGGCTACACTAGCTGCTGAAGATGTTCGATTTGCTAGAACCATTGAAAGAATTCAAAGAATTGTAATTTCTGAATTACATAAAATTGCTATTGTGCATTTATATGCTCAAGGATTTGCAAATGCAGAATTAGTTGATTTTGAATTGACAATGACTTCTCCGTCGACAATTTACGAACAAGAGAAATTAACTTTATACGCTACTAAAGTAACTTTAGCAGGCGATATGATTGAAAAGAAAATAATGTCTAAAGAATGGATATATAAAAATATATTTAATTTTACGTTGGATGAAGCGGCAGAAATACAATCAGGTTTAATCACCGATGGTAAAGATACTTTCCGTCTTACTAAAATTGGAGAAGAAGGTAAAGATCCAGCAGACCCTAAAAATCAAGAGCCAGAGGAAAAAGAAGGTGGTGAAGAATCAGCAAATCCGTTTGGTGGAGGAGGTGAAGAAGAAGAAGGTGGCGAAGAAAAAGGAGCAAATCCATTTGCCGGCGGCAAGGAAGAGAAAAAAGAACCTACTAAAGAAGAAGGCGTAGATAAATCTCTTCAGAAAAAATACGATACAAAAGCTAGACAAAAACAAACACCTGCAGGAGGTTGGCCAGGAGCCGGTCGCCCAAAAGAAGGTATGAAATATAATACTCACGAGCATCCTAGAGGATATGATCCCATTGGAAAAGTAGCTTGGAAGAACTCTAGAAATGAATCAGCTATGGATACTATTAAAAAGTATGGATTAGCTAAGTATACTTCTAAGAAACCAAAGGTATTAAATGAGTCTGAAGGTAAATTGCTAGATGAAACAAATATTATCCCAGAATAAAGTAAAAGAACAATAGTACCATATTTATTATTAAGAAAACAAAAAGCCTATTAATGAAAAATTTAAAGCATTCAAAGTTTAAAAACACGGGTGTTCTATTCGAACTTCTTGTACGTCAAGTTGCATCGGATACTTTGAACAATAATGATTCAAAGGCGATTCCAATTATTAAAAAGTATTTTGCTAAATCTACGGAATTAGCAAAAGAATTAAACCTGTACCAAACTCTTGTAAAAGAAAAATTTGCTAAAGAAGATAAAGCAGGTCATTTAATAGATGCTGTATCGGCTGCCAAAGCGAAATTGAACCAAACCGTTATAAACAGACAGAAATATAATTTAATTAAAGAAATTAAAAATACTTATGTATTAGAAGATTTCTTTAAAACAAAAGTTAGTAATTATAAAACTCTAGCTGCTATATATAAGTTATTTGAATATACAATAGCTGATAGCCCTGTAGAGTCTGTTAATAATAGATATACATTAATTGAGCATATAACTCGTAAAGACGTTAAGAAGATTGCTCCTTTAAATGAAATGTCTTCTTTTATTAAACAAGACAAAGAAGTTCGTTTATTATCATATAAAATTTTAGTTGATAGATTCAATGAAAAATATTCTGATTTAAATGAAGGACAGAAATCTATATTAAGAAATTATATTAATGCAGTGTCAGAAGGAACTGAATTGAAATCTTTTATAGGAGAAGAAGTTTTTAAACTTCAAAAGTCACTTAAATCATTGACTTTAAAGGTTGATGATAAAGTAGTTAAAATTAAATTAACTGAAGTATCTAATTTATTAAGTAAGATAGCATCTGCTAAAACAGTTAAAGATACTCATATATTAAGTTTGTTACGTTATCATGAATTAGTAAAAGAACTTAAGAAAGTATAATAATGGCAAACGAAAATCCAATATGCGGACCTTACTCAGCTCCCGCAGCGACATATAATTCATCAAAAATTAATGCAACGTATTCTCGTACAGTTCGCGTAACTGCTACAACTAATAATCCGTTTATAGCAACAGGGTCATTTTTAAACCCTGCAGGGTTTCTTATTATGAATACCGGAAGTTTACTCATATCAGCATCAAATGGCACAGGATATGTTGGCGCTGATTTTCACGAGCCAAGTCAAAATCATCAAATATTTCCAATTAGCTTAAGATATGTATCTGCATCTGATGCAGGTGATATTACTATATTATACAATTATTAAAATTAATTTATGTCATATACAACTACATTTAAAAAATTCCTTAAAGAATCCGGAGAGCCCGAAGATAATTCTCGCTTAATAGATGATGAGGAAGACGACTTTCAATTAGACGACATGGAAGAAATGTCGACGTCAGCAGGTGCAGGTGGATATGAAACTCCTAATGCTTTTGGTGAGTTAGGTGATGACACTATTGAAATGTTAGGATATAAAAAAGTTAAGAAAGTTAAAAAAGAAGTTAAGAAACCGGTTAAAGAATCTGAGTTTATGAGACTTTCAAAAGAACTTTATCTTAATGAAATTTCATATAATGAATATAGAAAAGATCCTATAGCATCGCCTAAGGCAAAAATAAATAACTCAATTAATTACATTAATAGAGGTTTAAAAGAAATTGAAAAAGTTGTTAACCATAATGTTCGTTTAAAGCAAGAAATGGGTGTAGACAACAATGTTTATTGGAAATCGTCTCGTGAAAATCTCTCTAAAATTAGTGAGCGTTTATTGAGAGTATCAAAACAATTAAAGGAATTAGCGTCTTAATATGGAAAATAAGAAATTAATAGTAGACTATATTACATTTAACATTTCTCCGGAAATGATTAGTGAGTCTATGGAAAAGAATAATGGCCGTCTAATGGTTAAAGGAGTATTGCAAAGAGCAGATGCTCAAAACCAAAATGGACGAGTTTATCCTAGAAATATATTAATGCGTGAAGCTAAAAAATATGCTGACGTTAATATAAAAGAAAGAAGAGCTTTAGGAGAATTAGATCATCCAGATTCTTCAGTAGTAAATCTAAATAATGTTTCTCACAATATAACAGAAATGCATTGGGAAGAAAATGATTTAGTTGGAACTGTAGAAGTTTTATCAACACCGTCAGGTAACATATTAAAAGAGTTATTTAAGTGTGGTATTAAATTAGGTATTAGTTCTCGTGGATTAGGATCTGTTAAGCAATTAGGAGAAGGGTCTGTAGAAGTGCAAGACGACTTTGAATTAATTGCATTTGACTTTGTGTCTAATCCATCAACTCAAGGAGCTTTCCTAAAACCAACTGCAATGCATGAGTCAGTACAGCATGGTTTAATTAAGCCAGCTAAATATGAAAAAGTAAATCGTTTAATTACAGATATATTGTCAGACATTAAATAAACCAAATCATGAATTTAGAAGAAAAATACAAAGCTAGTACTAATAATACAAAGCCAAAGGCTTATAGCCAAAAAACTAAACAGGCCAAAGACAATTCAAAATTGAATGTCGACGTAACTCCTAAAAAATACAAAGGATAATGAAATTAAAAGATCTATTAGAATTCAAAAAAGGAAGACTTAACGAAGAAGTAGTTGAGCCGTCAGAGCAAATTATCAAAGGAGTTCAAAAAGAACTTAAAATGAAAACTGGTATTATTGCTGTATTGGGTTTAGATAAAAAGAAACCAGAGATATTATATTATATGTCTGATTTATCTAAAGAGATACGTACACCAGTACTTCAGTCTTTATTTAACTCTATGACGTTAGATGTATCTTGCTCTACTTTAACTAATTCAGTAGGTGGATATATATTCAACGTGTCAATTAATTATACTCATCCAGGAGCAGGATCTAACGGAAGAGATATTGGTACTATCTGGTATCAAGACGGTAAGTTTAAATCAAGATTCAATACTTCAACCACTGTAAACGTAGCTTCTTAATATGCCTTATACTTATAAGAAAGAAGGAGATAAATACGTTGTCTATAAAAAAGATGGTGGAAAGCGAGTAGGTGCTACTAAAGGTACTAAAGAAGCTTTGAAAAAGTATTTAGCTGCGTTACATATGCATGAAATGAAATTAAAAGAAAATATGAAAACAAACAAATCTATTAAATTAGCAGACTTACTAAAAGAGGGTGAAGATTTAACTCAAAGTATGACTACTGAGCAAAAGAAAGCTTTTTTAGAAGCTGTATATAAATTTGCTGAACATTCAGACTCTATTTATAGACCTCATTCTTTAAAAGAAACTTCTCAATATTTAGGAGAGCTTATCGAAGCTGCTCATCATTTAACTTTGTCTGAAACTGAAGATTGGTTTGACGCTAATACAGTTAATCGTCATATGAAGCATTTAGGTGAAGCATATAAGATATTTGAAAAGACTTCTCAAGAAATGTCAGTACTTCAGCAACGTTTAGAGTCTGCTTATGAAGATATCGGAGGTACTTTAAATAAGTATTATGATGTAGGTGGAATGGTTACTGAAGCGGCTTCGGGAGATGATTATCAAAAGTTCTTTTCAAAAGCAATGAAGAAGTTTAAAATTCAAGAACCTTCAGATTTAGAAACTCCTAGAGATAAAAAGAAATTTTTCAATTGGGTAGATAAAAATTACGTAGCTAAGGAAGAACCTAGCAAAGACAAAGGTGTTAAGACAGTAGCTAAGAAATAATATGAAATTAGCACCTATAGCACATATTAAAGAACATCAAGCAGAAATTAAAGCTGCTTAAAATTTATTAAAAATATTTCATTCATATGGGCGTGTTTACTTAAGCATGCCCATATTTATTGATATAACGCACAATACCTTATCTCTATATAAGGTGCTAGAAAATATTTATTCTATTAAGATTTCCAATAATCTTATTTCCAATTAAAAAACAATAAAAGGACAATGAAAGACCTATTAAAAGAGGCAATTGCTGATGCAAAAGCCGTAAGAGAAACAGCCTTAGCCAACGCTAAACTTGCTCTTGAGGAAGCTTTCACTCCAAGACTTCAATCTATGTTGTCTGCTAAATTAGCTGAAGAAATGTCTGAAGAAGACGAAGAAGAACCAGCTGAAGAAGAGATGCCAACAGAAGGAGAAGAAATGGGTGATGAAGGAATGCCTGCAGAAGAGCCAGTTGAAGAAGGCGAAGACGATGAAGAAGAAATGCCAGAAGAAGAAATGACTGAAGAAGGCATGGACATGGAAGGCGAAGAAGATGATTTAGATTTAGAATCTATTATCAGAGAATTAGAAGGCGATGAAGAGCCCGCAATGGAAGAACCTAAAGAGGATGATTCTATGGAAGAAGGCGAAGAAATGTCTGATGATGATGAAGATATCAATATTGAAGAAATTATCAAATCTTTACGTGAAGAAGACGAGACTGAAGAAAAAGAAGAAATGAAAGAAGAAGATGAAAAAGAAGAAGAGTCAAGCGAAGATCTAGAAGAAGCGTATAATGTTATCCGTTTCCTAAAAGGTAAAATTAATGAAGTAAATTTATTAAATGCTAAACTTTTATATTCTAATAAATTATTCCGTAATTTCACTTTAAACGAAGGTCAGAAAATGAAAGTTATCGAAAACTTCGATAGAGCTTTTACTTTACGTGAAGTTAAGTTAGTATATTCGACTTTAGCTGAAGGCTTTAAAATGCCATCGACTAAGAGAGTAGTTAAAGAATCGTTTGCTTCAAAACCGGTAGGATCTACCAAACCTGCAAAGCAAGTAATTTCTGAAGGTACAGAATTAGCTAATCGTTTCAAAAAACTAGCAGGATTAAAATAATTAATTAACTTAAAACAAAATTTAAAATGTCATTACATTCAATTTTAAACGAAAGCACATCAGCTGTTCGTAAACAAATGGACGAGACCAAAGGCCTAGTAGGCAAATGGGCAAAAACCGGTTTGTTAGAAGGCATCACTACCGAGTACGATAGACACGGTATGGCCATTATGCTTGAAAATCAAGCTAAACAATTAGTAACAGAAGCTAACTCAACTGGTACAGCAACTAACTCAGAACAATGGTCAGGCGTTGCTTTACCTTTAGTACGTAGAGTATTTGCTGAAATCGCAGCTAAAGACTTCGTATCTGTTCAGCCAATGAATTTACCATCAGGTCTAGTATTTTACATGGACTTCAAATATGGTTCAGCTCAACCTGGTTTCATTAACTCAACTTCTGGTAATAGTAACTCATTATCTAGCCCTGATTCAGGTTACCAAAATAACTCTGTATTCGGTGTAACTAACACAACTTCAGATCCAAGCCAAGGTTTATATGGTGCTGGTCGTTTCGGTTATTCAATTAACAAAACCACTGCTACTATTGACGCTTCTGGATCTTATTCTCCAGACGCTACTAAAATCAAAATTAGCTCTGCTTTAAGCATGACTGCTGATTTAGATTCTGATGAATTTAACTATGACAGCAAATTTACTGCAGCTTATTCTGCTTCAATTGCTGCTGGTGCATTCAAGAAAATCACTGTTGCTGCTGCTGCTTTAACTAACCCAGATTTAGAAGGTGTTCGTGCTTACGCATTATCAGGTTCTAGTGTTGGTCATATTGCTGCTTATTTCCCACAGTTTACTAAAAACGTAAATGACACTACATTTACATTTATTGTATCTGGTTCTATTGTAGCTACCGCTGCATTAGCCGCAGTTAATGTACAATATCAAAAACAACCAACAGCAGCTGCTCGTGGTGACTTTGAAGATACTGCAGGAACAGGAACAGACATCAATATTCCAGAAATTAATGTTGAATTGAAATCTGAAGCTATTGTTGCTAAAACTCGTAAGTTAAAAGCAGTTTGGTCTCCAGAATTTGCTCAAGATTTAAATGCTTACCATTCAATTGATGCTGAAGCTGAATTGACTTCTATGTTATCTGAATATATCTCTCAAGAGATTGACTTAGAAATTTTAGATATGTTAATCCAAAATGCAGTGACTACTGAATCTTGGTCTGCACAATTAGGATTTGAATATAACTCTTCGACAGACAATTTTGCTGCTTCTAGCAACGCTGCTGCTCAAGCTTATACTCAAAACACTTGGTTTCAAACTTTAGGTACTAAGTTACAAAAGGTATCAAACAAAATTCACCAAAAGACAATGCGTGGTGGTGCAAACTTTATGGTTTGTTCTCCTGATGTTGCTACTATATTAGAATCTATCCCAGGATATGCTGCTGATACTAATGGCGACAAAATGCAGTTTGCAATGGGTGTACAAAAAGTAGGTTTATTAAATAGCCGCTTCACTGTATACAAAAACCCATATATGACTGAAAACGTTATTTTATTAGGTTACCGTGGTTCTCAATTCTTAGAGACTGGCGCTGTATATGCTCCATACATTCCATTAATTATGACTCCATTAGTGTACGATCCGACTAACTTTACTCCACGTAAAGGTGTTATGACTCGTTATGCTAAGAAAATGGTTAGACCCGAATTTTATGGCGTTGTTAAAGTTCATGGTTTACACTTAGTGTAATCGCTGAGGCTTAATCGTTAAGTTTGAAAAGGGGTTAGTAATTAGCCCCTTTTCTACTGATTAAAAGGAACGATCCTGATATTTATTAGAAATAACTTATTATGGATAAACTTAGAAAAGCCGTTCAAAAAATGGTAAAAGAAGAAATGAGCAATATGTTACCGGCGAAGGAACATGATCATGAAGCTGCAATGGCCAAAGCAGAATTGCGTGCTATGATAACTAACGGAGCCACATTATATAAAATGATACAAGAAGGGCAGGAATTATCAGGATGGGTATCAGCATATATTACATTGGCATCAGATTATATTAATAGTGTACATGAATACATGGTAGAAGATCAAAGTAAATAAATTTTATATTAAAAGGTTATATTATGGAATCACCTAGTAAATTAAACAATTCAGAAAAGAGAAAACCAAAAGGGCCAGTTAAATTTCATTTAACATTAAATGAAGAACAAAAAACTGCTAAGGCAGACATATTAAATAATACCGTTACTTTATTAAAAGGTCAAGCAGGTTCCGGAAAAACACTATTGGCGTGTCAAATAGCATTGGATATGTTTTTTACTCGTCAAGTTGAAAAGATTATTATAACTCGTCCTGTCGTTGCAGCGGCCGATGACATTGGGTATTTACCAGGAGGTTTAAAAGAAAAAATGGATCCATGGTTAGCTCCAATTTATGCCAACTTATACATGTTGTACAATAAAGAGACAGTCGATAAGATGGTCGAAAGCCAAGACATTGAGATTCTGCCGTTCGCGTTTGTACGGGGAAGGACATTTGTTAACGCAGTGGTTATAGTAGACGAGGCACAAAATGTTAATGGCAATCAAACAGAAATGATTGTAGGTCGTTTGGGTTTAAATTCTAAAATGATTTTTTGTGGAGATACTTCGCAAATTGATTTAAGGAATAAAAAAGAATCTGGCATTGATTTCTTTAAAACGCTAGAAGCACGAGTACCAGGGGTAAAGGTAATTACTTTACTTAAAAACCACAGACATCCAATTGTTCCGGAAATATTAAATGTATATAAAGAATATAATTCATAATGGCAGACATATTAGATAATCACTTTGGAGCGGCAATGCAACAGTATCTACCTAAATATGAATTAGGTAAAGTATACACGTTTAAAGACACGTTTAAATCAATTAATGAAGGACCAGCAGTTAAGAAACTTCGTATATTTGACTTTGACGATACTTTGGCAAAAGTGAAATCAAATATATATGTTAAAAATAACGGAAAAGAATTTACTTTAACTCCTGCAGAATTTGCAGTATATAAACCTAAAAAAGGAGATGTATTTAATTTTAAAGAATTCAATACTGTTATTAAAACTGCAGTACCTATTCAAGCAAATATAAAGCTACTTAAACAAGCTGCTGAGTCTTCAACGACTAAGACAACGATATTAACTGCTAGACTATTAGGATATCCAGTAAAAAGATATTTAAAGAAATTATATAATTTAGACGTGTATGTAGTTCCTTTAGGGGACGGTAATCCACAGAAAAAAGCAGACTACATAGAAAAAGAAATAAAGAAAGGATACAATGACATTGTGTTTATTGACGACTCTTATAAAAATATAAAAGCGGTTGAAGCGCTTCAGTCACAATATCCCGAGATTAGTTTAAAGGTTATACACACAACAGAAGCAGAACACATTAAATTTTAACTAATATGATAACACCAGACAAACTTAAAGGACATATTCCTGATGCAGTTATTGCACAAATTCCAGACACAGCAGCAAAGTTTAATATCACTAACACTTTACGTTTAGCTCATTTTTTAGCTCAATGTGGTCATGAAAGTGGTGGCTTTAAAGCGGTATCTGAAAATCTAAATTATTCAGCAGATGGTTTAGTTAAAATCTTTGGTAAATATTTCAATGCTACTACAGCAGCTGGATATGCTCGCAATCCAGAAAAAATAGCTAATAAAGTTTATTCAGCTAGAATGGGTAATGGAGATGAAGCTTCAGGAGAAGGATTCAAATTCAGAGGTCGTGGATATATACAATTAACGGGTAAATCTAACTATTCATTATTTGACAAAACGGTTGAAGATGATATTTTATCAAACCCAGATTTAGTAGCTACTAAATATCCATTAGCTTCAGCAGCATTCTTTTTCAACAACAATAATCTTTGGTTAATTTGTGATAAAGGAGCAGACGACGCTACCGTAACTGCAGTAACTAAAAGAGTTAATGGCGGTACAATTGGATTACCTGATCGTATTAAACATTTCAAAGAATATTATTCTTTACTAGTATAATATTAATACATATTAAGTGAGAAGGTCCAATTGTTTTTGGACCTTTTTTACTGTAATGATATTTATTAATAAAGATATACTATCATGGCAGTACAAATTCCAATATGGCCGGGTTCTAGTAGTTTTACTACAGGATCAACTCCGTTTCAATTTTTTGATACAGATGCGACATTTGCAATACACGCAGATAAAGTTGCATCATGGTGTGGGACTCGATTAGGATGGCCTTTAAGTGATATTGAACTTCAATCTAAACATTTCTATGCTTGTTTTGAAGAAGCCACGTTAGAATATTCTAATCAATTAAATCAATATGCTATTAGAGATAATTTATTTAATTTACAAGGAACAAAGACAGGTACTAATTTAACAGCAAAACCTGTTAATCCTACTTTGGATAGATTAATTAATATATCTAAGAACTATGGAACAGAAGCAGGATCGGGTGGATATTTAATTTACAAGTCAGCTTCAGTAGCAGTTACGACTGGGCAGCAAGTATACGATCTAGCTAATTTTGTATATGAAGGAGCCGGAGACAGCACAAAGACTGTAGAGATTAAAAAAATCTTTCATGACAATCCTCCTGCTATTACTAGATACTTTGACCCGTTTATAGGTACTGGATTAGGCTCTCAAACAATGTTAGAAAATTTTGGTTGGGGTAACTATTCACCAGGCGTATCATTTATGATGATGCCCATATATGCCGATTTATTAAGACTTCAGGCTATTGAGTTTAATGATATGATTCGCAAGTCAGCTTATAGTTTTCAAGTAGCTGGGACTCGAGTTAAAATATTTCCGGTACCGACGTATGATTATACAATGTATATTGAATATATCACTACAGAAGACAGAGCGGCAGAAGCTTATGCCTTTGCATCCGGGTCAAATGTAGTAGGAGACTTTTCAAATGCACCCTACGAATTACATACATACGCCAACATTAATCCAGCGGGCAAGCAGTGGATATTCAAGTATACCCTGGCACTAGCTAAGGAAGTGTTAGGCAATATACGCAATAAATACAGCACTGTTCCTATACCAGGAGCAGAAGTTACATTAAATGGAGCTGATTTAATAGCACAGGGGCAAACGGAAAAAGAAGCGTTGGTTACTCAAATAAGAGAAAACCTAGAAGCAGTATCTCGTCAATCACAATTAGCTAAAATGACAGAGGAAGCAGACAATATGCAGTCTCAATTAAATAAGGTACCAATGGTAATTTATATAGGATAATGGCATTATTTGGAGGAGAAAGAGACATATCTTTATTTAGAAATATAAATAAAGAACTAATTCATCGTATCATAGATACCGAGGTGCTAGTTTACAAAATAAACTTAGTAGCTACGGATACTAATTTATATGACGAGTCTGATAATAAGGTTTATGATGCTCCGACATTAATTCCATGTTTAGCTAATGTAGACGCTCAACAATGGACTTCTGAAGATTATGGATCCGACGTTACTCAAACAGCAACATTTGCTTTTCTTCGTGATGATTTAGTTGATTTAGATATTTCAATAGAAATTGGAGATACTTTAGAATATCGTTCAAGATTTTTTGAAATTGATGGAATTGAAGAAAACCAAAATTTTGCAGGTAAAAATCCTGACAATTGGTTTGGTGGGTCAACTCATGGTTATAGCGTGTCTATTATATGTCAAGCACATATGACTCGTCAATCTAAACTTAATATTGTTAAAACTAGATTTGGTAATTCAGAAACAATTAAAAATAAAATATTACCTAAAAATCTATAATGAGGCCACTTAAACCAAATAAGACAGAATCTACTTTTTCTTCCAATAAAGAAGTAAAACGTAATGCTACAGGCGAAGATTGGAAGCGAGATGGTACAGTTAAAGATGTGTCTATTGCTTTATATGACGTCGACTATGCAGTTAAATGGCATTTGGAAAATATTATCAATCCAACATGTATAGAAGATAATTCTGTTATTACAGTGCCTATTTTATTTGCAGCAGGAGAGAAATGGGCGTCAGTACAAAAGCATGGATATTTAAGAGATAATCAAGGAAGAATACTTACTCCAATGATTATGATTAAAAGAAATTCAGTATCTAAAAGAGAAGACATTCAAGATTTAAAAGTTTTAGAAACTGCAGACGCTCGAATTACTTTTGAAAGAAAGTATACTAAGGCAAATAGATATGATAGGTTTTCTTTATCTCAAACTTCGCCTATTAAAGAATTTTATTCCATAGACGTTCCAAAATTTGTGCAAATAGAATATGAGCTTTTAATTTGGACTAATAACTCTATTCAATTAAATGAAGTTGTAGAGCAATTAATTTGGTTTGATGGTAAAGCATTTGGTGATGCTCATAAATTTATAACTCACATTGACCCTCCTTCATTTGAATCTGTAAATGCCAATGGAGATGATAGAATTGTGCGAGCTACTATGGGAATGAGAACAAAGGCTCATATATTAAATACTCATGGGCCTAATGCTCCTGCAATGTATAAACTTAATCCAGTTAATAAAATTGTAACTGCGTTTGAAGTTGATATGACATTTGAAACGACAACATCGAGTACGGGATTAAGCCCTATGACAGTTTTGTCGGGACCGAGTATACCAGGTGGAAGTCAATCTGCAAATCCAGCAAATATTAACGCTGCGTTGGTATATATTAATTCAAATACACAAAAAACAGGAACCGTTACTTCAACTACTTCAGCAACATTTGCTTCTGGTTGGTTAGCAGCTCCGTCATCATTACCAAATACAAGTATAGATAATTTTATATTTTATGTCAATGGAGTTTTATTAGAAAGAACAGCAATAGTATCTTTTACTCAAAGTAGTAATGTAAGTACTTTAATTATTGATGTAGCACAATTAGGTTTCACATTAGCATTAACAGACGAAATAGTCGCAATAGGAAAATTCATATAAAATGTCATTAATAGCAGGAAGACAAATATCAGGTAGTGTTGCAAGTGCAAGTTATGCACAAACTGCATCATTTGCTTTAAATAGTAGTGGAATAACAATTGACACCGGTTCATTTGCAATTACTGGTTCAAATACATTTAATGGTAATCAAACAATAAATGGTAGAACAATTATAACAGGAAGTTTACAAGTAACAGGAAGTGTAAATATACCAAGTATAACTGGTTCATTACAAGGTACATCATCATACGCTACACAAGCTATAAGTTCATCGTTTGCAGCAACCGCATCTTATGTAGTATTAACTCAAACTGCAAGTTATGCTCAAAATGCTCAAACTGCTTCGTATGTTTTTCAAGCTGTAAGTGCATCATACGCTACGACTGCATCTTATGTTGCTAACGCTTCTTCATTTCCATACACCGGAAATGCAATTATAACAGGAAGTTTAATTATAACAGGATCAACTATCTCAACATTAGGATTTACAGGATCATTATTTGGAACGTCAACTACAGCTTCTTATGTTCAACAAGCAGTAAGTAGTTCATTTGCTACATCAGCTAATACAGCATCTTACGTTACAACAGCTCAAACAGCTAGTTATGTTTTACAAGCAGTAAGTGCATCATACGCTTTAACAGCTTCGTATGCAGTAAATGCCTCTTCAACACCTACTTTTCCATACTCAGGAAGTGCAATAATTACAGGATCATTGTTAATATCAGGTTCAGGATTAACTGTGATAGGTAATCAAATAATAAGCGGTTCAATAACATTTGCTAGTGGAGCTCGAATAACATCAACTTATTACGGCAATGCTTATCCTGGATATATTGATATTGTAGCAGGAGCACCGGGTGGATTTGTTGAATTACTATCATATAATCAATCATCTTCTGTTAACGTTGATGATTTTAGTGTGTATATAACAACAAACTCAAGCTCACTATTTAATTTATGGGAATTTAAAAATAATGGTAGATTAGTAGCTCCTAGAGGAATAGAAGCTACTTCATTTACTGGATCACTACAAGGTACAGCTAGTTATACTAACCAATCATTAAGTAGTAGTTATGCATTAACAGCATCATTAGCACCTAATTATGTACTTACAATTGCAACTAGTTCAATGTCTGTAGCTACTGCGTCATATGTATTGCAAGCAGTAAGTAGTTCATATTCAACAACTTCTTCCTATGCATTACAAGCATTAACAGCTTCATACGCTTCAACATATGCTCCTGTATTTCCATTTACAGGCAGTGCAATTATAAGTGGTAGTTTAGTCGTAACAGGTTCAATATTTAGTCCATTAGTTAACGGAGCAAGTACAGCAAGTGGAACTTTAACTTTAGCATCAACTTCAAATGCAACTAAGGGCAAAATACTATTTGGAACTTCTGCTTATGATGAAGTGAATAATAGACTAGGATTAGGCACAACTTCTCCTGCTTTTGATTTTGATTTAATAAAAAGTGTACCTGCAAGTTATGTTGGCGCAAATATTCAAAACACAAATGCAACAGGATATTCATTTATAGAAGTTTTAGGTGATAATAATACAACTTATTCTTCATTAAATGCTTTTAATACGGCAGGTGGTGTAGGAACTTTTTATGATAATAATACAGCAGGTGTTGCAACTAACTCACCAACTTTGTCATTTTTAACAAATGAAAATGCAACAGGTGGATGGGTATTAACAGCAGGAGGATATGGTTCAGGAAGCGAAAAAGCAAGATTCACAATAAATGCAACATCTTTTAAACAAGCCGTTACTGCATCAGGGGCTATAACGCAATTTACTTTTACAAACGCAGCCAATACCAACCAAACCTTATCAACTAACATACCAAACTTCAAAATAACAGGAGCGAATAAGCAATGGGCAACAGGAACTTTAGCAACTCAATACTTCAATTACTTTAGTGCTAACACGGTTAGTTTTGTTGGAGCGAGTACAGCGACTAATGTTTATGGTCTATATGTAGAAGCATCAACAGCAGGGACTAATGCAACTATAACTAATAATTATGGAATGGGCATTAATGGTGGGTTGATACTAACTCCAATAGCCAGCCAGACTGGATTAGTTATTAATGGTCAAACTAATTCAGCAACAGGAATAACATTATTTAAAATAATAAATAGCGCAGGTTACACCGCATTTACCATTGATGATTCTAATTTAATTGCTAAGTTTTACGGCGGCGGCGGCATTGCGAACGCATCAATATCATCAACTGCAGATGCTACCGTTGGTATAGGTCAAGCAACTAAGCAAATATCATTCATAACTGATAGCGCAGTAAGGTTTAAAGTAACTGGAGCAACATCAAGTGGAGCAGTTCCTAGATTTTTATTTACCCCAGCAAATCAAACTGGAATAACTGCGAGTACAGAAACACCAACTTTACAACAAGATAGCTCAACTCAAACTTACGCAACTGGAGCTGTAACAAATCATCGTGACTGGTGGCTAAAGACCACAACTTTGGCTGCGGCAGCAGCAAGCACATTCACCAATGTTTATGGTCTCTACGTAGAAGCCCCTACTGCTGGAACTAATGCTACAATAACAAACAATTACGCTGCTGGGTTTAGTGGTAGTGTTCAAATACTAACAGGTGGTTTAAATGTAACAGGTTCATTAAACGTAACCGGTGGGATTACAGGTTCATTACTTGGTACAGCTTCATTTATAACAGGATCTATATTTACTAATGGAAATCTAGCATTAAGTGCTTCAAACTCACAAACCGCTTCGTATGTTTTTCAAGCTGTAAGTGCATCATACGCTACGACTGCATCTTATTATAGTGGTAGTGTTATAAGCGCTTCTTACGCTATTTCATCTTCGCAGTCGCAAAATTCAATTTCTGCATCTTATTCAATAACAGCTTCATACGCTTCAACATATGCTCCTGTATTTCCATACACCGGAAATGCTATTATAACTGGTAGTTTAGTCGTAACAGGTTCAATAAGAGCATTAGTTACCGGAAGTGATTTTGTAAACATTGGAAATGCTGTAACTGCATCACAAAGATTAGTTAGGATAGGTCAAGATACAGCGTGGATTGATATTGGTTCACAATCAGGAAGTACAGCTAGGGCAGCTATTTATTTAAATACAACAACTCCTGACACGACTAATTATTCTTTATCAGCACATCAAACAGTAGGTAATACTTATTTGAATGGCAAGTCTGGAATACAATTATTAATTAATGGTAATATTTTACATACGTTTGATATTAATACTGTAACTTTTGCACCTACATTAAAAAATGGAGGTTCAAATACTCCATTTACTTTTACTTGCGGTGCAGACTTAAATCAAGTAGCAAGTACAAATGCGCCTTATTTTAAAATTACAGGGTCTACTAAAACATTTTTAACAGGGACTTTAACTACTCAATACTTCAATTACTTTAGTTCTAATACACTTGCTTTTACTGGTGCTAGTACTGCTACAAATGTTTACGGTTTATACGTAGAAGCAGCAACAGCAGGAACTAATGCAACAATTACTAATAACTATGCTGCTGGATTTAGTGGCAGTGTTCGAATACTAAATGGAAATTTAACTGTAACAGGAAGTGTAAATGCTTCTTCATTTACAGGATCATTATTTGGAACTTCTAGTTGGGCTACTAATGCAACTTTAGCGTCTACGGCTTCGTATGTAGCTGGAGCTAATGTAGTTGGAGCTGTAACTGATTCAAATGGATTAGGTGGATTAAACGCTGGGTCTTATGCTTTAACTTCTTCATTAACTAACTACGCGTTATCGACGTCGACGACAGGATTTGCAACAACAGGTTCGAATACCTTTGCAGGAAATCAAAGTGTAACAGGAAATGTAAATATTACAGGATCTTTATCTATACTAGGAACTATCAATGCAGACACGGGAGGAATTACCGGATCTTTCAAAGGTGATGGTACTGGCTTAACAGGAATTACTGCTGCTTTCCCGAATACAAGTGTATCAGATTTAACATCTTCAGATCAATTTTATATCAATGACGGAGCTAGCAAATACATTACCTATGGTGATTTACTAACAGACTTAGCTGGTACTAATTTAGTTGTCGAGTCCACAGACAGCTTAGCTTTATCTAGCAATGTTACTGGATTGAACTCTGTAGTAAGTACAACTTTATCTGGGTCTTATGTTGAAGCTTCGACGTATACAAATATTGGAAATGTTTCTAAGACATTTGCAAATGAAGGAACGTTTGCTCCAGGCACTAATTCAGTTATTACAGCCGACTTCTCCGCATATACTCATCATGCAATTTTTGTAAAATATGTGTTATGGAGTATTGGCCCACCGGTAATGCAAAATTATGCAAATATGAGAGCGGGTACTCTTATGGCAGTAAGAAATAACGCTGGATCTTCTTTTAATATAACAGATACAAAATCTCAAGACATTGGAGATACTTCGACAATCGGTTTTACAATAACTGCGTCTGCTACTAACACTGAAATTATAATGGATACTAGTGCGGTATCTACAAATACTGTTATCAAATTTGAATACACTCTTCTTTAATATTATATTTACAAAAAAAAACATGAAAACACTAATTTATTTTAACAAACCTGACTGCCCAACAAATATTGGTATCAGTCAACTTACAGATGACGTACAAACTTTCTTAGCTGAAAGAGCTGACATTTTAATTAACCCAATTATAGTAGGTAATATCCTTGAATTTGAAATTGCAGAAGGCGTAAAAGGCTATGCTGTTATGACTGAAACTCCTGAAAACTTTGAAAACTAATGAAACCAGATAACATAGAAGTTGCTAATGAAGTTGCAACGGAAAAAACAATTGAAGACTATTCAATAATTGAATTAAAGGCTATAGTTTATGATTCATTAGCAATCATTGAACAAAACCAAGCTAACATTAAATTTATTAACGAGGAATTATCTAAAAGAAGTGCTAGAAACTTTAATACAACCAGTTAGAAAATTAGTTGATGAACAAAAAACATATGTTCAATGGGAAGGTACAACCTATTCTGTCAGGAGAAGATTGGTTTAGAACAATAAATTTTTCAGTCATAGTCAATGTTTGAAATGGTTATACTATAATTATATTAAATATATAATATATTAATAAATAATATTAATTATAATATATAATATATAATATATAATAATAATATAAATTAGTTATGGCAAATCCAATCAAAATATCTCCAGAAGAGATTCAGGCTATCAATAGTCTTCAAACCAAATATGCTGATATCACAGCTAAATTAGGTCAGTTAAAAATAGAACAAATTCTATTAAATTCTCAAGTTAATCGTTTAGCTCAGTTAGAGCAAACATTTTCAAATGATTATTTAACTATTCAAACAGAAGAAATTAAATTTGCAGAAGATGTTACTAAAAAATATGGCCAAGGTGAAATTAACATTGAAACTGGTGAGTTTACGCCATCTGTTTGAGTCAACTAAATCATATTTATAAGTAGATAAAAATCTTTAACAATCAATTAATCATAAATTACAATGGCAGAAAAAATCGTTAGCCCCGGTGTGTTTACTGAAGAAAAAGATTTGTCTTTCTTACCTCAAGGTATTGCCAATATTGGCGCAGCATTTATTGGTCCGACAATTAAAGGACCGGCAATGGTGCCAATTTCAGTAACATCCTATGGAGAGTTTGTGCAAATTTTCGGAGACACAAATCCAAACTTATACTTACCTTACACCGCTAAGGAGTATTTAAACAATTCAGGACAATTAACAGTTGTTCGAACATTACATGATGACGGATATAGCTTAGCTAATCCAATTGCAGTAGTAGCTACAGGATCGTTCGGAAGTAGACAAATTGCTTTACTTCACCCTTCTCAAGTGTTATCTGAAACAGATGCATTTTATGATGCAACGACAAACTTGTTTCATCAATCAGTAGTAACCGCTAATACTAGTGGATCGTTTGTAATTCAAATTTCAGGATCTTATACAGTAGACACCGCTGCATTCCCTAATGCAAAAGGACCTTCAAGTGCTATTTATAGCGCTTCATTGTCTAGCTTAAGCGCAAACTATATGTCTAAGGTATTTAGTAAGCAAGCTAATGTATCATCCACTCCGGCTTATTTATATACATTCTTTGGAACAGCAGCATCTGCTTCGCTAGCAGCTGACCCGGCTTGTACAATAACATTGCAATCAGGTTCATTTAATTTCTCTGATGCTTATTTAGAAGCTCAAACTCCATATATCATTTCACAAAAAGTAAATGGAGTAAGTCAAAATCTATTTAAACTTCATACACACGCTGACGGAGTTCACGCTAATTATGAAACTAAAGTTGCAATTTCAAACATCAAAGCAGCAGGTACAGTAGCAGGTTCAGAATATGGATCATTTACCGTAACTATTCGTGCAGTTGATCAAACTAAATTAACAGCAGTAGGCTCTCCATATAGCACTCAAGATTCAGATGTTCGTGCTAATGTATTAGAATCTTTTGACAATGTAAATTTAGACCCTAATTCAACTAGATTCATTTCTAGAGTAATTGGTGACCGTTATTTAACTTTTGAATCTGGAAAGGTTATAGCTAATGGCGATTATCCAAGTAAATCTAAATACGTGTATGTAGAAGTCGACGACAACGTATCTAAAGGTGTTTATTCTGTAGAGTTAGTTCCTTTCGGATTTGCTGCTTTATATAATCCAACTCCTTCAGCATTTACAAATGTACCAACTGCTAGCTTCGTAGCTGCTCAGACTATAAATGGTACTTACAATAAACGTAAATTCTTTGGATTTGATTATGATTTTGCTGGAACAGATAATATTAATTATTTAAAACCAACTCCTAAGACAAGCGCAACTACAGGATCCAATGCTAATTTCTTATTAACCAATTTCAATCAAGAAGCTGGAGCAAGCTACCCAACAGCAGCTGCACCTTATTCTGGTTCAATTGACTTAACGACTAATACCGTAATTGATTCTCGTAAATTTATTGTTCCTTTTCAAGGAGGTGCAGATGGTGTTCAGCCTAATCGTAGAATTTTAGTAGGAGCTGATATCGTAGCTGCAAATACTCAAGGATATGATTTGCGTTCTAATACAGCCAAAGATTATTCAGTGTATAAAAATGCTATTGATGCTGTTTCCAATCCTGACGAATTAGATATTAATATGTTAATTCTTCCAGGTGTTATTCAGCAATATCACTCAGCCGTAATTGACTACGCTGCTAATATGTGTTTAGACAGAGGAGATACTTTCTTTGTATTTGACGCTGCAGGTTTAACTGCTAATATTGCAACTGTAACAGGAGAGGTAGACACTTTTGATAACAATTATGCTGCTACTTACTATCCATGGGTTAAAATCCTAGACGCTGGTATTAATAAGCCAGTATGGGTTCCACCAAGTGTTGTTATTCCGGGTGTGTTAGCATTTAATGATAGGGTAGCTGCTGAATGGTATGCACCTGCAGGTTTAAATCGTGGTGGTTTAACTTCTGTAATAGACGCTTATACTCGTTTAACTCACGCTGAAAGAGATGAATTATATGAAGGCCGTGTTAATCCTATTGCTACTTTCCCTGGTCAAGGTGTTTGTGTATGGGGTCAGAAAACACTTCAAGCTAAGCCGTCTGCTTTGGATAGAATCAATGTAAGACGTTTATTAATTGCAGTTAAGAAATACATTGCATCAGCAACTAAGTATTTAGTATTTGAACAAAATACCGCTGCAACTCGTAACCGTTTCTTAAATATTTGTAATCCATATTTAGAATCAGTACAACAACGTCAAGGTTTATATTCTTTCCGTGTTGTAATGGATGAGTCAAATAACACTCCAGATGTAATTGATCGTAACATTATGTATGGTCAAATCTTTTTGCAACCTGCCAAGACCGCTGAATTCATTATTATTGACTTCAACATTTTACCGACAGGCGCTGCATTCCCAGGAGCGTAATAAATTATTTTTATAGAAAAAGCCTCAAGAAATTGGGGCTTTTCTTTTGGTTTTACGATAGTATATATTTATATTAAAACAAATAGATTGACTGAATACGTTGATGTGTGTAGGTGTTACTGCCAATATAATTGATAACTTTTAAGGAGTATATAAAAATTTATAATTACCACAGTCCCAATACCGATCATATCCATTAATCAACATATTTTCATACTCAGTTATTGTATTATCAAATATTGCAATTTTACTTTGTAATTTATGTTTTTGAAATAGCTCCCGTGAGTATACATTAGCTCCTTTAAAGTAAAAATAATTAGATGAAGTAACGCCTATTAATTTAAAATTACTTTTAAAATAGGCATTTCCATTGCTTATTGCCCTATCGCAATAAGTAAATATATTTTTTGGATTATACGTTTTAATAAAATACGATAGTAATTTAGAAAAGCCACCAACTATGGTGCAATTCAATTCTGAAGCAAATCTTATAAGCTCCCACTCATATTGTTTAGTATAACGAGCTCTTCCTAAAGTACATACAGCAACTAAATTGTCATTGTAATACAATCCTAAATTCACTCTGGAATTACACGAACCCTGTAAATGAGTTTTATTTAAAAAATCATTTTTAACTTTTGATTTAATTTCTTTAACGACACATTTTCTTGCCGGGATAGTAGTATTACACTTAAGCTTGGTAGATATAATTGATTTAACAATGTCTTGCTTTTGATGCCATTGATAGTCAAATATATGTATCAATGAATAACCTGCGGATATAGACTGTTTAGTCTTGTTTAAATGATATTTTTTGCTATTTAATTTACTTTCTGAATGCCAATACAATCCATTATACTCAATAGCTATATTATATTCAGGTAGCACAATATCTAATTCTTTTCCTGATAATATTGTACGATCATTTTCAATAATTACGCAGTTAGGGGCTAGAGATCGTATATACTCTATTAATTCTTTTTCTCCTTTTGATTGAGTTACTGCTTGAGTAGGAATACATACTCGGCATATTGGAATAATGCCATTGTCAATTGATGAATGAAAAACATTAAAGCATTCATTGCACTGAAATGAATATTGAGTATTATCAACTCCATTATACTCTAATTCAGTAAACATAGGAACGACATGTTTCCATTTTATTAATATGTCATTGTATTTAGTTATCATTCGTTTCACCGGACCGTTGTAAGTAGCACTTCCATATTTTTTCAATTTAGTTGCATGTACTTTATCTAAATTATTGAAATTTTCATTTCCATATTTTTTCAATTTAGTTTGTTTAGATTTAGATAAAATGTCATTGCTACACAATGCATGCTCAACTCCATATTTCAAAGTCATTGTTAATTTATGTTTCTTCTGAATGTCTTTGTGAGTCATAGGATGTCCTTTTGCATCCCATATTAGTTGTAAAGCATCGCGTTGTTTTTGTTTAACTTTGGGGTCTGCATTTGCACATTTTTTACTGCAATATTGTTTATTCCATGATGGTAAATGCTCAAAATGCACATCACACATTTTGCATTTTTTCAATTGTCTTTGTTGTTTAGGTCTAGGCATATTTTCTACGTAGGGTTCAATTCCTATAATAAATATATAAATCTTTTACAAACCATTATACTTTTAAAAGAAAATAAATACAAATGGTAGTTATTATTGAAAGAAATATTAATCTTTAAATTTAAAATAAAATGGCTGAATTATTAGACCCAACCGAAATAATGTTTACCGCTTTTGAACCAAAAGTAGCAAACCGTTTCATTATGTATATTGAAGGTATCCCTGCATACTTAATCAAAGCGACAAATCGTCCTGGAATCGCTTTCGGTGATGTGGTAATAGAGCATATCAACGTAGAAAGAAAATTAAAAGGTAAAGGTCGTTGGAACGATGTATCTATTACTTTATATGATCCAGTAGTTCCGTCAGCAGCTCAAGCTGTAATGGAATGGGTTCGTTTATCTCATGAGTCTGTAACTGGTCGTGATGGTTATTCTGACTTTTACAAGAAAGACATTACTTTCAATGCTTTAGGACCTGTAGGTGATAAAGTTGAAGAATGGACTTTAAAAGGTGCATTTATCGGAGACGCTAACTTTGGTGACTTTGATTGGGGAACAGAAGATGCAATCAATATTCAATTGACATTGAAATATGATTATGCAATTTTGCAATTTTGATTTTTATCAAATAATTGTAAAAATACTTTATCAAATTTAATAGTTACAAAAGAATTCCTTATATTTATTTATATAAGGAATTTTTTTATGACAAAATTTAATTGTAATCAATGTAATAAAGACTTTAATAGTCTTAAAAGTCTTCAAACTCATAATTCTAGAATACATAAAATATCTGGAGCTCAAACCTATGTAAATTTTAATTTAAACGGAGAGTGGCCTTTATGTAAATGTGGCTGTATGGAAAAACTAAATTTTCAAGGAGGTAGATTTGGAGATTATATTAGAGGACATGCAGCAAGAATAAATGGAGGATTTTATTCCGAAAAAGGACTAGAAAAATCAGCAGAAACTCGCAGAGACCAATTTGCTTCTGGAGAACGAATTCAATGGAATAAAGGAGTATCTAAAACGGATGTGCAAATGAAAGCTTGTGTAGAAGCAGCACAAAATTCAGAACGCAGAAAGAAAATATCAGACGGATTAAAAGGCAAAAAGAAATCGCCAGAGCATATTGCAAAGATTAAGACTGATAGACAAAAATATTGGAGTAATCAAGAAAATCGAGATGCTCAGAGAGTTCGAAGGTCTAAGTATATGAGCACTCATTTAATTAAAAATGAAACTAAGTTAGAAAAAGAATTTCAAGCTATTCTAAATGGCTTAGGAGTTTCGTATATATTTCAGTATACAGTTAATGGATATAATTATGATTTCTATATTCCAGATAAAAACATATTAATAGAAGTTGACGGAGATTGGTGGCACTGCAATCCAACATTAAATATACAACCCGTATATGAATCACAAAAGCATACTATTGAGCATGATCTAACTAAAAATAAAATTGCATTAGATAATGGATATCAGCTTTTACGCTTTTGGGAACATGACATTAAAACTAATCGATTTGACGTAGTTAAAAATTTAATGGAAATTATTAAATAAGATATTTATAATAAAGTATATAATGAAACAATCAGAATTGCAAAATTTAATTCGTCAAGAAATTAAAAAGTCGCTTAAAGAAGAATTAGATCATACCTATGAAGGAATTGAAGATTCTATTTTGCAAGGTATAGCTGATTGGACCGGCATACAAAAATCAAAATTATATAGCTCAATGTCTTCAAATGCTAAAAAAGCTTTAAGTACTTTAACACGAGAACTTAAACCTACTTTAGATAAAAAATAATTAAGTAAGCTCTTAGCAATAAGAGTTTTTTTACTGATTACATATTTATAATAAATTAAATAATATAGTTTATGGCAACGGTTAACGACAATTACCCTAAAAAGGACATGGAAATGTCCGATGAGCAAATTAAACAATTAGCTCTTCAAAACTACAAGCAGCAAGAAATCAAAAAAACTAACTTCCCAACAGAGGTTATAGATTTGCCTTCTAAAGGAGTATTATATCCTGAAGGTCATCCATTAGCATCGGGTAAGATAGAAATGAAATACATGACTGCTCGTGAAGAAGATATTTTAACTTCTCAAAATTTAATTCGTCAAGGAATTGTTTTGGATAAGTTATTTCAATCAATGATAATATCACCTATTAATTACAATGATATTGTAGTAGGAGACAAAAATGCTATTATGGTTGCAGCTAGAGTTTTAGGATATGGTAAAGACTATGAATTTAGTATGTCTTGCCCAAGTTGTGAACGTTCGTCAGATCATGTTATTGATTTAACGACATTAACTCCTAAAGAAGTTACTGTAGATGGACTAGCTAAAATGATAGCGCCTAATCGTTTTGAAATTGAATTGCCAGCTACTAAAAGAAAAGTTATATTTCAACTTTTAACTCAAGGTATTGATAATGAAATTGACAAACAATTAACAGCTATGAAAAAGACAGCTAAGAAAGACACTGTCGATACAGAATTAACTACCAGATTGAAACGATTAATAGTATCAGTTGATGAGAACACCACTCAAGACTATATTAATAACTTTGTTGATAATGAATTGTTTGCTACTGACTCTAGAATACTTCGTGGACAAATTAAAGAAGTAGCACCTGATATGCCATTGAATTATAGTTTTGAATGTCCTCACTGCGGCCACGAAGCAGAAGAGGAGTTTCCCATTACGACCCAGTTTTTTTGGCCTGGAGCCTAGCTATAAGCCCGTTCTTCACGAAGAAATCTTTACTTTAATTTATCATTCACACGGCGGATTTAACTGGAATGATGTATATTCTATGCCTATATGGCTAAGGAAGTTTTACATTAAAAAACTAGTTGAAACTCGTGAAGCAGAAAAGAAAGCTGCAAATCCTAATTCTAAAGAACAGTCTAGTAAGAGACTGGCTTCTCCTCCAATAGTTAATAAGAAATAACTGTTTATGATATTTATATAAAAGATTTATATGAATTCTACTAAATCAATATTGCGTGAGTTAACAATCACGACAAAACAAATCGACCGATTTGAAGAACAAAAATCTGCTTTAAAAGCTTCACTACTTTCTGAAGGATTAATTGATATGTTAGTAGATGCTATTTTAGGTCCATTTTTACATATGTCAGCTGTTAATATGCGCAATACTCCAGAGTACAAAGCATCTATAGCTAAAATTAAAGAAATAGATTCATTACAAAAAAAATTAGCAATAAAAGCTAAAAAATTGCAAGATCAATATGATAAATTAACTCGTGGAGATAAAGATTCAAAAAATACGCGTACATTAAAATCAACAAAACCATTGAAATACTAAAATAATTTTAAATGGCAGCTGCAAGTTCAAAAGATATTCAAGATTTAACTAAATCTATTCATAATTTAATAAAATCAATGGGAACCGGTAAACAACCCGGTAAACCAGCTGCAGCAAAAGACTCGTCTAAATCAAAAAACGATGCTGAGTACATTAAAACAGTTTCAAAATTATGGGAAGAAGCTGACGCAAAGCGAGATAAAGCTGCTGAAGACGCTTTAGACAAACAGCAAAGATCATTTGAAATTGAAGAAGAAATTTCAAAAGCAAAAGAAGACCAAGAAGCTATTAATGAAAATATAGCTAAACGAAACAAAGAATTTATTAAAGCTTCGGAAGTTAGATTAAAAAATGAAAAATCTTACGGAACAGAACTTTATAAAGAACTTGACGTTAAAGGTCAAATAAGTGATATTGACAGTGAAATTTTAGATACAGCACAAAATATTACAAAAGCTAGAAAAAGTGGCAATGCAAAAGATGAAGAAACGCTTAAAGTACAATTAGATCAATTAAGAAATCAAAAAAATCAATATAAAGGATTACAAGATCAAACTAAAGAATCACAAAAACTTAATAAAGTAGCTGCAGAACGATTAAAAACATTTAAAAGTATTACAGATGCTATAAAAAATCCTTTAAAAGCTTTTGAAAAATTAGGATCGTCCATGGAGGAATCTATTGGAAAACGATTTAATGCTTCATTAGCCGCTCCTAAAAAGAGTATAATGGAAATAGCAACTTCAGGTATTAAGTTAGGTATTGTTGCTGGTATTGGATTAGGTATTAAAAGAGCGATGCATCTTAATCAAGAGCTTGTTGATATGCAACGTAGTTTAGGAGTTACATCTGACAAAGCTCATGACATACATACATCATTGCAAGACGCTTCAATGGCAAGTAAAGTTTTAGGAGCTAATCAAAAAGATTATAATGAAGCATTTAGTGCATTGGAAGGAACAATGGGTACTAATGTAGCAAATCAACAAAAAATATTAGATTCTCAAGTACTTTTAACAAAGCAATTTGGTATGTCAAATGACGAAGCTAAAGAGTTTCAAATGACATCTATTGGCACTGGTAAGTCCGCGGAAGAAAATTTAATGCATATTAAAGGATCTGTAGAAGAATATAATAAACTCTCAGGAGACTCTTTATCAGTAAGAGAAATTCAACAAGACATTGCTAAATCTTCAAAATCTACATTAGCTAACTATAAAGGAGATGTCACTGCATTAACAAGAGCAGTAATTCAAGCTAAAAAATTAGGTATGACAATGGCAGAGACAGAAGCAGTGTCTAATAGCCTATTAGACTTTGAATCTAGCATTGAAGCTGAAATGAAAGCAAGTGTTATGACTGGTCAGCATATTAATATGAATAAAGCCAGAGAATTAGCATTGATGGGAGATACAGCCGGCGCTGCTGCTGAAGCTCTTAAGCAAGCAGGTTCATTTGATAAATTTCAGAAAATGGATGTACTGCAGAAAAAAGCAGTAGCAGACGCAGCTGGTATGACAGTTGAGCAAATAATGAAAGCAGGCCAGCTTGAAAAAATGAATTCAATGTTCGGTGTTAAGAGTTTAAAAAATTTATCTAAAGCAGAACAGCAGCGCTTAGTTACTCAAAAAATCATGTCTCAAGAAGAAATTGACAAAGGAATTAGAGATGAACAAGCTGCTTCCGCGCAAGAGAAAATGAATACAATGATTGATAAAATGTATACATTATTCGATCAAATAGCTTCAGGCCCTATAGAAATGCTAGTTAGTGGATTGGGCAAAGCATTTGAGTTTATGGGTAAAATGGTAGGCGGAATCAAAAAATTTGTTAAAACCTTTATGCCCGAAGGATCGGGAGGAATAATGAAAGCTGCTGTAGGTATTGGAGTTGGAGCAATTGCAGTAAAAGCCGCTTTTAAGAAAGTTAAAGAATTTTTTGGTGCAAAATTAGGAGAAAAAGGAAATCCAACACATACGATTGTTGAAAATTTAAAAGGAGGAGGAGGAATGGGTGAAGGAGGAGGAGAAGGCGGAGATGAAGATGATATAGGCGGTAAAGCTAAAAAAGGTCTTAAAGGAGCTAAACGTTTATTTAAAGCTTTTAAGAAAGGTGGAATTAAAGGATTGATGAAATCCGCCGGCAGAATGTTTAAACAATCTGGCGGAATTAAAGGAATAGCTAAATCTGCAATGGGAATAGGCTCCGGTGGAATGATAGATAAAATTAAAGGCGGAGTTAAAGGCGTATCTGGAGGAATTAAAGGTGTAGCTGAAGGAGTAAAGGCAACGGTAAGTGGAGGTAGTAAAGTTGCAGCTAAAGGAGCTGGAGCAGCAGCAGGCGGTGCTGGAAAATCTGGACTATTAGGTAAATTAGGCGCCCCACTAAAAGTAATTGGTAAATTTCTAGGACCTATTTTAGCTATAGCACAATCCATTGGCGGAGTAGCTAATTTAATTTCTTCAGCAAGAGAATCGCAAGCTTCAGGTAAAAAAGTCGATTCTGGTAAATTAGGTAAAGATATTTTAAAAGAAGCTGCTTATCCGATAGTTAACGGCGCAATAAATTTTATACCAGGATTTGGTACTGCTATTAGTATTGCTGACGGAATTTTAGGTATGTTTGGGTGGTCTCCAATAAAATGGGTAACAGATCATTTACTTGAATTAATACCTAATGACGCATTGTCAGGATTAGGAAACATGGCTTTAGGAGGAAGTGCAAAGTCTCCGGCAAAGGCAGCAGCACCTAAAGCATTAGCAGTTAAAGACGCTTTAATTCGTCCAGGCCAACCTCCAGTAACTTTTGATAAAGGCGATTTAATAATGGCAGGTACCAATTTAGAAGGCGGAGCCAAAGGCGCCGGCGGTGGTGGAGGAAGCTCTGAAATAGCTTCGCTATTGAAACAATTAATAGCTAAAGTCGATCAACCAGTTCACTTTAATATTGGCGGCCGTGTAATGGATGAAATAGAAAAACAAACTTCATTGAAGAAAACGTACACTACAAAAACAGATAGAGGTTATAGCGCCTTTGGATAATTATTAATATAATATTATGGCATTAATAGATATAAAATCTGATTTATCAAAATTTCGTTCGGATTTCAAAACTCCGTCTTTAGAAAACAAGGTTAATGCTTCGAAATATAATATCGACGAAGTACCTGCAGAGTTCAGTGCTAATGGAGCTAGACCTTCTAAGTTAGATACCTTTGATTATAAAAAAGAAATATCTATGGGTAATAGCAAATTTGCTATTGGTACTGCTACATTAATTAATCAATTAGGTAATGGGTCTCCGTTTAGATATTTAAAAAATAATGCTTTAACCAGCAAAATATTCTCTGTACAAGGATATAGTACTTCTAACACATACAATAGCGTGGTTGCTAGTATATCTGGTCAATCAAATAAAAGTCTTTTATATGCTAAGTCTACGGAACAAAATTCGCCATCAGCTATTGACGAGGAATATAAAAAATACAATTTAAGAGATGAGTCGCATAATACCACGTATATGCAACAGCCTTACATCTTAAGAGGTATTCAGCGTAAAGGAAATGAAAAACCTCAATATTGGGGGTTTGGATCTAAGTCAGGATTTGACGATGGATTGATTAGAGGCGGTGCAGTAACTGTTGCAGATAGAATTGTAGCAGATACAGCACGTATTGCTAAATTTATGGCTTCGCCTAAAGGTCTTTTATGGATAGTTAAACAAATAGGTTTAGGCTTAACCAATCCTAAAGTAGAAACTATTGGAGGGCCATTAACTCGACAAACAAGAATACATACCGGAGTAGCTTCGCTATTATCAGTTCCAGGTACAGCTTTAGGATTACACTTTACTCGTCATGGAATTCCGTTTGCAAATGAATTAGCTAGCTATGAAAATGTGTCTAAAATTAAAAATGGGTTATTAACATATTCAGTAGCCGACCCAACGGGGATAACTCAGCCAGGGAATAGATTAATTGGATTACGCAGACAATTAGGATTAGACAACCGAGCAACAGATAATTTAATACCAATATCAGCGATTTCATTAGTACAGCTAGGAATGCCGATATTATCACTATCAGGTTTGTCCGGCCCACAATCTGTGTATGGAATTGGCATTACAAATATTAAGAGGCATACAGTATCAACACCTAATTCAATTGAAAATGTACAAGAAGCTTCTAAAATTAATCCTTCAAGTAACTTAAATAATTATGCTGGTACATTAAGAGGAACTAAAAGCTCTATAGATTTAGGAATAAAACCGCAGTCTAAACTTAAAACCTTAGCAACTAAATTAGAAACAGCAAATTATACACCAGGTGCCCAATTAAATTCTACTAAAGTAGATTTATCAACGTCTACTTCTAGAGAAAAGGCATATAAAGATGCTCCTTCTACGGATATTAATAGTTATCTAACGTTAGCGTATAATAAAATACCTAAAAATAAAGGCGAAAAGTCATTTAGAGATTTTCGTAATGATATTGATGCTAAGACTACTCAAGAAAAAAGTATTTTAGGTACTGGCACTAATAAAGATTATTATACAAAAAATAATTTAGAAGCTAAATATGGATTTGGAACTCCTGGAGCTATAGGAGCTGACAGAACCGATCCAAGCAATTATATAATTCCGGGAGATAAATATCTAGGAAAAAATAGAACTATTTTAATTGATGAAAAAGGATTTCGTGGAGATAAAGTTAATGCTTATGATATAGGAGATGTAGCAAAGGAAAATGTTTATAAAACAGGAGCTGAAGATTTTATAAAATTTTATTTTGAAGATGGTGATATTGGATCTAATGTAATGGTATTTAGATGTACTATGAACGGATTTTCAGATTCATTTTCTCCAGGATGGAATCGTATTGATATAATGGGTAGACCTGACGGAGCTTATTTATATACTTCATTTGAACGGTCTGTATCATTTAATTTTACAGTAAATGCTTTATCAAGAGCAGAAATGGTACCTATGTGGCGTAAATTAAATTATTTAGCTTCATATACAATGCCCGACTTTACTTCTTCAGGAACCAAACCAGGAGGTCCATTTATGCGTATTACTATAGGTAGTTTATTTCAACAAACTCCAGGATTTATTGAATCACTTACATACACTATACCTGACGAAACTACTTGGGATATAGCAGAAGATTCTGGTACAAATGCAAATGCAAAGCAATTGCCATTGTCTATGGATGTATCAATGACGTTTAAAGTAATTGGCGATTATCGTCCTCAGCTTAAAGGCCGTGTATATAGTTTATCTCCTTTTGGTGGAAGTACGAAGCCAGGAAATTGGCTTTCAGATGCAGAGCCTACTCAAGTTAGTAAAGAAAAGAAAGCAAAACAAGCTAAAACGGAAGCAGATAAACCAAAAACAAGAGCTGCAGCTCCTGTATTAAAAATGTCCACCACTGGTTATTTTTTCCTCGCTAAATAGTACAAATGGAGGATTTGCAACTGCAAAATACTTTTAAGATAACCAATAGAATTTAATATATATTATAAATGTCAAGATACGAAAACTACTTATTCAACCAAAACACTAGTTTAGATGTTGATAATAAAAAAAGATACTATGCAACCTTAATTGATCCTACAATTGAAAGATCAACAGATGATGTATATGTCGTTACGAGTATTGGAGAGCGATTAGATTTGCTAGCTTCTAAATATTATCAAGATGCTAATTTATGGTGGATAATAGCAGCTGCAAATCCTAGCTTACGAAGAGATTCGGTTTATTTAGAGCCAGGCATTCAAGTAAGAGTTCCTAGAGATTATCAAGATGCTTTAGTTCAATTTCAAGATGCAAATAATTCTCGATAATGGCAACAGTATTTTTCACACCAACACCGGGTAACGTTCAAAGTGCCTTAAATGCACGTAAAGCATATTACAATGCCGAAGTTCGTGATCAATCGGCACATAATTGGTTGCTGAAAAAAATGGCAGTAGCTACTGCTAAATGTGAAGGAATATCATTATCTCCGCCTCAAGGTGGTGGATTATCATTTTCTAAAAAAAATAAAGCTGGTCATATACAAAAAGGATCAAGTGGTTTATATCAAGGAACAGGAACAGTTACTTCAGTAGACAGCGGCAGATATATACCTAAGCCACACATCAATACAGTACATATTTCAAGCGATGGAGATTTTGGTACTATTAAAAAAGCAGATTTAACATTTACGGTATATTCCATAGCACAATTAAATACATACATACCATTTTTAACTCTAGGAAATGAAGTAACGTTATATTATGGATGGTCAATACCGTCAGCAGCGTCTGGCCCTCCAGGCAATTTTACAGGAACTATATATAATTTTAATTATACCGTTAATGAAAATGGAGGATTTGATTGCAGTTGCCAAGCTATGGGAAAAGGATTAAATCCGTTAGGCGGTAGTGCTAAAGCGGCCGACAGTGCAGGCGATATTACAATTAAGGGAGCAGACGAAGAAATATTTCCAGCATTAACTATATGTCAAAATGTTAATGGGTTTGTGCAATTAGCATCAACCCCAGAACCAGTAGTAGATTCAGTTAATGAGACGTATGGAATTGGCGCAATTAAATTTCCAACCGATTGGGCTCATATGCCAGCAGTGCAAGAAGAAGAAAATCAAGAAGCTTCTGCGGATAAGCCAGCACAAGAAGCAACCGCTCAATATTACATTACATTGGAAAAGTTAGTATTTATTATTAATAAATTATATAAAAATGCATCAGGAGCTAAAGCAAAGATAGCAAAAGATTATAAATTTAAAGAAATTGTAATACAATGTAATAAAGATTGGACTAAAGTTTCGATACCTACATTAGTTGCTTTTGTATCAGCAAATCCGGGAGAATGTATATTTCCGGGGTTCGCTGACTATGGCGACGGCGCCGGCAATTTTCCAGGAAGTAAAGTATTTACATTTGGAGATACTGATGCTGCATTTAAAGGTGAAAACGGAACAGGAGATGCTAGTAAAATTATGATTAATGTTCGATATATTAATGATGTATTTAGAAATTTAGGAACTGTTAATGAGAAGGGAGAACGGTCTCCAGATATGTCAATAGCTAAGTTTTTAAATGATATATTTACGATGATTTATAAAAATAGCGCTCAGTTATTTAAACTAACGTTAGTTATCAATCCCGAAAAAGAAACTGAATTGGTAATAGTCGATTCTGAATATTCAGACGAAAAAATTAAACCGTATGTTATATCAGCAGTTGATCAAGATGGTATAGTTCGCACTATGTCATTGACAGCAAAGATACCTCAAGAAATGGCAGCGCAAGCATTTATTAAAGCTCAAAGTACATTAAGCCCGGGCCAAGGGTTATTGACGGGTAAAGAAGATAAAGCACAGGAACCTATACCCGAAGCTTTAGTAGCTGTTAAAAAGAAAGTAGCGAGTGACGGGCTTACTCCTGAAAACGTTACAGATTTAGAAGCTGCTATCAAAGCAGAATTAATTGGTAAATTAGGCCTAACTGCTAAGCCATTATTTCCATTAGATTTTTCTTGTACTCTGGACGGAATAGAAGGATTTACTTTTGGAAATGCAATTACAACTAATTATTTACCAGCTCAATATAAAAGAGACGATATTGCATTTACAGTTACTACAGTAGAACATACTATTGCTAGCGGAGATTGGACAACAACATTAAACACAGTTTGTAGATTTGTATAATGGCATTAAGAAATAAAATATATTATCCTAAAACTCACATTGTTAATAACTTACATACTTTTGGAAAGGAGTGGATGTTTATAGACGGTAAAGAGTATATCGGATATTATCATAAGTATATAGACGGTAAAGTTCTTTCAGGAGCTGTGTTTAATCGTACAGAGTCTAAAACGCTAATACCATATATTAATCAGATACTTCAGCCGGAAAATATAATTTACAATTCTTTAAAGACTAAAAAACAATTTATATCTCCTAAACATTCTTTGCCAATTCCAGTAATAGACGATTATCGAAATGGATCTTTTATTAGATATTTTTTAAGAAGAAGAAATTATACTACATATCAAGATATTATTGAGATTAACCAACCCCAATATAAACTTTGGAGAAAGAACCAAGCCGGCATTGATGAGACCTTATATCAAGCATTAATATTAGAATGGAAATTAACAGGCCCAGTAAATGATAACAATTCAGGAACTAATATTGAGTATGGAGTTTATGATACCAATGAAAGATTGGTTCTTTTAAAAGATTTTGATATGCCAGGATTAAAAGATTATTTAACAGACTATATTGAATTTTCTATATATTCTCCTGTAGTTAAAGACGATATAAAAAATATATTTGGTTATGTTAAATAAATAACTTATATTTACTAGGTTATGAAGATAATAGAAACCATAAAAGAGTTTGATTCATTCCTAGAGCAAAGTAAGGATTATGATTGGTTAATAGTTCCAACCTATTGCAACGGAAGCAGACCAGTATACACAGACTCGATATCTATTATATACGTGTATGTACTTAACTTGGATAAAGAAGTACTTGTAGTATTCAATCACACTGAAGGGTTATCACTTCCAATAGAGTTTCTAAAGCAATTTCCTAAAGATAAAAATTTATTCGTTTACAACAAAAAGCGATTCAAGAAGTTTTTAAATACTGATAACTTAATTGATATGAGTATGGTTGAATATTTTTATAACAATCAACCAATTGAAGACGACTTTGAAACTCCAGCACACGAGTTCTTTACTAGAAATTTTGGAAACTTCAATAATCTAAATACTATCATTCCTATTTCCAAGCACATTGAAAAGGCGCAAGCTATCTCTCAAAGATTTTTAGATGTATTTGACTTTTATCAAAACGATGCTGCTTTTGAAAAGTACAATGGATTGGTGTTAGACTCACTTCAACAAATAGAACAAAATGGACTTTATGCAAATTATGAACAATTCAAAAAGAAATTCACAGAGCAAAGTATATATGATAACTTTGTATTTTCTGAATATAATATATACACTACCACCGGAAGGCCTAGTAATCGCTATGGCGGTATTAACTTCGCTGCTTTAAATAAAGAAACTGGACAACGAGCTCCATTTGTATCTAGATTTGGAGAAAATGGTTTTATGCTATCCTTTGACTACGATGCTTATCACTTAAGACTTTTAGCTGAGTTAGTAGATTATAAGTTTCCGGATAATATATCAGTACATCAATATCTAGGTCAGTTTTATTTTGATAAAGATGTTTTAACTCCAGCAGAGTATTCAGAAGCTAAATCAATATCCTTTAAACAATTATATGGAGGTATAGGTACTGAGTATTTGGTAATTCCATTTTTTGCAAAGATACATGAATATACTCAGTTAGTATGGTCTCAATACAGAGAGCAAGGATATATTGAAACTCCTATGTTTGGAAGAAAATTATTTAAATCATTCTTCACTGAAATGAATGCAGCTAAGCTTTTAAATTACATGCTTCAGAGTTTTGAGACGGAAAGAAATATGGCGGTTATACATAATATACTTCTACGTACAAAGTCTTTCTCTTCGAAGCTGATACTTTATACCTATGACAGTTTTCTTTGGGACTTTGACAAGCGAGACGGTGTGGAATTGCTTCGTATAGTAAGAGAGGAATTAGAGCAACAAGGGAAGTATCCAACAAAAATAGAAATAGGACCAGATTATCATAACATGATTACAACAGAAAAAAAGTTTTAGGATATTTATAAATGGTAAAAGGAACTATATATATTGGTATCTCTAATTTGTTTATTTACGACCGAAGAGTCATTGGATCATACTTCAAATATGATTGTAAAAACTTATGAAGTTGTATATAAACGAATATTTGTTTTATCAATACAAGACTCGGAAGAGTTAGTTTGCAGCTTTAATGTAGATAAAGAAAATCAAAGAAAGCAATTACCAGGAGCTATGTTAGTACATCGTAAGAAGGACACCAATACGTTATATACTATAAACTCACTAAACGCATTAATCCGATCAGAGAACAATGGGGTATTGGACCCTAAGTTTTCCGTTAATTGGAGTAAATTTTCCAACGCATTGTTAGTAACGTCTAATAGCGAATTGAAAGTTTTAAAGACAAAAGTATATCAGATTATTAATCTGTAATATTTTTAAATGAAATATTTGGTACTTTGAATAAAGTAACTTATATTTAGTTATGTTAGTGTTGAAAATGTAAATTTGACTATTCTAGACAAATTGAATTTGCGTAGACAATTACTAAATACAAATTAATTAATAACAAATAAAAAACAAAAAAATCATGGCAATCAATCTCGATGCAATTAAGCAGAAGCTTAACTCGTTACAAAATGTAACACAAAAACAAAACAATTTATGGAAGCCTGAACCAGGCACTCAAGTAGTAAGGATAGTACCTTATCAACACAACAGAGAAAATCCATTCTTAGAACTTTATTTCCATTATAACTTCGGTGGTAAATCTGTTTTATCTCCAATGTCATTTGGTCGTCCCGACCCTATCGTGGAATTTGCAGAAAAATTAAAATCAACAGGTAACTCTGATGATTGGAAAGCAGGTAAAAAATTAGAACCAACAATGCGTTGTTATGTACCCGTTATCGTTCGTGGTAAGGAAGCAGAAGGCGTTAAATTTTGGGGCTTTGGTAAATCAGTATATCAAGAACTATTAGGATTTATTGCAGACCCTGATTATGGTGATATTTCAGATCCAGTAGCAGGACGTGACATCGCAGTTGAATTCAAAGCAGCTGATCAAACCGGTAAATCTTATCCAGAGACGTCAATTCGTGTTAAACCAAATCAAACTCCAGTAACTGACAACAAAGCTATTTTAGAAAAGCTTGGTAATCAACCTAAAGTAACTGACATCTTTAAAGAGTACTCATATGAGGAAATGACCAAGATGTTGCATAACTGGTTGAATCCTGAAAATGCAGAGTCTGAAGAAAAGGCAGCTGCTCCAGCTAAAGCTTCAAATGCTAATAAATCTTCTATTGAAGAGGAAGCACCAGTAGCTAAAGTTGATGACGTAGCATCGGCATTCGATAATTTATTTAATAGTAAGTAAAAACAAGTAACCGAGAGGTTACGACAGGATAATCATGGCAAAGAAAACAGTAGTAGACGAAAGTCAAATGCAAGATGATTTAGCTTCTGTATTAGCCGATAATCTAAATAAGAAATTTAAAAGCTCTAATTATAAAGTAGCTTATTTCTTAGAAGGAGACACAGATGCTCCGAGTGATGTTAATGAATGGATTTCAACGGGTTCCACTATGTTAGATTTGGCAATTTCAAATCGACCTAATGGTGGACTTCCTGTTGGAAGAATTATTGAGATTACAGGATTAGAGGCTTCAGGCAAATCATTATTAGCAGCCCACGCCTTGGCGGATACGCAGAAGAAAGGTGGGTTAGCAGTTTATATCGATACTGAAAATGCAGTGTCAAGAGAATTTCTAGAAGCTATTGGCGTGAATTTAAAGGATATGTTATACGTTCCTTTAGAGACAATAGAAGACATCTTTGATGCTATGGACAGTATTGTAGAGTCTGTTAGAAAAAATTCAAAGTCACGTATTGTAACTATAGTAGTAGATTCAGTAGCAGGTGCTTCCACTAAACAGGAAATGGCAGCTGACTATGATAAAGATGGTTGGGCAACTTCAAAAGCCATTATTTTATCTAAAGCTATGCGTAAAATTACTAATTTTATTGGTAGAGAGCGTATATGCTTAATATTTACAAATCAGTTACGTACTCGATTAGGAGTTACGTTTGGAGACCAATGGACGACATCAGGTGGTAAGGCAATTGCTTTTCACGCTTCAGTTCGTTTACGTCTTAAATCGGTAGGTCAAATTAAAATAGCTAAGTCGGCAGATCTGCCAGAAGCAGTAATTGGAGCGACAACTCGAGCTCAAGTAGTTAAGAATCGTATGGGCCCGCCTTTACGAACTGTAGACTATGACATTTATTATGACTCTGGTATTGATGACTTTGGTAGTTGGTTAACAATGATGAAGAACTTTAATTTAGTAACTCAGGCAGGAGCTTGGTATACATATACCAATATCGATACTGGCGAAATAATTAAATTTCAATCTAAGGATTTCAAATCAAAGTTAATGGACGATCCAGAAATGAAAGCGCAAGTTTATAAAACAATTTGTGAAAAGTATATTCTTAATTATAAAGCCGGTGAAGACTTTGGTATTGACGACATAACAGTTGAGTCAGAGTTTGACGGAGAAGAATCATAAAAAATGAAAGGTTACGCAGATTTACTTAAACAAATCCGCGAAGAGCACGATAAACAAAGTTCAGGCCTAGGCAAAGACGATAAAGTCTTAATTGTCGATGGCCTGAATTCGTTTATTCGCGTCTTCAGTGCGGTCCCACTCGTTAATGACGATGGAGAGCATATAGGCGGTTATGTTGGGTTTATGCGATCCATAGCTGCAGTAGTAAGACAATTCAAACCTACACGATGTATAATTGTGTTTGACGGCAAAGGAGGTTCTGCTAGAAGAAAGAAAATGCACTCTGGTTATAAAGAAGGTAGATCAATGTCTACTAGATTTAATAGACGAGAGGATGTTGGAGAGCAGACAGTAGAAGCTGAAATTGCTTCAATGCGCAGACAAATGGGTAGACTGTCTGAATATTTACAGTGCCTTCCAATGACGCTCATATCCATTGATAATATTGAAGCTGATGACACCATAGCTTATTTAACTACAGACGTCTTTCGTCCTAAAAATAGTGAAGTAATTATAATGTCAGACGATAAAGATTTTATTCAATTAATAGATGAGAAAGTATCAGTATGGAGACCTGTACAGAAAAAATACTTCACGCCTAAAGAAGTTTCAGAAAAATTTGGCATTCCGTCACATAACTTTATACATTATAAAGTATTTATGGGAGATGGATCTGACAATATCAAAGGTATAAACGGTATTGGTATAAAGACATTACAGAGCAAGTTTCCGCTTTTGTTAGGAGACGCAACAGTCAGTCTCGAAGAAGTATTAGACTATTGTAAAGCTAGGAAAGATGAACATAAAGTATATAAAACAGTAGTAGACAATGAAGCTGTTATGCGTCTTAATTGGCAATTAATGTCATTGGAAGATTTAGACATTTCAGGAAATTTCAAATTGATGATAGTGGATATGGCTAATCAGCCAATACCTAAATTGGATACTTTCAATTTTAAAAAGATGTTTATGTTAGATAAAGCATACACTGCTATTCCAAATGTAGATAGTTGGTTAGGAAGTAGTTTTAATACACTAGCAGCATTCAGTCAAAGATAATTTTGAAATACGAAAAGAATAACCTATATTTAACATATGTCAGATAAATTAAGCAATTACGGTCACGGGTTTCAGGTTAAAACTATATCTTCGCTATTAAGCAATAAAGCATTTTTGCAACAAGTGTCAGATATATTATTACCTGAGTTCTTTGAGTCCGAAGCAAATCAGTGGATAGTAGAGACTATTGTTAAATATTTTCACGAATATAAATCAGCGCCGACACTAGATGTATTTAAAATAAAAGTTCAAGAAGTTGATAGAGAGGTCGTTAAATCATCGATAGTAGAGTCTTTAAAAGATTCTTATAAATATTTAGAGTCAAATGACTTAGAGTTTGTGCAGGAAGAAGTTTTAGGATTTTGCAAAAATCAATGTATTAAAAGAGCTATATTAGATTCAGTTGAATTGCTTCGCAGAGGAGAGTATGACGCAATTAAAGCGTCAATTGACTTAGCGATGAAAGCAGGAGCTGATAAAGAGATAGGACATGAGTATAATGAATCAGTTGTAGAGCGATATCAAGATAATATTAGATCGACTATACCTACTCCATGGCCAATTATCAATGACGTGTCAGACGGAGGATTTGGTAAAGGAGAATTAGTTGTGTTTGTAGCTCCCGCAGGTATTGGTAAGTCATGGGGCTTGATCAATGTAGGTGCCCATGCAATTAAACAAGGATTAAATGTTGTTCATTATACTTTGGAATTAAATGCAGGTTATGTAGGTCAGCGATATGATGCTGTGTTAACTGGCATTGCAAATCAAAGTTTAAAATATAATATTGACGAAGTTCAATCCACTGTAGATAAACTTAAAGGTCATTTAGTTATTAAATACTATCCAACTAAGACAGCTTCATGTTCAACTCTTAGAGCTCATATTGAAAAAATGATTTTAGTAGGTAAGAAGCCAGATTTAATAATTGTCGATTATGCTGATTTATTAAGAGGTGCTGTAGCTAGAAAAGAAATGCGTCATGAATTAGAATCCATATATGAAGACTTGCGTGGTATAGCAGGCGAGTATGAAGTTCCTTTATACACAGCTTCGCAAGCAAATAGGTCCGCATTAGAAGATGACATTATCGAAGCAGGTAAAATTTCAGAGTCCTATGCAAAAGTAATGATTGCTGATTTTGTATTATCTTTATCAAGAAAGGTAACTGATAAAATAGCAGGTACAGGCAGATGGCATATCATTAAGAATCGTTTCGGTCCTGATGGTATTACACTTCCTTCAAAAATGAATATGTCTAATGGGCAGATTCATATATACGAAGAGACTTCTGCACAAGGCAAAGACACTAAGAAAGACATGGAGAACGGCGAGTCGTTATTGCGTAAAAGTTTATCACAAAAATATAAAGAAATCTCCGGAGATTCTTTGGGCTAACTAATAGTTATAAGCCCAGCCAGGGAACTCAAACTTAATTAAAAATCAATATGGAATTATCAAACGAAATTTTATCAAACGTAACAGTCTACATGAAGTATGCACGTTATTTAGCAAATAAACAACGAAGGGAAACATGGGAAGAGCTAGTAACTCGAAATAAAGAAATGCACATTAAAAAGTATCCACAGTTAGAAGCAGAGATTGAAGAGACGTATAAATTCGTTTACGATAAAAAGATTTTACCGTCAATGCGTAGTTTACAATTTGGTGGTAAGCCAATTGAAATATCTCCTAACAGAATTTATAATTGTGCTTATTTACCTATCGACGATTGGAGAGCTTTTGGTGAAGTAATGTTTTTATTACTAGGAGGTACTGGCGTAGGGTACTCAGTACAAAAGCATCATGTAGAATCTTTACCTGAAATTAGAAAACCAGATGCTAAAAGAAATAGAAGATATTTAATTGGCGATTCTATTGAAGGATGGGCAGATGCAGTTAAAATGTTAATGAAGTCTTACTTTGAAGGAGGTTCGACATTGAATTTTGACTTTTCAGACATTCGTCAAAAAGGAGCTATGTTAGTTACGTCAGGAGGTAAAGCTCCAGGGCCTCAACCTTTAAAAGAATGTTTAATTAAAATTCAAGGTATACTAGACACTAAAAAAGACAATGATAAATTAACTTGCATTGAAGTGCATGATATCGTTTGTCATATTGCAGATGCAGTATTAGCAGGTGGTATTCGTAGAGCAGCTTTGATATCTTTATTCAGTGCAGACGATGAAGAAATGATTTCTTGCAAGTCAGGTCCATGGTGGGAACTCAATCCGCAAAGAGGCAGAGCAAATAACTCAGCTGTGTTATTAAGAAATAAAGTAACCAAAGAGTTTTTCTTTTCTTTATGGAAAAAGATAGAAGCTTCAGGAGCAGGAGAGCCAGGAATTTATTTATCAAATGATAAAGACTGGGGAACTAATCCATGTTGTGAAATTGCACTTCGTCCATTTCAATTCTGTAACCTATGTGAAGTAAATGTATCAGACGTTACTTCTCAAGAAGATTTAAATGCGCGAGTTAAGGCAGCTTCATTTATTGGAACACTTCAAGCAGGATATACTAACTTTCACTATTTACGTCCAATATGGCAACGCACAACAGAGAAAGACGCTTTAATTGGTGTAGGTATGACAGGTGTAGGTTCAGGCGCAGCTCAGAAATTTAATTTAAAAGAAGCAGCTAATTTAGTAAAAGAAACAAATGCTATTATAGCCAAGCAAATTGGTATTAACGCTTCAGCAAGATCAACCACTATTAAACCTTCAGGGACTTCATCTTTGGTGTTAGGTACATCATCAGGCATTCACGCTTGGCATAATGATTATTATATGCGTAGAATTCGAGTTGGTAAGAATGAAGCAATTTACACTTACTTGCTAATCAATCATCCTGAGTTAGTTGAAGATGAATATTTCCGTCCTCACGATACGGCAGTTATTTCAGTTCCACAAAATGCACCTGATGGAGCAATTTATAGAACAGAATCGGCTATTGAATTGTTAGAGCGTGTAAAATGGTTTTATACTAATTGGATTAAGACAGGTCACAGGACAGGACAAAATACTCATAACATTTCAGCAACGGTTTCAATTAAAGCTGACGAATGGGATATGGTAGGAGAATGGATGTGGGAGAATAAAGCATTTTATAATGGCTTATCAGTTCTACCTTATTCAGATCATACATATATGCAAGCTCCATTTGAAGATTGCACTAAAGAAAAATATGAAGAGATGATGAAGTCATTATCTAATATTGATTTATCAGGAGTAATTGAAATAACAGATGATACAAATTTAAAAGGCGAGATAGCCTGTGGATCAAACGGATGTGAGATAAAATAAAATGAATAGAAAAGAAGATTGGATTTATAGTCTGTATGTACAACACATACAGGCTCAATCCAAAAATAAAAACACACCTATGAAAGTTAAAATTAAAAAGCTGCATGCAGATGCAGTAATACCATCTTACGCAAAACTCGGAGATGCTGGAATGGATTTAACAGCTACGTCAAGAACATTTGATGAACACGGAAATGTCGTGTATGGCGTTGGATTGGCAATAGAAATACCTGAAGGGTATGTAGGATTGATATTTCCTAGATCTAGCAATGCTAAAACAGATTTATATTTAACAAATCATGTAGGAGTAATTGACTCTGGATATCGTGGAGAGTTGATGTTCAAATTCAGACCAACAAAAATCAATGGCAATTGCTATCAACCAGGAGATCGTATAGGACAGTTGTTAATTATACCATACCCACAAATTGAATTAGAAGAAGTTGAAGAGCTTTCTTCAACAGAAAGAGGAGAAGGTGGCTATGGATCAACCGGAAATTAATACTTTTCGATATTTATTTTAAAGTAATAATAATATGGAATATCCAAACACAACAGTGCAAAATGTAGTAGCTTCTCAGTCATCAGTTTTAAAACCTAAAACACTTCCTGAGACTATTATATCTGCATTTAATGATAGGTTGGCTGATGAATATGCAGCGCACTATTTTTACAGAAGTGCAGCTAATTGGTGTATCAATGTAAATTATAAAAAAGCAGCAGCTTTCTTCGAAGCTGAGTCTGTATCTGAATTGGAACACTCTGTAATGCTTCAAAAATATATGATAGATTGGAATGCAATGCCAATTCTTCCTTCAGTTAAATTCAATGGAGAATTTGACAGTTTAATTGATATTGTAAATAAATCATATGCCATTGAGTTTAAGTTAGGAGAAGACTATAATAAAATATCAGCAGATATATTTTCAGAACATTTACCTACCTTTGACTTTTTGAAAAAGTTTAGAAAAATTCAAAATCAAGCAATAGCTGAATATTCTGATTTGCTAAACGCTGCACAATTAATTGACGTATCATCTAAATTAGATTTATTACATTATGAAGAAAGATACTTCTAGATCAATTGACTTAGACGCTTTATTTGCAAAGTCAAATAACGAGTCAGTTAATGACACACCTAAAGAAATTATTATCGAAACTAAAACAACTTCAACTTCAAAAGAGCCAAAACTAGATTTTGATGCTATTGTAACTGAATGGAGCTATCGTTGTGATAAAGGATATCCGGATATGAGCAATAAATCAGATATGATTAGACTGCAAGAAATTCTAGATGAAATGGGCGTTAAAGCTCCTTTTAAACGATTATTAACAGAAGCTACAAATTTAGATAAATTTAAAGCATTGGTTAATGGAGAAGTTAAAGGTATTGAGCCAGATGTTCCTGATCAAGCTAAAAAGTTTATTTTTGATATATTTTCAAAATTTCCGAAAAAACAAAAATCTTGGATAGACTCATTTCAAAAAAGCACTTTAAAATCTTTTATCAAATCAGATTGGGATCTTTGGAAAGAGTTTTTTGACATAGCTCCTAAAGGAATGGGCCGAGGGGAAATGATGGCAGTAATGGCTATTAAAGGAGCTAAGTCAGGAGGTACGGCAGAAAAAGATTTAAAACTACCAGACGGAGTTTGGGAAGTTAAAGAAGATCCAACGGGTATTAGAATGGCACAGTCAGGATTTGCCGGACGATTTAAATATATTAATGAGCTTCGTAAATTTTATGAATTGTTAAATGCTATTGAATTAAACGATTCTTCTAAAGATTCAGAATTAAAAGCTAATTTAACTAAAGTATTTGGAAATGCAGATACTGCAAATTCAATGTATTCTATATTAACTACAAATTTTCGTGGAGATGGATATGGAGTATCTGCAAAAGATAAAAAAGCAGCTGCTGAAGATAATACTTCTACAATTACTAAAGAAAACTTTTTTGATAGAATGATAGCAGCCGCAGAATATCCAACCGGAGTTATTGATTTACATTATGACGGATTTAAAAAATTAAAAGATTTACGTGGAACTATTATAAGTCAAAAAGAGTTAGTTAATAATGCTAAATTAGTACTTCAAACAGCAGGAGCAGATTCGGATGTACAATATTATATTAGTGCAAAGGATGCAGCGGAAATTCAAGATGCTGGTTCAAAAGGTAAGGAAGCTAGAATTAAAGTAACTGCTCCTGTAGAAAAAGACTTTAAAACTTTTTTACACGCAATGCTTTTAATTGTAAAACATACGTTTGTAAAAAATCCTGAAGAAATTGTTCAAGATTTTATCGATCGAAAAAGAGATTATTTTTCACATATTAAAGGATTTGTATATTATCTTGAAGGAGAACCTCAGCCAGCAATTGGATTAGCTAAAGAATTTATCATTTATGGTATATCTCAATCTCAAGGAAAGATTGAACATAAACGATACGCTGGAACTAAATCTACTTTTATTAACGCTCAATTAGCAGCTAGCTAATATTTATTAATATAATTTTAAACCAACACAATAAAATGAAAATATCAGAATTCAGAAAACTAATACGCGAAGAGGTTAGAAAAGTAATTAGCGAAGGAGCAACTCCTAAATCAGGTCAAAAATTAAGCGATGACGAGTTATCGGATAAAGGATATTTAGGAGATGATGATATTCAGCAAATGTGGTTTGAATTATTTTCTGATGAGGGAGACGTTAACTCATCTTCTAGAAAGAGATTTATAACAATGGCTAACAAGTTTTTAAAGAGTAATAAATTAAATTGGCAAGTATCTGGAATCGTTGCGCAAGATGAAGACGGTATAATTACTTGGATTATTAAATAATTTAAAATAATTAAGGAAACAAAAATGAACAAACAAGAATTTAAACAATTAATTCGCGAAGAAATTCGTAAAGTTTTAAAAGAAGCAAATACATTAGATCCAGCTAAAAAATACTATTGGTTTGAATATTACCCACACCAGAGTGGAACACTTAAAGCAGAAGTAGCTATAACAGGAAAAACACTAATGAGCTTGAAAAAGCTTTACGATGCCGGCGAAGATGCTGCTTTTGACAAAATGCTTGCTACGGCTAGTAAAAACAAAAAATTCTATTTTGAAGCCGAATTCTTTGATGAATTTTGGAAACAAATAACTAAAGCTCTTGCTGCAGGAAAAGTTTTTGGTGACATGACTGAAGAAGGATCTTTTGCAATTTCTCCAAATAGCATGGAAGAAGCTAAAAAGAAAGTAAAGAAGATTGAAGCAGATAATATGGATATGGATTTTTAAAAATAAATGAAAAGAAGCCAACATCATTGTTGGTTTTCTACTGTTTAAACAAAGTTTATTTGTTTCGATTAAAAGAATACCTTATATTAAATATAAATTAAAACCAATGGATATAACAGAAGTATTAACAACTATCAAACCAGTACCAACTACGACCAGACTGAAAGCTTGGGTATTCGAAATCAATAAAGAATATTACCATATAGCTGAATGCACAGGATATCGTATGCCTGATCAGACATTTATTTGGACAGCATCTAGAAATGGAAAGCGTATAAGTAAAAGCCCAATATATACAATGGATGGAGCAAATCATAAACAATGTATTATTGAGTTTCACAGAAGCAAAATTGATTTGGTTTCGTAAAATAAATTTTATATATTATTAAAAATTAGTTATGGCAAAAGAAAATAAATCGAGAAATGGCAATTTAGGCTCATTCGTCGATCAAGTAACTCCGGAACCCGTTGTAGTTACAGAGAATTATCTTAACATAGATGTGCTAAGCACATTCTTATTAACAGCTTCAGACGATAAAAAGACACTGGTTAATAATATGATTGAGATTGCTCTTTCAACAACCAAGCAAGAAGACTTTCTTTCTCTAGGAGAAAAGATTGCAATTAATTCTCTTCGTAAGTTAAATATTCTTGTTTAATTGAAAAGAATTTATTATATTTAATAGATTATGGAGGTTTTATATATTTATTTTAAAAGATGTTTGTATATATAACAACCTGTCTTATTAATAATAAAAAGTATATTGGTAAGTATGAAGGTAAAGACACGGATAAGTATTTAGGTTCAGGTAAACTTTTACGGCGAGCTATTAAAAAACATGGATGTGAAAATTTCACAAGAGTAGTACTTGAATACTTTAATAGTAAAGATGAAGTTCGCTCAGCAGAAAAACGATATATTAAATTATACGACGCAGTAAACTCGGCTGAGTTTTATAATATAGCCGAAGGCGGGGAAGGGGGCAATACCTTTGCAGGGATAGTAGGATCTGATAGGCTTCAATTAATTGATAAATTAAAGAAAAGAAAAAAATCTGATAAGTCTTCATATAAAAATATGATAGCATGTAAAAATTTATATACTAACCAATGCGAAATTTTAAGTCAAATTGATTTTGCTAGGAGTAACTATCATGTTGGAATAGCATGTAAAGGAATATATTTAACCCCATTTGGTAATTTTTCTGCTTCTGACATAATGGGCGACTATATAGGTATAGACTATACTAGTTTAGTAACTAAATGTAAACATAATCATAAGGTAATAAGAAAAGCACATTTTCAGGCAATGATAAATGATACTTTATATTATCAACATATTCGACAATATATAGGAAAGACTTTTAAAGATGCTGGATTTGATTTTATTTCAATTGAAAATTTAATTAAAAAAGATTTGGTATTTTACAAAGAATTGTCTATATTAAAAAATAATTAATAACTAAAAATAATAAAATGGCACAGTATTTAAGTACTAAAACTTTTGATAACTATAGCGTGGCAATTAGACAGTGGAAAGCTCAACATTCACACTGTCAATTATTACATGGATATGCGTTAAAATTTAAAGTATGGTTCGCCTCCAATGAACCTGACGTTAATAAACAGTTAGACGATATGAATTGGATTGTAGACTATTCAGGGTTTAAAGACAAACCAGTAGGCAATGGTCTTAAGTCATGGATGGATCATATGTGGGATCATACTTTACTAATTCAAAAAGACGATCCTTATGCTGATGTATTTGAACAATTAGGGCAAATGGGTTTAGCTAAAGTTCATTTACTAGATAAAATGGGAGCTGAAAGCAATGCTAAATTAGTTTATGATCACTTTAATGAAGTGTTATCTAAGACAGACGCTGGTAGATGTAAAGTGATTAAAGTAGAATGTTTTGAAAATGATAAAAACTCTAGCATCTATGAAGAATAATTATTGGGTTGTAACAACCACATTCGGAGACATTAAAATAAATTACATATATGATAAAAATAATTAAATGGTTGTCTCATAAAATGGGATATAAAATAGTAATGTTAAAAGCCGAAAATGGAACTACAACTATTGAAGGTGATAAAGAATTATTACCTTATGTCGACATAGCTGGTTACTTCTTTAAAAAAGAACCACTTAAAAGAACTTATCCAAAGTTTGTAAAACCTGAACCAATTAAACCATTAACGCCTGAGCAATTAAAAGAGTTAGGAATAACAATCAATGTGGATGTAACGGACTGTAAAAACTTTAAAGAAGCATCTAAGGTGCAAGATCAAATTATTAATGGAGATGTTAAAATTAATATTATTAAAAATAAGTTATAAATATGGACTATAATAAAATACAACCTATCATTGAAGCATATACTTGCGTTCAAACTGAAGGTTCACGAGCAGGTCGTCCTCATTTTCTAGTAAGAACAACAGGCTGTACTCACAGATGTTACTTTGGAGAAGGAGGATGGTGTGATTCTTGGTATACAAGTATTCATCCAGAGAAAGGTACTTGGACTCTTAATGCTATTCAAGAACTATTTGAAACCAATCCTCAGATCAATCATTTAATGATATCAGGTGGTTCTCCAACTATGCATCCTGAGTTAGTTGATGAATTAGTTAATATAGCTAAACGTATGAGAGGAATGTATGTTACTATTGAAACTGAAGGAAGCCATTTTATTGAAACTAATTATAAAATAGATTTAATATCACTATCACCTAAGTTTAAAAACTCAATTCCAAAATTAGGAACTGAAACTCCATTAGGAGTAGATGTAAATGAAAAGCTTATCACACAACATAACAAATTTAGAATGAATCATGATGTTATGAAAAAGATGATGGAGTATCATTTAGATTATCATTTCAAACCAGTTGTAGATAGAAACGATCCTGAAGTGTGGAATGAAATAGAAGAGTTTATTGCAACTCATGACATACCTAAAAATAAAGTATGGGTTATGCCAGCAGGAGATACGCTAGATAAATTACAACCTAACTATCCTTATGTAATGGAAGAGTGTATTAAAAGAGGCTATAATTTCACAGGAAGAGCTCACATAGTAGCTTATAACGATAAACGAGGAGTATAATATGATACAGACACCAACAGCATTTGACGCAATGAACGTTTTACATTTATTATGGAAAACAAACCATATGGATATAGTTGCAATTAAAGATTTTTTAAAACAAGAATACAATTTAACATTAACAGTGTTAGCTAACGGAAGCATAGTAGCTAAATCAGAAGACGGAGCTGACAAATATACAATCGATTAATATGGAAAATAAAGTAATTAAGCCTTTAGGCGACAGAGTTTTAGTTAAAGAACATAAAACTAAAGAAGAAAAGAAAACAGCATCAGGAATTATTATTCCAGAAACTGCAACTGCAGATGACGTTAAAATGGGAAAAGTAATTTCAGTAGGAGCTGGATTGTATACTCAGAATGGAGTTTCAATTCCAATGTCAGTTAAAGAAGGTGATGAAGTAATGATACCAGCATATGGTGGTCAAGAAATTAAACTTAACAAAGAAAAATATATTCTTTTCAGAGAGTCTGATTTGCTAGCAGTATTTAAAGAAAATACTCAAATTGAATTACCATTATAATTTGGTTTATTCATTAGAACTCCTTATATTTACAATATGAAAGAATTATTAAAATATGCTAACTCTTCTATTCCTAGAACTAAAGAAGAGAAGCAGGCTATGATTATAGCTGCAGCTTCACATTATGGAGCTTACATGACTGCGTTAGGTATTGATTGGGAAAACGATCCTAACTCTTCAGACACTCCAATGCGAGTTGCAAAAGCCTTTGTTAATGATTTAGCTCAAGGTTGTTATGAAGATGCTCCGAAAATTACAGCATTTGACAATTTAGATAAGTATGATGGAATTGTATTTCAAGGCAATATTGATGTAAAGTCTTTTTGCTCTCATCATCATTTACCTTTTATTGGATATGCACACGTAGCTTATATTCCGTCTGAAGATGGTAAGGTTATTGGATTGTCTAAACTAAATCGTATTGTAGAGTATTTTGCTCGCAGACCTCAGGTTCAAGAAAATTTAACTATGCAAATTCACGAGTATATCAATACAGTGTGTGAAGGTAATAAAGGTGTAGCAGTAATGGTAGCAGCGAATCATATGTGTGCTTGTGTGAGAGGTGTACGTCACGACTCGACAATGATGACTTCAAAGATGTCAGGAGCATTTTTAATTGACCCAGCAGCTAGAAATGAGTTTTATCGTTTCGTAGATAAGTTAGATTAATGACTCCGGACGAACGTCAAGATCGATTAAATTTGTTTTTAGTGATGGCAGAAGAACTTCCGTCAGCGAAGCAAACGATTGATAATGTATTTAGGTTAGTATGTAAGTATGATGTACCTAAACATACAGATAGACAATTTATCTATGATTGCTTGATAATATATTATAGCAATTTAGAAGAATATGAAAAGTGTGCTGAGTTATTAAAATTTAAACACGAATCAAATAGAAGAAAAAAAATTACGGCCAAAGGATTAACTCGTATGGATTTAGCTGATTTGCGATTGTTAGGATTTCAAGTCCCTGACATTGTAGCTTTAAAAGTACTTGCAACCTCTGGTAGCGTAAATGATAGCCGTGCCGGCAAATAAAAACAAAATAAGCAATATGGAAATAGTATCATTTACTTTTGGAGTGCTTTCTGTAATAGCTGTCGTTTTTGCGTCAGTTATTGTTTTGAGTATTGTGAAGGTATTAAAACAGCAAAAACAATTAAGAGGTTTACAAGATGAAGTAAATCAAATTCACCAATTCATAAATAATGGCAATTCTGAAATTTATCAAAGGATAGAAAAGGAATTAGAAAATGTACATAGACGAGTAGATGAGAATCACTCGTATATCGATTCTCGTATCGATAAATTAACAGCAACTAAACAATTAATTAAAGGATAATAACCCGCCGGCACGGATATTATTTTTAAAAAATATATTATGAAAAGAGTAGCATTCATCATTAACAGAATGAATTTTAGGCCTAGTTCAGGACACGGAATTTTCATGAAGGGGGTAGTAGAAACTTTATTAGAGCATGGGCATTTTATAGATGTTATATGTGACGGAGAACCTGAAGAAAATTTTCTAAAAGAATCTGGAATTAGTGTTTACTATCCAGACAAGCAAGAGCGATTGTCTTATGGTAAGCATTCCAATTTATTTCAATTTGCAGACAGCTTTAATTTTGAAAAGTCAATTAATTTTCGAACTGCAATAGTAAAAGCGTTAGCTAATCATAAGTATGATTTAGTTATTTGCAATGACACAGAGTCTGCTTTTGTATGTTATCAATTAGAGCTTTATAAACATATGAGAGTTAGTTCATACGCTCATGAATGTCAATCTATAAATCCAGAATTAGGAGCTGGAGTATTTAAAGATTGTTATTATAATTTAATTGAGCAAATGATGTATTTTCCAATTACAACATTGATACAAACTAAACAAAATAAAGCAAAGCTACTATCTAAATTGCCTTACTCCAATCCTAATTTATATATTCAGCCTTATCCATTAACCGATTCTAACGTCGTATACAATCTTGAGAAGGAAGGGGTACTCTATATAGGAAGACACGAGGATAGAAAGAATCCGGGTATGTATATTAAGGTACTGGCCGATATAAAAGCAAAGCATGGAGTTGAGTTAAAAGCAAAAGTGCTAACTCGTTCTGCACACGTTAAAAAGTTTGAAGCTGACTTTGCTGCTATAGGTCATACCAATTATGAAATCAAATGTGATGTTGTAGGAGAAGAGAAAGCAAAAATAATTCAATCTGCCAAAGTAGCATTTATGCCTTATAAAAATGAATCCTTTGGTATTGCAGTTTTAGAGGCTCTTCGATTTATGCCGACAGTTGTTTTACGCAATTATGATTGGCATTATAATTTTCAAGGCATGAGCAATTTAATAGTTGCAGATTCCAAAGAAGTATCGGATATAATATGGTCAGCTTATAATACCTGGAAAGTAGATGAGACTAAAGTAGAGTTGGAATTTACTCAATATAAAGTAGATTATGAAACAGCTTTGTTAAATTTAGTTGAAGATGCTTTTGGTGGAGTGCAAGCAAAACAAGAACCACGCAATCGTCTTTATACTTATTTAAAAGAGCATAAAGGGTTTTGGATGTCTTTAGAAGATTATTTTAGAACGGAAAATACAAAAGGAACAATATATCTTACTTCAGATATAGAAGCTATATACACCAATCAATCTTGGTATCAAATACTTCATGAAAAGCAATTTACTTACTTAGGAGTTCCAGATGATAATGGTAATTTAATTAAAAAAGAATTACCAAAAGAAAACAAAACTATCTCTAGCTTTTTTGAATAGAAAATCATATATTTTATTAAAATAAAAAGTTATGACAAAAAATAAAATAATTTACATTCCTATAGAAGAGTTACCAGCTCGCTATACCCAAATGATGAATGCAGCTATTTACCCTAAAGTAGACATTTCATTGTATCCGAAGGTAGAAATTGACAAAGAAATCAAGCGTGGTCAATTTTTAGATATTGTTAATACTTGCAAATTCAAAGCAGCACAGTTGCAAATGATTGCAGACCTTTTCAATGAAGGCAAAGTTAATAATGGAGATGCATTTCTAATAGGAGATATATTCTTCCCAGGTATTGAAATGATTAAATACATGGCAGAGCTTCAAGATATTGATGTTAAGGTATATGGAATTAATTATGCTGGTAGAGCTGATAGCACAGACTTTGTACAAAAATTAGGTCATTGGGCAGACGCTTCTGAATTAGGATATCATCAAATTTGTGATGGCATTTTTGTAGGTAGCGACGATCACAAATATAATGTATGTGAATATTTTGGATTGAATACAGCTACAGTGCATACGACAGGTTTAATTTGGGACTTGAATTATATGCAAGAGTTTCATGAAGAGATTGGATATGTTGTAAAAGAAGATTTTGTTATTTGGCCTCATAGGTGGTGTAATGAAAAAGGCTTAGGCGAGTTAATTCAATATGCCAATAGCACAAATAAAAAAATAATAGTTACGTCTTCAGGTCCTGTAAAAGATTGTGGAACTAATCTGCCTAGAAATATCGAGTTTAAATTTAACTTAACTAAAAAAGAATATTTTACTTTAATGGCAAAGGCTCGTTGGTATTTATCAACCTGTTATCAAGAAACTTTTGGATATACAATACAAGAAGCTATTTTCTTTAATTGTAATATATTAGTTCCAAATAGAGCATGTTGCCCTGAAATGGTACCGTCTGTCAATGTATATGACAGAGTTAAAGATATTGATTTTCTATTTGACAGTTGTGACTTAACTGTTCCTTTTGAGTGGACAGCAAAGTGGAATAACAATGCACAAACAATGATTGATATAATTAAATCAGAAAAATAAGATGTACCAAAATATAGCATATCAAAAGCATAAAAATATTATGCACGTCTGGGATGACAAAAATGGTCATCTTAAATTCCCATATAAAAAATATGCTTATAAGAAAAATTCTCATGGTCGTCATGCAGCTTTAGATGGATCGAAAGTTGATAGAGTAACTGATTGGGATGAAATGGATGTTCAAAAAGGTCATATATATGAATCAGATATTAATCCAGAGACTAGAACTTTAATTGATTTATATTTTCAAACAGATGAGCCTTCAATAGGACATAGAGAATTATTTATAGATATTGAAGTAAATACCGAAGGAGGCTTTTCGTCAGCAGAAGATGCTTGGCAACCAATGACTTCAATTGCCTTTCATGATAGAGTAGGCAATCAGTCAGTAGCTATTATTGTCGATGCTAAAAGAACTTTAAAGCCATATACAGATGCTAATTTAATTTTAGAAGTAGTTCAAACTGAACACGAATTGATTTCTAGATTTCTAGCTCACTATCAAGAAATAAGACCGACCATTATAACAGGATGGAATATTGATTTCTTTGATATTCCTTATTTATATAATCGTATGACAAAGGTAGTAGGTAAGGAATATGCCGATTCGCTATCTCCAATCAATGAAGTAATTTATCTTCAACATCGTAATCGTTATAGAATTATGGGTGTTAGTTGTTTAGATTACATGGCATTGTATAAATTATTTACATACTCTGAAGAGGTGTCTTATTCGTTAGATTCTATTTCTAAAAAAGAATTAGGTAAAGGTAAAATTGAATATGAAGGAACTTTGGATCATTTATATAAAACAGATCCTGAAAAGTTTATTGCATATAATATCAATGACGTTATATTAGTTTTAGAGTTAGATGAAAAACTTAAATTCCTATCTTTGGCTCGAGGTATCTGTCATAAAGGTCATGTGCCTTATGAAGATGTTTATTTTACAACTAGATATTTAGATGGAGCCTGTGTAACGTATATGAAACGTTTAGGCATTATTGCTCCTAATAGAAAGTTAAGAGATCACTCTGCAGAATCGACAGATCCACATTCTAATGATTTTGCTGGAGCTTATGTAAAAGATCCAATACCAGGTTTATATGAATGGGTGTTTGATGAGGATATGGCTTCACTATATCCTTCTATTATTAGAACGTTAAATATATCTCCAGAGACCAAAGTAGGTAGAGTAGAAAATTGGGATGCAGTTAAAAATGATTTTTGGACTGACTCTTTTTCCAATGCCAATGCTAAAATTAAATCAGGTGCTAAGCACGTAATGATTCCAATTGTAGAATTTAGACAATGGTTAGTAGATAATAAATTTACAGTATCTTCTATTGGTGTTGTATATGATTATTCCAAAAGTGGATTGATTCCTTCTATATTAGAAACTTGGATGGGCGAGCGTGAAGAATATCGTGGCTTAGCAAAGAAGTATGGTAAGGAGGGTAATGCTGATATGTCTAAATTCTTTGACTCCAGACAGCACACTATGAAGATTGTAAATAACTCTTTATATGGAGCTTTAGGAGCTCCTGGATTTAGATTTCATGATTTAGATAATGCAGAGTCAATTACATTAACAGGTCAGCAAGTTATTCGTCACGCCATGATGAAAGGCAATGAATGGTTTACTAAACAGACAGGAGTTGATAAAGAGTATGTAATTTATGTAGATACAGATTCCAATTACTTTTCAGCTAAGCCAATTATTGACTTAATGGAAACTAAGATGGGTAAAGAGATGACCAAGCAAGAGAAGATTGACGTTACTTATAAAACTTCTCAAGTAGTTGAAAATTATATTAATGCATCTTGGGATGAATTTTGTAAGCACTTTTTAAATTCAGATAAACACTTTTTAAATATTAAACAAGAGTATGTATCTGAATCTGGTTTGTGGATTGCAAAAAAACGTTATGCACAAAAAATTATTTCTGAGAAAGGAGTATTAATATCACAAATGACTAACGGAGCTAAAGAGTGGAAGTTAGATGTTAAAGGTATGGATGTTGTAAGAAGTAATTTTCCAAAAGCATTTAGAGAGTTTATGTCAGGTATCTTAATTGACATTTTAAATATTTCTGAAAAGAAAAAAATTGATGATAAGGTGTTAGCATTTCGAGAAGATATGAAAACTAAACCTATGTTTGACATTATGTTTCCGACAGGTATTAAAGAATTATCCAAATACAAAACTAAAAAGATTAAAGGTCAAGTATTTGGTAACAGAGTTAAAGGAACTCCAATACACGCTAAGTCGGCATTGAATTATAATGACTTAATGATATATTATAATATTACGGCTTCACAACCTATATTGGATGGAGAAAAAATTAAATGGACTTATCTTAAACAAAATCCATTAGGATTAGATACTTTAGCTGTAAAGGGCTTTGAAGATCCAAAAGAAATTATTAAATTTATAACTCAATATATTGATTATGAAAGGATATTTATTGCTTCTTTGGAAAATAAGTTAGGTGATTTTTATCAAGCTTTGAATTGGGGAGGCATACCTAAGAATGATAATATGGCAGATTTCTTTTCATTTAGTTAAAATTTAAGTTATGAATAAAATAGCACAGAAAAAAAGTAAGACATCTAGATTAGATAAAGAAAATTTATCACGAACACTTATATTAAGTGGAGAGGTTGATGAGTTAACGGTTAGTGAAATAATGCAAGACATTTGTGACATTAATGAAATTGACGACGAGAATGAAGATAATGTAGTTGAGTATACAAGAACTCCTATCAAATTAATTGTTAATAGCATGGGAGGTTCGGTATATGATGGATTTGCTTTAATTGGTGTTATAGAAAAATCTAAAACTCCTGTGCATACATATTGTTATGGATCGGCAATGTCAATGGCTTTATTAATTTTAGTTTCAGGTCATCAACGATTTGGTCATAAGTTATCGACTTTTATGTATCACGAATGCCTAGATCAATTGCCATATGAAAAGCTTTCTACCTTGAATGAAAATCTTCAAGAGACTAAACGAATAATGAAAGTGTATGACGATTATTTAATTAGCAAAACTTCATTGAAGCGAAAGCAATTAGACGATAGTAAAAAAGTTAAATTTGATTGGTATATGTCTCCAGAAGAAGCTTTGCAGTATAAACTAATAGATGAAATAGTATGATAAAATTAAAAGTTAAAACAGACGAAATTAATTTTGAGTTGGAAAAAGATTATGAGCATTCAATGTCTGAAATTAAAGAAATTATTGCTAAGATAGCAGAAGAAAATTTAAAAATAATAAAAGAAAAACATGATAACAAAGACGGTAGTATTAGTTAAGCTAGCAGTAGACGGAATGCACAACTTCCCAAAAGCAGCAGAGTTGTTTCCAGAAGTTGCATTTTTAGCAGATAGACATAGACATATGTTTCATTTTACTTTAGCTAAAATGGTTAATCACGATGATCGAGATGTAGAGTTTATTATGTTTAAACGGGATGTATTAAATTATTTACATAATCAATATTCAGATAATCAATCTAGAACTTTAGAGTTTGGGCCTAAGTCTTGTGAAATGTTATCTAGAGAATTGCTAGAAAGATTTGAATGTGATTGGGTTGAATGTTGGGAAGATATGGAAAATGGAGCTAGAGTAGAAAAGCTATGAAAAGAGTTTATGTAGTAATAGACCCACTTATTACTGACGAGAATTCTTGGGAAAGTCATTTAGCTTCTATTCTTCATGGGTATGTAGAGTCTACAAAGCCTAATGAGTTTGAAGTTGTAGAAATTATGGACCCTTCATTAATTAAGCAACATTTTCAGAATGGAGTAATTACTCCTGACGATTTATTTGTGTTTCCTAATGCTTGGTCGTCAATGACTGTGTATGTTAGACACTGGTCAGAAAATTATCAAGTGCCGGTTAAGATGATTGGCTTTTGGTCACGTGGGTGTTACTTAAATTTAGATTCAGAGTATCGTCCATTAAATGATCGTAATTGGAGAAAGGTACATGAAAGGGCATCTTTTCGTTGTTTAGATAAATCATTTTTTATATCTGAATTTCATAAAGAGCAGTTTCGTATATACGTTTCTAAATTTGTATTTCCTGAAAGATTAAATGTAATGCCTTTTCCATTAGAGTATTTAATATTGGATATGTCTTTATATAAGGATAGTTACTTTAAACAAAGCATGGTTATCTTTCCATGGAATAAGTATTCAACGCTACAGGAACAGATTGTATACGACTTTATACGAGTGTACAAAGATATAAAAGTTATATTTGCTCAAGAACGTCTTCCATTAACTCGAGATCAATTATTAAATCAAATTGCTAAAGCTAAAGTTGCATTTCTTCCTTACGACTCTCCAAATATTGGAAAAGAAATTTATGAATGTTTTTTGCTAGGCACTATACCTTTGGTACCTGATATTGAAGGGTTAAAAGATTTAGTTCCTTTAGATTTTAGATATCCAGCTGAATGGACGGCAAATATTTTCAATTACAGTAAATTCGCTCCAGACTTAACAGGTAAGATAAAACATCTAATTGAAAATTATGATTTTTATATTCCTTTAATTAAAGAACAGCAGACACATTTATTTGAAACCTTTTACGATTCAGAGCCAATTATTAAAGAAATATTTGGTACTATTTCATAAGTTTTTTTCATAAGTATATAATTATTATTGAATGGGTAGAAAGAAAAAATATCAAACCGTTGAGGAGCAAAAGACTGCTAGAAAACGATGGAATGATGAATACTATCAAAAAAATAAAGATTCAATAATGACTAGGTATTATGAATTACGAAAAAATATACAATCAAATAATAGAAAAAGCTCGAACTGAAAATCGAATTAAAGGAACTAGTGTGTATTATGAAAAGCACCATATTGTACCTAAATGTTTAGGAGGCAGTAATAAAAAAGAAAATTTAGTTTTATTAACAGCTCGTGAGCATTTTATATGCCATTGGCTATTAATACGAGTATATATTGATTCTAATAAATTAGCTCATGCATTTTTTCGTATGTGTAATTTAAAAAATGCGTTAAGATATAAACTAAGTAATTACACTCCGTCGAGTAGAATGTATCAAGAAGCAAAAGATAAATGGATTCCTTATTTAACTAAACAAATGACTGGCCGAATTATGTCGGAAGATACAAAACAAAAATTACGAGATATTAATTTAGGATTAAAGCATCCGAGAAGTGATGAATATAAAGCTAAACTATCTAAAGCTACTAAAGGAAAGAAAAAAGTTATGACACCCGCTCGATTAGTACATTATGAAAATATGAAGGGTCGACCCACCGGAAGAACTGCATGGAATAAAGGCATTTCGCCAAGTTTGGAAACTGTAAATAAAATTAAAAATTCTTTATCTAAAAAGATAAATTCTATGAAAGACCTTGAAATTGTTAAAAAATGTATGGCTTCTAGAAAACGAAATAAAGAAGAAAAAATTAAAAATGGAACTTATGTGCCTAGAATTCCTTGGAATAAAGGTAAAAAGTTTTCAAATTAATTTGGTAGACACATAAGAATTTCCTATATTTAAGTATAAATAAATAAAGTTATGATATTAAAATCAAATAGTCCAAAAAAACTCTGCTATTTCCCTAGTTTGTCGAGTGGAGCTTATGCTTCTCCACTAACTAAAGATATGGAAGTAGCACCCGGTGTCCCTTATAGATTTTGGGATGACCGTACTCCTGAGGAGTGGAGATATAAATACTTCTTGATGACAGCAGGTCATCTTTATAAGAAAGATAACATTAGACAAACTTGGGGATTGCAAGATACTTTAGTATTTGGCGACTCTGGTGGATTCCAAATTGCAACTGGTGCATTGAAATGGGATATGGCATTACGTGATAGAATTTTTGAATGGTTAGAAAACAATTCAGACATTGCTTGTAATATAGATATTCCGCCACGCGTGACTTATGAAGGAAGGTTCCAAGAGTCTTTAGATATCAGTTTAGATAATTTTAAATATTTTGAAAAGAAACAAACTGGTAAGACTAAATTTTTAAATGTAGTTCAAGGTTCTAATCCTGTAGAGTTTTCTCATTGGTATAAGACTGTTAGAGATATGGAGTTTGGTGGATGGTGTATAGGTTCATCTAGACGTCTTGTAGACTTTATGTATATTCTAGCTTTAATGATTAAAGAAAAAGAGTTTGATAAAGAATATAATACTTGGGTTCACTTATTAGGCATTTCAAAAGTATCTGACTTTTTCATTTTATCTCAATTACAGAAATTATTAAATATACATACTAATAATAGAATTACTGTATCAACAGATAGTTCATCTCCAGGTCAGTATCCTATCTTTGGGCAAATGGTATGGAGTCCTAATTGGAAAGATCAAGTATTTAATATGTTATACTTTCCTAAAGATTCAAGTAATATTGTATATCCAACTACAGGACACGTTCCGTCATTAATTAATCATCCAGGTGTTGAGTATTTGAAATGGGATACAGTAAAAAATTATTCGACAGAAGCAGTTACTCGATTAACTTATCATAATTTGTATATGTATGTATACACTGCAGATCAGGTAGAGAAGTTAGTTAATACTTGTCCATTAGAAGTTCTAGCAGAATTAATTCCAAATGACTTAATACAAATTTTAAAGTCAATGGAAGAAATGTTTGTATCCTCTGATCCAATTGCAGTGTATGAAAGATATAGACAATTCTATGTTAAATTTGGCGGAGAGAATGTAATGAATATTGCAAAAGAAGTTCATGAAGAATTTTTTAACTTTGCCGACTTTAATTCATTTGTGGAACCAAAAGTAGTTAAGAAAAGAGAAAAGAAAGAAGTAGTGGATGAAACAAAAGAAACAGAAGAAGTTCCGCAACAGCGTATTGAAGATGCGTTAGGTGGGTGGGGTGAATTAGAAAATATATAATATAAACAAAAAACAAGTATGGCAAAAGAAATCTATTTTGATTTAGAAAGTCGCAATGGACTTAAAAGAGGCGTTGACAAATTGGCAAACGCAGTAAAAGTAACTTTAGGACCTAAAGGTCGCAATGTAGTTATTGGTAAAAAATTCGGAGCTCCTATAATTACAAAAGACGGAGTAACGGTTGCAAAAGAAATTGAATTGACAGACCCATTGGAAAATATGGGAGCTCAATTAGTTAAAGAAGTAGCTTCTAAGACAGCAACTGAAGCTGGTGACGGTACTACTACAGCAACTGTATTAGCTCAAGCTATTATGACTTCAGGTATGAAATCGATTGCGACCGGTGTTAATCCAATTGACCTTAAAAAAGGTATTGACAAAGCAGTTGATGTTGTAGTAGAAAATCTAAAGGCTATGTCTCAGATTGTAGCAGATGATGATACAATTAAACAGGTAGCTACTATTTCAGCTAATAACGATTCTAGCATTGGCGAGTTAATTGCACACGCAGTTAAAATTGTAGGTAAGGATGGTGTTATTACTGTAGAAGAAGCTAAAGGTATGGAAACTGAATTAAAGACTGTTGAAGGTCTTCAGTTTGACAGAGGTTATTTATCTCCTTACTTTGCAACTAACGCAGAGAAAATGGAAGCAGAAATGGAAAATCCAATTATTCTAATTTATGAAAAGAAAATTAGTTTAATGTCTGACTTACTTCCTATTTTAGAAAAGGCAGTAAGCACCGGCCGGCCTTTATTAATCATTGCAGAAGATGTTGAGCAAGAAGCTTTAGCTACTTTAGTAGTTAATAGAGTGAGAGCTGGATTGAAAGTATGTGCAGTTAAAGCTCCAGGTTTCGGAGATAAGCGTAAAGAAATGTTAAAAGACATTGCAATCTTAACAGGAGGTACTGCCTTATTTGAAGAGATGGGTCATAAATTAGAAGAAGCTGAATTATCTCACTTAGGTGAAGCTGCTAAGATAATAGTAGGTAAAGATACTTGTACTATTATTGATGGTGCTGGTGATAAAGATGCAATTGTAGAACGTATCAAAGAAATTAAAAGTCAAATTGATTTAGCAAAGTCAGATTTTGAAAAAGAAAAATTACAAGATCGTTTAGCTAAATTAACAGGAGGTGTTGCTATTCTTTATATTGGAGCAGCTTCTGAAGTTGAAATGAAAGAAAAGAAAGATCGTGTTGATGATGCTTTACACGCTACTCGTGCAGCTGTAGAAGAAGGAATTGTAGCAGGCGGTGGTGTTGCGTTAATTAGATGTTTACATTTATTGGAAACTCTTAAAGGAGACACTGATGATGAGACTGTAGGTATTCAAATTGTTAAAAGAGCAATTGAAGAACCTTTGCGTCAAATTTGCATCAATGCAGGTGTAGAAGGAGCTGTGGTAATTGAACAAGTTCGTAATGGCTTATCTGACTTTGGATACAATGCAAGGACAGGAGAGTATGTTAATATGATTGCTTCAGGTATTATTGATCCGACTAAGGTAACTCGAGTGGCATTGCAAAATGCAGCTTCCGTAGCTTCAATGATTATGACAACTGAATGTGCTCTTGTTAATATTCCAGAAGAAACTAAACAAAATAATCAAAATGCTGAATATTAATTTGGCATCTTGAAAAGAATATCTTATATTAAATAAAAATAAAATAAAATGGAAAAATCAAAATTTATAGGCTTTGTGAATCGTTACTTCTTAGCAGGTAATACAGACTCGGCAAAGTTGGTAGTAGAAGACAAAAAGCTGACTACTAAATTCATTAGCACTGATCAGAATGTAATTGGTGAAGTAGTTCTTAATAACTTTGATGCACCAGATGCTGAGTTAGGAGTTTATGCAACTTCTCAATTGGTTAAGATGTTATCAGCAGTTGATGAGAAAATAGATGTAACTTTTGGAGAGGTAGAAAAGAAAATGTATTCTATCAATTTCAAAGATTCAAGTACTAATGTAACTTACATGTTAGCAGACTTATCTGTTATTCGTCAAGTTCCTAATTTAAAATCACTTCCTGACTTTGATGTTAAGATTGAATTGAATAAAGACTTTGCAAATAACTTTAAGAAAGCAGCTAATGCGTTACCTGAGTCTGATAACTTTGGTGTTCAATGTGATGGGGAAGAAACTAAAATTATTATCAATCACTCAAGTGTGAATACCAATCGTATTGTATTTAAGGCAACTCCTAAAGAGTCTAAGCAAATGGATACTGTATGTTTCTCTGCTAAATTGTTTAAAGAAATTTTAAATGCAAATGCAGACGCGACAGGAATGTTAGAAGTGTCTTCTAAAGGATTAGCAAAAGTAACTTTTGAAAATGCTGAATACTCTTCATCATATTATTTAGTTAAATTGACTATTGCTTAATTATGGCAAAAAAGAAAAAAGAAATAACGGTTGAAGATTGTGTGTTAATAGCACGCAGTCTTCATTCTATGTTACATGAATTGTATGCTGTGAAATCGGAGTCAAGTATATACTCTAATATTATTACAGTAGAAGAATTAATTAGATCATTAAATAAACAAAATATTAAATAGCAATGTACGGAAATAACGAACATACTCTTTGGACTGAAAAATATCGACCGGAGCAATTAGATGGATATGTAGGAAATACTTCTATCATAGAAAAAGTAAAAATCTATATAGAGAGTGGTGATGTTCCGCATTTGTTATTTTATGGTACTGCAGGAACTGGTAAGACTACTCTAGCTAAACTAATAGCAAAAAATATAGATTGTGATTTGATGTATATTAATGCATCAGACGAAAACAATGTAGATACAGTTAGAGAGAAAATTAAAAGCTTTGCTAGCACAATCGGATTTCGTCAATGGAAATTAATCATCCTAGATGAAGCCGACTACTTGACCCCAAACGCTCAAGCAGCTCTTCGAAATTTGATGGAAACGTTTTCAAAGACTACTAGGTTTATTTTAACTTGCAACTATGTTGAAAAGATAATTGATCCTATTCAGTCACGATGTCAAGTATTTGGTATCACTCCACCGTCAAAGAAAGATGTGGCTATTCGAGTAAATTCAATACTTCAAACAGAAGGGGTTACGGCGAAACCTGAAGACCTGGTTTCAATAATTAATGCAGGATATCCAGACATAAGACGGATACTTAATTCCTGTCAGAGGCAAGTAGTAAAAGGTGAATTACAAATAGATAAACAATCTTTAATTGAAGCTAATTATGCAGACAAGATTATCGAATTGCTAGTCTCTAAACCAGACAAGAAACAGTTGTTTACTTCAATTCGCCAGTTGCTAGCTGATTCTCAAGTAAAAGACTACACTGCATTATACAGGCATCTGTATGACAATGTAGATACATTTGCTGTTGGTCATATAGCTGGAGTAATTCTTATCATAGCAGAAGCTCAATATCAAGATTCATTTGCCGTTGATAAAGAGATCAATGTAATGGCAATGTTTATTAAAATTATAAACGAATTATACTAATGAAACAAATTGTAAATTTTATTAAAAATTTGTTTAGCCGTAAAAAAGAATCAGGGTTAAACATGGAACATTTAAATCATTTAGCTTTTTATAAATCAAAAGTACCTCATTTAGAGAAACGATTAGAAGACCTTAAAACTAAAGTTTGGATTGATGAAGCTGAACCTACTCCTAAGCAGGAAATGCAAGATAAATGGGATATGATAAATTGGAGTAGAGTTTCAATTGAAACTAAAAATCAAATAATTAAAATAGCAAAGCAAGATATTGCTAAACAAATAAATTAAATTATGCAAAAGAGTTTAGGTAAACAAGGACAGCAAGGTCCGAAGATTGACATCACAAAAACAGTTCCAATTATCTGTGACAATGCAGAATGTGAAAATGATATGTTTATGCAAGCTATGAAGTTTAGGAAAGTTCCTAAGTTATTAGCAGGTACTGCAGACGATCAAATAGTTCCTGTGCAAGTATTTATGTGTACGGCTTGTGGTAATGTAAACAAAGAGTTTGATTTAAATGTCGGAGCTTAAGGCAAAAACACTATTTGATCATTTATCCGGTATTACAGATAAAAAGGTTAAGTGGGATTCACTTAGTGAATTAGATCGTAAGTCATTTAGTCCATACATGATAAATAGATTTCTATCTATGAATATGGACTTTGTTGAGTTAATTAATGAATTTCAAAAGTATACTATAGGTGGGTTAGATGCCAGAGAAGTATATAAACTATACTCTGATATTCTCCCTAAACAAAAGCAATATAATAAGTATATCAAAGGAAAGACGACAGATAAATATAACTCAGACCTGGTTGAATTACTGTCAAAGCACTTCTTAGTCAGTGAAAAAGAAGCTATAGAGTATTTAGATATATATAGCGATACCAGCTTAGATCCGGTAAAGGAAATAATAAAAAAGTATGGTAAGACTGATAAGGAGGTTACAAAATTATTAAAGAATGAAAAAAATTAATTTTTACGTAGGCATATTGCCAGAAGACGAAAATCATTTATGGAACATTATTCATAACTTAAATGAAGCTGACACTGATTCAAAATTTGAAGCAGTAGTCTTAAATAAATTTGATGATCCAGACGGCTATTTATCTTTTACAGTATTCGGGTCATGGGCCGCTTATCAATGTTTCGCAAATGATACATTGATTAAATCTTTAGAACACTTTGAAGAATAAAATATATGGCAATAATTTCTATAAGCGGAAAAATTGGCACTGGCAAAGATACAGTAGCTGATATAATACAATCAATAACTCCATACTATAATTGGGAAATAAAAAAGTATGCCGGTAAATTAAAAGTCATTGCAGAGATTTTATCAGGAGTACCAAAAATTAATTTTGAAGATCAAGAATTCAAAAAGCAAGATATGGGTGCTGAGTGGGGAATGACTTACAGAGACTTGCTTCAAAAGTTAGGCACCGAAGCTATGAGAAATGGGTTGCATAAGAATGTATGGGTGAATGCCTTGTTCGCTGATTATAAACCAAGACCATTCTTTCCAGATGTACCTGCAGAATTTCATGCTCAACTTCCTAATTGGCTCATCACAGATACTAGATTTCCAAATGAATTAGAAGCCGCGAAAGCTCATAATGGCATTACTATTAAAGTAATTAGAGACTCTGGTAATACCATTGGAACTACTCACGCTTCAGAGACGGCATTAGATGATTATACCAAATGGGATTATGTTGTCGACAACAATGGATCTTTTGAAGAACTTAAAACTCAAGTATTCTCTATTTTAGAAAAGGAAAGTCTTTTGAAATACGCCGGACTTTAATTTGGTACTTACAATAGAATTTCTTAAATTTATATTATATAAAAATTAAGATATGGCAGTAAGTTCACTCAATCAGTTATTTAGAGCAGTCGCTCCTGTTAAGAAGGAAGGCGATAAGACTATTTCATATAGTCAGTATGCTATGTGGTCCAGCTGTCCACAAAAATGGAAATTAACATATATCGATAAAATTAGATTAGGCGGACCTTCAATACATACAGTATTTGGGTCTGCTTTTCATGATACTATCCAATGGTATTTACATACTATGTTTAGTGACTCAGTTAAAGCTGCTGACCGGTTAAATTTGCCAGAGTGTTTGCAAGAGCAAATGACTCAGCATTATATGATGGCAGTGCAAGACTTAGGCGGAGCGCACTTCTCAACATCGACTCAATTAAATGAATTCTATGAAGATGGAGTTGCTATTTTAGAATGGTTTAAAAAGAATCGTAGTTCTTACTTTACTAATCAAGGTTTTGAATTAGTAGGTATTGAAATGCCTTTATATATTCAAGCTTCAGACAATAATCCAAAAGTGATTATGAATGGATTTTTAGATATAGTAATTCGTCATATTGAGTCTGATAAAATAATTATTATTGACTTTAAGACTTCTACTAAAGGTTGGAATGCGTATGCAAAGGCAGATAAGACCAAAGCATCACAATTGGTTTTGTATAAATCATATTTTGCTAAGCAATATGGATATGATGAGGAGAAGATTGACATTAAGTATGTAATTGTTAAAAGAAAATTAATTGAAGGGTTTATGTATCCACAAAAGCGTATTCAAGAGTTTGTTCCTGCTTCAGGTAAGCCGACTCGTAATAAACTTTTAAGAGATATTGAGTCTTTTATTAATGTTGGATTTAATCAAGACGGATCTTATAAGACTGATGGAATATTTCCTGCAATAGGATTAACGGGACTTAAGAACTGCAGATGGTGTGAGTTTGCAAATAAAGAAGATTTATGCCCAAAAGCAAATAGAATAAAATAATGTTAAATAGATACAAATTGGAAACAAGCTCGGATAAGATAAAGATTGCATTAATTGGGTCTAGGACTTACGAGAACAAGAGAAAGATTCGGGATATGATTTTCAAATTGAAAAACACTTTCGGAGATAAATTGCTAATCGCATCAGGAGGTACTCAAAGTGGAGCTGATAAGTATGTAAAGAAATATTGTTTAGAGCTAGGAGTGAGTTATATAGAGTTCAATCCAGCACACACTAATAAAAATTTATATTCAGCATTGCCAGAGTCTTATTATGGTAAGCCATATCACGTATCTCAATTATTTCATCGCAACTCATTAATTGTAAAATATTGTGATAAGTTAATATGCTTTCGCAGTGAAGGCAAATCTCCAGGTACCGATCACGCAATAAACGAATCAATTAAACATAATAAACCAGCAGTAATTATAAACGAAAAAGTATGATAATAATTAGAGATATTGATTCACTTCGTGACGGAGGGTCAATTGTTATAAAGTTATGGATGCCCTCTCATGATCTAAACAAATATAATTTAAAGTGTGAGGACAATGGCCATGTACAGATCATGATAGATTATGGAGCTAAAAGTGACACGGTAGGATCATGGTATAATGGCTTGAAGTATGCCAATGGTAAAATAATTCAAAGTGAAGAATTTAAAGATCTTGTTATCAATGAGTTTGCTAAAAAAATAGAAAGAGAGCAATTTAAACTTAATAGACTAATCAATGAAAAAGAAACTATCACTCAAAAGATTTAATTGGAAGCGCTATGGAATTTATCATGCAAAATGGCAAATAGGAGTAGTGATATCATGGCCTTGTATGTATCTGATGCATGACATTTGGGGTTGGAATAATTTCTGGACTATTATTGGGTTCCAATTTGTTGGTGCACTTATATTTTGGAACATTGATAAATGGATTTTTAAGAAAAAATCTTGAAAATTTCAATGAATAAGTAAGGTTTACATATTTATATATAAATAAAAAGGTTATGACAAAAAAGAAAAAAATTCTTCTATTATCTGACGACTTGCGAATGCATTCAGGCATTGCAACCGTATCTCGAGAAATTGTTTTAAATACTGTTAAGGAATTTGACTGGGTTCAATTAGGAGCCGCACTTCAACATCCTGATCAAGGTAAAGTATTTGATCTATCTCAAGACGTCGCTGCTCAAACAGGAGTGGCAGACGCAAATGTTAAATTATATGCTAATACAGGATATGGAAGTCCTGACATCTTAAGAGAGCTTATTCAAATTGAGCAACCTGATGCTATCCTGCATTTTACAGATCCTAGATTTTGGGGTTGGTTGTATTCAATGGAGCATGAATTACGTCAAACGATTCCATTAATGTATTATACTATTTGGGATGACACTCCATATCCTAGATATAACAAGCCATATTATGAGTCTTGTGACTTGTTAATGTGTATTTCAAAACAAACTTACAATATTGTTAAGCAAGTTTTAAAAGATCGTAATTATGAAGATTGGCAAATTACTTATGTACCTCATGGTATTAATCATAGTAATTTCTTTCCAATTGATAAGGATCATGCTCAATATGAAGCATTTATTAAATTTAAAGACTCATTAATTCCTAAAGAAACTAAATTTGTAACATTTTACAATGCTAGGAACATTCGTAGAAAACACACTTCAGATTTAATTTTAGCTTATAAAACATTTTGTGATAAGTTATCTAAAGAAGAAGCTGCAACATGTTTATTGTTAATGCACACGGATCCTATTGATGAAAATGGAACTGACTTACCCGCAGTTATTAATGAGTTATGTCCAATGTATCCAATATCATTTACTAATAAACGATTATTGTCAGTACAAGAATTAAATTATCTTTGTAATTTATCAGACATTAGTGCTAACATCGCTTCTAATGAAGGATTTGGATTAGGTACTGCAGAGTCTGTTATGGCAGGTACTCCAATTGTAGTTAATGTTACCGGAGGTCTTCAAGATCAATGTGGCTTTAAGAAAAGCATCAAGGAGTATGTAATGGCAGATGATTATAATGACGAGTTTCAAACCAACGCTGAAGGGAAATATCATCAGCATGGAGTTTGGGCTAAGCCAGTATTCCCAGCAGTAAGAACACTTCAAGGATCTGTTCCAACTCCTTATATATTTGATGACATTGTTGATTATAAAGAATGTGCTGATGCAATTCACTATTGGTGGATGATGTCTAATGAAGATAGAGCAGCTGCAGGACAAAAAGGTCGTAATCATTTTATGAAACCTGAAATTGGGTTGTCAGCAGAATCAATGGGTAATAATTTTATTAAAGACATTAATACATTGTTAGTAAAATGGAAACCAAGAAAACGAATTGAATTATTTAAAATCTAAAAGTTATGAGCAAACCAGTATTAGTATTCCAAGCTCCTGTCGGTACACGTTCAGGATATGGTGAAAGGTCAAGAGATTTAGTTCGTGCATTAATTGCATTGGACAAATATGATATAAAAATTATAAATACACGTTGGGGTAGCACTCCAATGAACGCATTATCAGATAAAGACGAAGATATTGTATCTAGATTATTAATTCAACAACTTCAACAGCAACCTGAAATATTTATGCAGGTTACAGTCCCTAATGAATTTCAAAAATTAGGTAAATTTAATATTGGCGTTACTGCTGGCATTGAAACTACTATATGCGATGCGTCTTGGATTGAAGGTTGTAATAAAATGGATTTAATTCTAGCTTCTTCAGAGCATGCTAAAAAAGTATTTGAAAGCACTGAATATCAACGTATTGATCAAAATACAAAACAAAATATAGGAAATGTTAAATTAACAACTCCAGTAGAAGTATTATTTGAAGGTATTCGTTTAGATAAATTTAAAAAGGAATATACTAGCGAACCTAATATTGAAAATTTATTTAAAGACATTAAAGAAGAATTTTGTTTCTTATTTGTAGGTCATTGGCTTCCAGGTGCTTTCGGTGAAGATAGAAAAAATGTATCTGGATTAATTAAAACATTTTACGAGTCATTTAAAAATAAACAAAATGCACCCGCATTGATATTAAAGACTTCAGGTGGCGCGTTATCGGTAATAGATCGTAACGATATGATTAATCGAATTAACCAAATTAAAGCTTCTGTAGACAGCAAAGTTCTTCCAAAAGTATATTTAGCGTATGGAGATTTTACTGAGGAAGAAATGAATGATTTATATAATCATAATAAGGTTAAGGCGCATGTGTCATTTACTAAAGGAGAAGGATTTGGTCGACCTTTAATTGAAGCTGCGATAACAGGCAAACCAATTATCACATCTAATTGGTCAGGCCATGTAGACTTTTTAAATACAGAAACTTCAGTATTACTTCCAGGTACTCTAACCAAAGTGCATAAGTCCGCAGCTTGGAAAGGTGTTCTAAATGAAGATTCAGAATGGTTTTCAGTAGACTTAAATGTAGCAGCTGGTTTCTTAAAAGATATATTTAAAAATTATAAATCATACACTGAAAAGTCTAGAAAGACATATCATCATATTAAAACTAATTTCTCATTCGATGCAATGAAAGATAAGTTAGGATCTGTACTAAATTCTAGAATGCCAGAGTTTCCTAAAATGTTAGGATTGAATTTACCTAAATTGAAAAAAGTAGAGTCAATGCCTCAAATTACTCTTCCTAAACTTAAAAAAATAGACGCATAATGAAAATTAGTTATGCAATTACAGTATGCAATGAGTTTGTAGAGATACAACGCTTATTACATTTTCTAATAAAAACAAAGCGTCCTCAAGACAATATAGTAATACTGTATGACGAGACAAATGGAGATCCTGAAATAGAATCATTTTTAAGAACACACTCAATCAATAATGAATATTATTGGTATAAAGAATCTTTTAATAAACACTTTGCTGATTGGAAGAACTTACTTAACTCAAAGTGTTCTGGAGATTATATTTTTCAAATAGATGCTGATGAAATGATTAGTGAGACACTAATTCAGAACTTACCTGATATTTTAGAATATAATCCAAACAATGAAGTTTATCTAGTTCCTAGAATTAATACTGTAGATGGATTGACTCAGGAGCATGCAGCTAAATGGGGCTGGAATGTAGATATGAATGGGTTTGTTAACTTTCCTGATTATCAATGGAGAATTTATAAAAACGATCCTAAAATTGTTTGGATAAATAAAGTGCATGAGCGTTTGTCAGGATTTAATACATACGCTAATTTACCAGCAGCAATGGAGTATTGTTTATTACATCATAAAACTATTGACAGGCAGGAAAAGCAAAATAATTTTTACGAGACCATATGAAAAATGTAATGATTTATAATATTGTCAGTGATAAGATTCGTTATGATAATGAAGAATTATTTAAGACATTTAAAATGCAAATTGATAATGCATTGCATTATGGATGGAAATCTGAAGATATTATATTAGGTACTAATTTTGAATTTGAATATAAAGGAATCAAATCAAATATATTAACTGATATATGCACTTACAACATATTCAATAATAAATGGTATGGTATGTACGAGTTAGTAAAATCAGGAGTATTAAACGATGATTTTTGGTTTCATGATCAAGACAATTGGCAAATTGATAAATTAAAATTTCCTAAATTTTTAGGAGAGATAGCAGCTTGCACATACATAAGAACTCCGGAATGGAATACAGGATCTGTTTTTGTTAAAAAGACCGCAATTCATATTTTAGAATATATTGTGGAGTCTATGAAAATGAATGAATTAGATTATTTTAGTGATGAGCATTGGATAGCTTATTTACGAGCTAGCACTCCAGTAACCGACTATATGTCTACTATTAACACTCAATATTGTGTTGGGTATACATATATAGATGACAGACTGAACTCAGCAGTACGGCCTGTTAAAGTAATTGGCTGTATGCCATTAACCAAAGCTTATTCAGCTTTTTTAGAAAGAAATTTAATACCAATCCATTTACAACAATTATTCAACGATGCGAGTAACTAACATTGATACATTAAGTGCTTATTTAGATAGGCTTATTACAGAAAATATTAAATTGTACTTTTTTAATAAAGACAATTTAGCTGATAAGGTTGCACATCAAAAAATAGTAATTGAAGAAATAAAAATAAAAATTTCTGAACTTTTTTTAGACACTATCAAAAGAAATTCTTATAATTATATAGAAGAGCATCGTACATTTAATGAATCTGCAATTGTAGAAGAGTTAGAAGAATTAATACAAAATGATATTAATATTGGAGAAGCAGACAGAGCTCGTTTAGAAGAAGCTAAAAAAGAAATACCAAATCTAGATAAAATGATTGTTAATGAAAAAAGATTAAGAAAAGCAAATGAAGGTAGAGCTAGAAATAAAAATGCAATAGATAATATATTTAAAAAAATTATTAAATAATGAAAGTTTTAATTACAGGAGTAGCAGGCTTATTAGGATCTAGATTAGCTGATTATATAATAGAAAATCATCCAGAGTATCAAGTAATAGGCATCGACGATTTAAGTGGAGGATATTTAGAAAATGTCAATCCTAAAGTAGAATTTTTTAATTCTAATATTATAGGAGATAGTATATCTTTAATTTTTAAAAAATACAAACCTACTTACGTATTTCATTTAGCTGCATATGCTGCTGAAGGATTGTCTCCATTTATTAGAACATTTAATTATGATAACAATTTAAAAGCGACTGCATATATTGTTAATGAATGTATTAAACATGATGTTAAACGATTAGTGTTTACATCAACTCTTGCTGTATATGGCCATGGCGAAGGAGGCTATTTCAATGAAACGCAAACTCCAAAGCCAATTGATCCATATGGAGTAGCAAAGTATGGGTGTGAAATGGATATTCAAATTGCTGGTGAGCAACATGGTTTGGATTGGTGTATTATTCGTCCTCATAACGTATATGGTATTAAACAAAATATTTGGGACAAGTATCGTAATGTATTAGGAATTTGGATGTTTCAGCATATGAATAATAAACCAATGACAATTTTTGGAGATGGCGAACAAACAAGAGCGTTTAGTTATATTGATGATAGTTTAATTCCATTATGGAATGCAGCTATACTACCAGAAGCTTCTAAACAAATTATCAATGTAGGAGGAATTGAAGAGCATTCAATTAATGAAGCCGCAGCAATTCTTCATGAAGTTATAGGTGCTGGTGAAGTACTTCATTTAGAAAGTCGTCATGAAGTTAAACATTCCATACCAACTTGGCAAAAATCAATTGATATTTTAAAATTTGAACATAAAACAAATTTAAAAAATGGATTGACTAAAATGTGGGAATGGTCTAAACTGCAACCTAAAAGAGAACAATTTGTTTGGCCTTCATATGAATTAGAAAAAGGAATTTATAGTTTTTGGAAATAATGGATATAGAAAAAATTATCGAGTCAGCATATAGTTTATATATGCCACAAGAAAAAGAAGAAATTACGCAACTAGCAAAATTTGTATATGAATTGCAACCTAAAATAGTTGTTGAAATAGGAACTAAATTCGGAGGCACATTTAAAATTTGGAATGAAGTAACTAATGCTAAAACTATTAGTATAGATTTGGTCGATGGTATACATGGCGGAGTTACTCGTGATGACGTTAATGATCGTAATAAATATTTTATAAATTTATATGGAAGTCGTTGTAATTTTATTGAAGGAGACTCACATCAAGATTTAACATATGATTTATTAGTTAATGTATTAAAGGGACAAAAGATTGATTTTTTATTTATTGACGGAGATCATACTTATGAAGGAGTTAAACAAGATTATGAAATGTATAAAGAATTAGTATCTGATAATGGATATATTGCATTTCACGACATTAATGATACACAGCGACATAGAGATAGAAACGTATATGTAGGTAAATTATGGAATGAATTAATTGGAGAAAAAATTGAATTCAATATCAAAGCTGATTGGGCAGGCATCGGCGTAATTAAAAAGAACTAATGTCAAAGCGAATTGTAATAATACCAAATTTTGGAGAATCACATTTAATCAAATGTCAAATTTCTAATTTAGTCGATACTATCAATCCAGATACTGTAATTTACAATGAAGGATTGTTTCCTAAAGGTCCAGAGTCTAAAACTATAATAGATTCGGAGTTTCGTAAAAAATATTGTTATAAAGATACTAATTTAGCTTGGGATACATTGGAAACGCAAAAGCTAATATACGAGGCGCAGATTAAATATCCTAACACTACATGGATTCATAATGAAATGAAATTTAAAGAAAATATGGCTGCTCCAGAAGCGTATACATATGCCGTTTCAAATTGGGATGAATTAGGAATTGAAGTATCGGAAGGAGATTATATATTTCCATACGAGCCGGATATTTTTCATTTAGAGTCTGATAAAGATAATATAACATACTTACTAAGTCAATTAACTCTTAATCAAGGCTTTACTAGCATTTGGTTAGACTTTTTAGAAACTCAGAATTATATTGAAAAGATAAATAATCCTTTTATTGAAAGGATTAAAGGAAGAAAAATTGCAATACGATTTGGTGATTTAAATTTTTATAAACGTATTGTTGGGCAATTTGAAACACAAAACTATTCTATGTTATGGTCTTCAGAGCTAATGACATATCATTATAATTGGTTTAGATTTGGTAAAAACAAAGAACTTCGTTATGATCAAATTGTAAGAGATGAATTATATTGGGGTAACTTTGAAAAAGGTTTGCAACAAATTAAATTTAATACTATTAATAAAATTAAAGAAGATGTAATTGTTAGACCTAATAAAGCTCTTTCAGACTATTTAAAATATGCATCATATATTGATATTGAACAGCCTAAAGCTATTTTTCAACACGAAAATTTTATATTATGAAAATTGCATATACAATTAATGGATTGATAGGAGGCCTCTCAGGAAAGAATTTTCAACTTAAAGATCAAGAAATCGCTCCTTTAATTATTAAATATACTGGTAATACCGTTAATAAATTTATTAAAGCTAATAATGATGTTGACTTTTTTATTTTTAGTTGGCAACCGGAATTAAAAGAGCATTTTGATTCAGTGTACAATCCTAAACTTTCGAGATATATGAATCAAGATACATTTAATGTACCATCTTATATACCAAATGACATACGAACTCAAGCTCATTATTCTCGTTGGTTCGGAGTTAAAGTTTTAAGTGAAATGATACGAGATTCAAATACAACTTACGATTTAATTATTAATTGTAGAATGGATACTTGTTGGAATAATAATATTCATTTTAATAAATTTGAGCAAGATCGTATACATGTAGCTTATCATAAAACTCATCTACATTATTTACCGTTTAATAAAGATGGAAATATAATGTGTGATCATATATTCATAGCCAACTCAGAAAATTTTCATACCATTGCAACATTATTTGATAGTTTAAATGAATATGCTCATCCTAAAGTTCATAGATGTGGGTATTCTCATATATCTAATCATTTTTTACTACCTCAACATATAAAAGCTACAAAATTAGTTGATAAACTTCAAGGGTCTGTTATTAATATTTTAGATGATGGCAGCGGAAAAGGAGATTATGATATATTTAGATATAGGAACGTAACAAAAAATCAATTAGAGTCATATGAATTATAAAGAAACAAGACCTTGGGGTCAATTTGAAAATTTACTAGACAGTGACTATTGTAAAGTAAAAGAAATTACTATTAAATCTGGGCAAGCACCTAGCTATCAATATCATTATAAACGCAGTGAAGTTTATGTTATTGTAAAAGGAAAAGCGTTGATTTGCCTAGACGATATTGAAAAAGAATACACTGTAGGAGATACTATTTTAGTACCTGTTCTAGTTAAACATCGAGTTACTAATATTGGAGATGAAGATTTAGTATTTATTGAAATTCAACATGGAGAATATTTTGGTGAAGATGATATTGTAAGAGTGCAAGATAGCTATGGAAGAGTATAAGGTATTAATAACAACTAGCGGCTTAGGTTCTAGATTAGGAAGCTTAACTGATTATACAAATAAATCTTTAGTTAGAGTAGCGGACAAACCAGCAATATCATATATTATAGAATCTTACCCTAAGCATACTAACTTTGTAATTACCTTAGGTCATTTTGGTTCACACGTTAAACAATTTTTAACGTTAGCATATCCAGATAGAATATTTACATTTGTTGAGATAGATAAATATAAAGGCGAAGAATCTAGTTTAGGATATTCTATTTTACAATGTAAAAAAGAACTTAATTGTCCATTTATATTTCATGCAGCTGATACCATTGTTAAACACTTTGAATTTATTAAACCAACATTTAATTATGTTGTAGGAGCTTACAAAGAAGATAACTCACAATATCGTACATTGAATTTATCTAACGGTGAATTAATTAAAATTAATGAAAAGGGATCTATAGGATTTGATTTTTCGTATATAGGATTGTGTGGTATTGTTGACTATAAATTATTTTTTATTGAGTTAGAAACGCTAGTAAATATCAAACATCATGATATTTCCGATGTGCATGTTATTAATAGTATGCTATCAAAAGTTACTTTTAAATATAAAGAAGTGGGATATGGTAATTGGTATGATATTGGTAACACTACTGAGTTAGCTAGAACAAGAAATGCATTTGATAGCAGTATTGAAGTTTTAGATAAAAAAGATGAGTCTATTTTCTTTTTTGAAGAGTTTGTAATTAAGTTTTTTGCTAATAGTAATATTAGTAAAGACAGAGTTCAAAGAACTGCATACCTTAATGGATTAGTTCCTAATATTATTGACTCGACAGAGAATTTTTATAAGTATAAAAAAATAAAAGGCAAATTATTTTCTAAATCAGTTAATGCTCAAAAATTTAAAAAGTTTTTAACTTGGTCGCAAAATAATTTATGGACTAATGAACAGCGTGATGTAAATTTCAATCAAGACTGTTATAAATTTTATATTGATAAAACTTTAGAACGAATAAAATTATATTTATCAGAATTTCCTGATTCAGCATCAATTAATGATACTAAAGTATGTGATATATTAACTATGATATCTAATTTAGATGATAATTGGTTATGTAATGGTATACCTAGTAAGTTTCATGGAGACTTTATATTAGATAATATTATTGAAACTGAAGATGGGTTTTGTTTAATAGATTGGAGACAAAACTTTGCTGGAAGATTAGATGTTGGAGATATGTATTATGATTTAGCAAAATTAAATCATAACTTAACAGTCAATCATGATTTAGTTAATAGAAATTTATTCAATGCAGATTCAAATAATTGTTATATATTAACAAATAGTAAATTGAATGAGTGTCAACAAATACTTCATCAGTTTATAATTGATAATGGATATGATTTGCAAAAAGTAAAAACTCTTACTGCAATAATTTGGATTAATATGGCTCCATTACATGAATATCCATTTAACACTTTTTTATTTAATTTTGGAAAATATAATTTACATACACTATGAACAAAACATTAGACTCTGCTATTAAATTAATAGACACTAACTTTACACATGTATTAGAATTCGGAGTTAATTTTGGATCTACAATAAAACAACTAAGAAACTCATTGCCTGAGCAATATAAATTATTTGGATTTGATTCTTTTGAAGGATTGCCTGAAGATTGGTCCGGTACATGGGCTAAAAAAGGAGATATGAGTACTAAAGGAGTAATACCTAATGTACCAGGAGTTACTTTTTATAAAGGCTGGTTCATTGATACAATTCCAATGTATAAACAAATTGCAGAGCCAATTGCTTTATTACATATAGATTGTGATTTGTATAGTTCTACCAATGATATATTATACGGATTAAAAGAATTTATTGTTACAGATACAGTAATTGTGTTTGACGAGTGGTATTATAATCATAAAGATATTCTTGAAAATCGATTACACGAGCAAAAAGCATTTTTGGAATGGGCAGAAAAATTTAATATTAATTTTGAAATATATCCAGCAATCGAAGATGAAAGAAAAATAATTAAAATATTATAATAATGAACCCGAAAATTTTTATAGGACCGATGACTAAAAATGTTGTAGACGCCATTATTACATTTTGTAATAAGACAGGTCACAATATAGGATTAATTCCATCTCGTCGACAAGTAGAATGGAATGGAGGATATGTTAATAACTGGTCAACAGACACATTTACTCAATATGTTAAAAGGAAAACAGATAACATTATTTTACAGCGAGATCATTCAGGACCTGGTCAAGGCCAAACTATTGATAGTGGATATACTTCGCTGATTAATGATTGTAAATATTTAGATTTAATTCATATAGATCCATGGAAACAATATCCTAATTACGCTGATGGTCTAGCATGGACTGCTGATATGATTAAAGTATGTAATGCTATCAATCCTAAATTAAAATATGAAATAGGTACTGAAGAATCTATTAGACGATTTGAAGTAGAAGATTTAAATAAATTAATTATTGATTTAAATATTGAATTAGGTGCTAATTTATTTTCTAAAATAAAATATTTAGTAATACAATCCGGTACTGCTTTAAAAGGTAATACTCAAACTGGGTTATATGATAAAACTCGTTTAATTGAAATGGTTGAGCTAGCTAAAAAATATAATTTATTAACTAAAGAACATAATGGAGATTATATACCTACGTCTATTATTAAAGAAAAATTTAATTTAGGTTTAGACGCAATTAATATCGCTCCTGAATTTGGATTAATAGAAACTCAGACTTATTTAGATCATATAGAAAAAGATAGTGAGCTATTTAATCAATATTGGAAAATATGTTATGATTCTAAAAAATGGGTGAAGTGGGTTAGTGATGCGTTTGATCCAATTGAACAAAAAGAAGAATTAATTAAAATTTGTGGTCATTATGTAATATCATATGAATCTTTTTTTGATATTATGAAAAATTTTACTTATATTAATAAAGAAGTTCAAAATAGAGTTATTAAAAAATTAAATGAGTTGCATGGATACTAGACCAAAAACTATTTTTTGTGATATAGATGGTACGTTAATTTGGCATTCAAAACCGAGTGAAAATGCAAAAGAAATTTACAAAGCATCTTTGATACCAGGCACGTTAGATAAATTAGATGAATGGGAACGCAAAGGATATAATATAATTTTAATTACAGGTCGCAAAGAATCTATGCGTAAAAAGACTGAAAGATCTTTAGCTGAATTAGGAATTTATTATGACATATTAATAATGGGTATCGGCGGTGGCACTAGATATTTGATTAACGATTCTAAACCTAACGGATATATATCAGCAATAGCAATAAACATTGAACGTAATAAAGGTATACAAGATATAGACATATGAAAAAGAATATTTTATTTTTTACATCACTTAAGGCTAATGATCCTAATTTAGATGCATACAAAGAATGGGCTTTAATAACATGGAAGTATTATGCTAAGAAGCATAACATGGAAATTTTTATACTAGAAGATCCATTAATGGACACTGAAATGATGAGACCTACATGGCAACGTTGGTATGTACATCAAATATTAAAACATAATGAAATTGAATATAATCAAGTAGCAATGATTGACATTGATACTATGGTTCGTTGGGACTGCCCTAATTTATTTAAAATTTCAGAAAATAAATATTCTGGAGTTATTGATGATATTAGTTTAGAATGGGTTAACAATAGTATAGATGGGTATCAACAAGCATTTCCGGAATTTACTGGAGTAGATTTAAATTGGACCAATTACATTAATAATGGTATTTTAGTATTACCAACAGAAAGTGAAGAGTTCTGTGAGATTGTTATTAAATTTTATAATGACAATATTGATAAACTAAGAGATTTGCAACATCACTCTTTAAAGAAAGGTACCGACCAAACTCCAATTAATTTTCTAGCTAGAAAATATTATGGTAAAGACATTAACCATATTTCTAAGAAATTTAATATGTCACAGCTTTTAATGACACAAGCAATAGCTCCTTCAATTATTACAGGAGAACCTATATTCATTAAGCATGGATATATTTGGCATTATAATGGAATACCAAGAGACCAAAGAAATGGCTTCATGAAACAAACTTGGGACATTGTTAAAAATAATTACGTATGATATTAGACTCTATACCAGACAAAACTCAAGACAAAAATACAACTTCACTTAAATTCAAACAAGATGTAATTGAGTTTTTCAAAGATAAAAATCTTGATACATGTTTAGAGATTGGAACCAATCACGGATGGACTACTAGGATATTAAGTAGCTTGTTTAAAGAAGTTCATACTTTAGACTTTAAAGATAGTAATACTAATTACGCTAAGCAAAATAACGTTGATAGAAGTAATATTGTTTATTATACAGACGATGCTTATAAAACAAAAGTATTTAGCTCAATGCCTTTAATAGATGTAGCGTTTATTGATTGTATACATACTTATGGTCATGTAATGTATGATATTAATTCAGCATTGTCTAGAATAGACGTTAATAAAGGAATGTATTTTATATTCGATGACTTTGGACATCCAGAAGCCTTTGGAGTTCATGAAGCTATTATTAAATCAATAGAAGAAGGACTTAAATTAGAATGTTATATAGGCCAACCCGAAGGTTATCAATATAATGAATCGTCAATATTAATTCATCAAGAAGGAGTTATATTAAGTTATGGAAAATAAAACTAAATTTGCTATTGGATGTTTAGTTCAATGGTATGAAGTGGAAATGGTATCTGAGTATTTAGATACTCTTCGAGACGCTATTAATTATTACGATGGTGAAGTTAAAGTAGACATTGTACTTTCTACTAATCAAGATTTAGAAAAATGTGAGAGTGAAGAGAAAATGGAATATTGTATTCGCGCTATAGGATATGCAGTAGCCAAGTATGGCTTTGATATGACCATAGTTGAACATTTATATACCATTGCAGATTATAGAAGAAACTTCAATGATTATTTTTGTGATCACGCAGATGTTTTAATTTGGGGCGAATCAGATATGTTAGTTCCTAAACAAGCTTTCACAGCTTTGGACGGATTGCATCAAAGTGTGGTACGCCAGACGCCAAAATATATGGGTACGTTTTCGATTTGCAAGATGTGGGATGCGTCGTGGACTCCCCTTGAGCACCCTTCCTTTACCGATAAGCCATTCATTGAAAAAGACACGAGTAATTGGTGGTCTCTGCGTTACCTAATGAACAAAGACGAACAAAACCAACACAACGACATAGAGGAAATCGACGTCACTGTCATCACTCCTCATAAGTACAATGGGTGTGGATTGGTTATTTCTTCGGAAGTGGTAAAGGCAGGAGTCAATATTCCAAAAAGTGTATTTTTCGTTCATGAAGACACGGCAATGATGTTGATGAGTCAAAAGATTTTAGGTAACATTCCGCAATATCACTTTCGCAATATACTTGTCGTACACAATCGTAAACATCCTCGAAAGCGATGTTATATATTAGGGGAAGAAGGAATAGATAAGACTAGTACCGGTGAGCTACGCAAAGTACATTCATGGTATGAGGCCGCTAATACATTCTGCGAGCAAAATTGTTATAATATATTCAATGTAAATTACATTTCAAAATCATGGAAAGACGTATGGAACAAAAATTAAAAGTACTCATCACCGGGGCTACCGGGACTATTGGTTCTGCATTTATTAAAATGCACGATCAATATGAATTTTACAATATTAGTAGAAATGAAAAATCATTGACCGAATTGAGTCGAACTCACCCTAACGTCATCAGTCATGTTGGAAACATTGAAGATCGAGACTTTATGATTAGAGTGTTTAAACAGGTGCAACCGGATATTGTCATTCACGCTGCTGCAATGAAGCATATTAACATAGCCGAAGAAAATCCAATACAAGCGTGTAATGTAAATGTGATTGGAAGTTTAAATGTAATTGCCGCTGCTATTGCTGCAGACGTTCCGATAACGATAGGAGTCAGCACAGACAAAGCGTGTTCATCTCAAAGTGTTTATGGAGATACTAAATCGTTAATGGAAAAATGTTTTATACAAGCAAATACGCCTCGTAATAAATTTGCGTTGTGTAGATTTGCCAATGTTGCTCATAGCAATGGTTCCGTGTTACCGTTTTGGTTGAATTTGGCAAAAACTAATCAACCATTGAAATTAACCAATCCGGATATGAATCGATTGATTTTTTCACAACAAGATGCTGTAAGCCTTATACAAAAAACAATTGATACATGCACTGCGAAGACTGGTGGGTTTATTTGCTCGTTTAAAATGAAAACGGTTAACATGTTGGAATTGGCGCAAACCATTTCTGATAATATTGAAATTGTAGGAAATCGTGCAGGAGAGAAATTAAATGAAGATTTGATAAGTGAATCTGAAATTGATTACACGTATGTGTATGATAATATGGTTTATATATATCAAGAAAAAAATACTGGAACGAATAAATTGCCGGAAGAATATTCTTCAGAAACAGCAGAAAAAATGACTAAAACAGAATTAACTAATTTAATATGGAGCAATCAATAAAAGTAGCTTGGTTCACTGAAGGAGGATGGACAGGCAAAATACCTAGAACTCATCCTGATATGCGTAATGACTCTGCCTGGATGTGTATTTTAGAAGCAACTCATTATCCAATTTGGAATGTGCATGAGATAACCGAAAAATATGATTTAGGTATAGTTACCATACCAAAAAAGAATATTGATAGACTATCACAATATCCATTAATTGAAAATTTAAGAAAATGTTGTAAACAAATTGCATATATGCAAGAAGGGCCGCATTGGTATTTTCAAGATTTTTCAATTAATGATCAATGTTGGTTTTTTAATACTTTACAAGAAATGGATTTTTTATATGTGCATAATCGTATTGATCAAAAATATTTTTCTGGTTTAGTAAATAAAGAGTGTAGATTAATGCCTACCGTAATGATTGAAGATTTGCTAGTTAATTTACCTAAGGTTGAACGATCCAATGTAATGATTGGCGGAAATTTTTGTAGTTGGTATGGCGGATTTGATTCTTATATTATAGCAAATGAATTTCAAACGGATATTTGTATACCTAGTATGGGACGTCGTATAGCTGGAGAAGAGCATATGCCTAGTTTAAATCATTTAGACTATATGAATTGGTTGCAATGGATGCAAACATTAAATAAATTTAAGTTTGGAATTCATTTAATGAGAACTCATGCAGCAGGAACGTTTGCTCTTAATTGTGCTTATTTAGGTATTCCGTGTATAGGATATCAAGGATTGGATACTCAGGTAATACTTCATCCAGAAACAACAGTGGAAATAGGAGATTTAGAATCTGCAAGAGAAATTGCAAAAAAACTTAGGAACGACGAAGAATTTTACTTATATTCAAGTACATTGTGTAAGGGGCTTTATAAAGATCATTATACGGAAGAGTCATTTAAAAATAAATTAATTATATGAAAACCATACCTTTATTTAAAGTGTTTATGTCGCTAGAAGCAGGACCTGCAGTGACAGAAGTTCTAAATAGTGGCTTTATCGGACAAGGCCCTAAAGTAGAAGAATTTGAAGAAGAAATTAGAAAGTTCCTTTCAGTTAAAAATGTATTAACTTTGAACTCCGGTACATCCGGACTTCATTTAGCATTGCATTTATTAAAACCTGCTCAAGAAGTACTTCATACTTATGATGGCATTGGAGCAAGTCATGATTATTGGCCAGGTATTCAAGATGGAGACGAAGTTCTAGCTACTGCATTAACTTGCACAGCTACTAACTTTCCTATTTTGGCTAATGGCTTAAAGATTAAATGGGTTGATGTAGACCCTACCACTCTTAATATGGATTTAGATGATTTAGAAAGAAAGCTATCTCCTAAAACCAAAGCTATTATAATTGTGCATTGGGGAGGTTATCCTAGCGACTTGGATCGTCTTAAACAAATTCAAGAAAAAGCATATAAGATGTATGGCTTCAAACCAGCAGTTATAGAAGACGGTGCACATTCCTTTGGTACTAAATACAAAGGAAAGTATTTAGGTAATCATGGTAATATGGTAATGTATTCACTTCAGGCGATTAAACATATTACATCGGTCGACGGTGGGTTGTTGTTAATGCCTCACGATGAGTTACACGCTCGAGGTAAATTGGTTCGTTGGTATGGTATTGATCGAGATGGAAATAGAAAAGACTTTCGTTGCGAATCTGACATTGTAGAATGGGGTTTTAAATTTCATATGAATGACGTTAATGCAACTGTAGGTCTAGCTAATTTAAAGCATGCAGATGAAATTATTAAAGCACATCAATCCAATGCTAAGTTTTATGATGAGAATTTGCAAAATATTCCTGGTTTAACTACTTTAGCAAGACATTCAGATAGAGAATCTTCTTTTTGGATTTATTCCATGTTAGTAGATGACAGAGATGGCTTTTATGCTAAGATGAAAGAATGTGGCATTATGGTTTCTCAGGTTCATGAAAGAAATGATAAACATACTTGCACAACTCCTTACAAAACAGCATTGCCTAATTTAGATTCTGTTATTGGAAAGTTAGTTGCTATTCCCGTAGGTTGGTGGGTGACTGAAGAAGATAGACAATATATTGTAAACTGTATAAAGCAAGGCTGGTAATGGAAAATATAGATTTAAAATCTTCAGTTACTGAAGCAGCTGGAGAGTACGTAACTCAAATTATACATTTTATAGGTGGAGAAAAACGTACATTCAATAATATTGAATCTAAATCTATTCGACAAGGGCAATTTACTAAATTTAAACAACAAGACGGTACATGGATTATGATTAATGATAAAAATGTTTTATGTATAGAAGTCTTCACAGAAAAATAATATGAAAATACAATTTATAATAGTAGGATGGCACTTTGAAGCATTTCCGGAATTTATTGATGGATTAATTGAATTGCAAAATACCAATTCAGAACACATTGATATATTTTGGAGCTGCCATAAAGAACCTTCTCAAAGAATTAAAGACAACTTCAAATACAAAGTATTTCCTAACTTAGGTTTAGAAGATGGTGCATATCAACAAGCCTTGGATTATTTAGAGTTAAAAGATGACACTATATTATTTTTAATGCATGATGATATTATTGTTAAAGATTGGAGATTTATTAATATATGTTTATCTTGGCTAAGTCAAGGAGCAGCATTTATTGGTAATGGAGTTAATTATCCAGCACTATTTGATCCTGAAGAAGTTATACGAGGTAAAAAAGTTATTGAATGGGTTAAGGATGATGCTAAACATTTATTTAACTCTAAAGATCACGTATTGACTATTAGAGAAAGTTTTATGTGTACTATTAAAAAGAATTTCAATGCAATATATGACTTTGAAGTTATATGGGAAGAGCCTATTCCAGATGCAGAAGGTAAAGTACATATTGGAGGAATAGGAAATTTGCAACAAACAATGTTAGGATATAAAATTTGTAAAGTGTTTGGTCCGAATAGAATTAAATACTTATCAAATACATATCAAGACAGTGATTATTTATATGAATGTGCTAGAGGCAAAAAAAATTAATTTTATGAAAACAGTATTAGTAACCGGAGGTGCGGGTTTTGTAGGCACCAATTTAATTAAAAGATTACTTCAGCAAGGGTATGAAGTAGTGTCAATTGACAATTACTCAACAGGGTTTTTATCAAATCATCAATTGGGATGCACATATCATAGAGGAGATATATCTGAGATTACAGATTATGCGGTATACGGCCAATTTGATATTGTATATCATTTAGCTGCAATAGCTAGGATTCAACCTTCGTTTGAAATGCCTTTGGAATATTTCAAAGCTAATGCAACGGCAACATTTAATTTATCTATGTATTGTGCTAAAAATAATATCCCTATGCAGTTTGCAGGATCGAGTTCACATCACTCTGGTAAGTTTAAAAATCCATATACATTTGCCAAAGACGTTTCAGAAGAGATTGTAATTCTATGTCAACAAATTTACGGATTGAAAGCTACTATTACTAGATTTTATAATGTATATGGGCCTCATCATTTAAAAGTAGGAGGCTATTGCACATTAATTGGTAAGTGGGAGAATGCAGTTGGGACTGGCTCTCCGATTATTATTAATGGAGATGGTACCAAGCGAAGAGATTTCACTCACATCAATGATATCGTCGATGCTTTACTATTAATTCAAACTCAAGACGCCTGGGGTTATATATTTGAATTAGGTCGTGGTATTAATTTCTCAATTAAAGAAGTAGCTGATATGTTTAAATATGATAATATTGAATATGCAGCTGACAAACCAGGAGAAGCAATTAATACGCTATGTGAAGATATATTAGCAAAAGAAGTTTTAGGTTGGGAACCTAAAATCAATTTAATAGATTATATTAATGAATGGAACACTAAACGCAATGGATAAAATTACATTTGTATTGCCTAGCAGAAACAATTTAGAATTTCTTAAATTGGCTTATAGATCTATTAGAGATTTAAAGACTACTCATGAAATTTTAATTTTAGATGACGCTAGCTCAGACGGAACTCAAGAATGGATAAAAGAATTAAATGATAAAGATTTAATTACATATCATAATCCAGGTCCAACTCGTATTGGCATTGTTGGTATGTTTGATAAAGGTATCGAAATGGCTCGCACTGAAATTATATTTGCATTTCACGCTGATATGGTTGCTGCGCCCCATTTAGATGTAAACATACTTAAATATTTAGAGCCAGGCACAGTAGTATGTGCTACTAGAATTGAACCACCTCTTCATCCTCCAGGCCCAGAGAAAATTACCTTAGCTTGGGGTGATGAAATTGAGGATTACAATTACAATGACAGTGTACAAAGATTTTTAGAATTAGAAGCTATACACGCTGATAAGACTACTGAAGGTATATTTGCTCCATGGTGTATGTATAAAGAAGATTATTTAGCAGTTGGAGGTCATGATGAGTTATTTGCCCCTCAATCAAAAGAAGACTCTGATTTATTTAATCGCTTTGTATTAAATGGTTATAATGTAATTCAATCATGGGATGCTTTGGTATATCATTTTACTTCTAGAGGTTCTAGGTTTAATAAACACGCAGGAGGCGGAGCGGGTGTTAATTCTCAAGAGTGGATTAGAACTACTACTAAAAATGCTAGAAACTTTATTCGCAAATGGGGTCACTTCGTAAAACATGATTCGCTTATGAAGCCTATTATACCGCCTAGATACCTAGTAGGTTTTTACATAACTCATTGTAACCTGGACATGCTACACGCATTAGAGCCTTGGTGTACGACTGTATATGTAGAAAATACAGACAACGTTATTGAACATTATATCTATAATGAGCAACCTAATACTTCAATTGACTTACGTAAAAAAATATGTAATAGAGATGCGGAGCATGTAAAACTTATAGATGTTTTAGTTCGAATTGAAGGTTCTAAATTTACCAATGTAGATTTTGAATACATTCAAAATTTATCTGAAATAATTCAAGCTAACAATGAAGTAGGTACATTTGAATTAGGAAATCTAAAAATAGAAATACAAAATTTAACACAATATCAAAATCAATTAATAGTATGCAAGAAATAGGAATCATCGGAAGTGGGTTTGTTGGATCAGCCGTTCGAGAAGGAATGCAAAATTACTTTAAGGTATTTGCATTTGACAAAGATCCAAATAAATTTAGTAATGTCACTTCAATATTCAATGTAGTTGAAAGCACAGAATTAACTTTTCTTTGTGTACCAACTCCTATGAGAAAGAGTGGTGAATGTGATTTGAATATACTCAATGCAGCGTTGTATGAAATATCTAAATCAGCTACGGCGCTGAATAAAAAGAATTACATAGTAGTTATTAAATCAACTATACCTCCAGGTACTACAGATCAATTAAGTTCTGTATATGCTAACTTAGAGCTTGTATTCAATCCAGAGTTTTTAACTGAAGCTAATGCAGTAGATGATTATAAAAATCAAAATAGAATTGTAATTGGAGGAGATAGACCAGGAACTACTAAAGTAAAGCAAGTGTTCTCTAAAGCATTCCCTCAAGTGCCAATTATCAAAACATCTGCTACTATTGCCGAGATGATTAAGTATGTTACAAATACATTTCTAGCTACAAAAGTATCATTTGCAAATGATATGTATCAAATTTGTCAAGGCTTAAATATTGACTATGATAAGGTAATTGAGTATGCTCGTTATGATGAGCGTTTAGGCAATTCACATTGGAGTGTACCTGGGCCAGATGGTGATTTATCTTTTGGAGGACACTGTTTCCCCAAAGATGTTAATGCGCTTTTATTTATGGCAAAGGCATTTAATTTAGAAGTACCAACTCTTGCTTCGAATATTAGATCATTAGAGCTATATCGAACGGATTTAGATTGGACTAAACAAATAGGAAGAGCTGTATCAGAAGATTAATTTGGTACTTTAAAATAAATAACTTAAATTTAAGTAATGCAATATTTTATAATGCTTCCGGGTGATACTGAAAAAGACTGTATAAAGGATACTAACCTATTAGGCGAAGTGTCTTTTAATACTTTCTATGCAGGATTAGGTCTAAAGGCTTTAATGAAGATGGTAGACAAGCAACCGGAAATGTTAGTGCATATTAGAATTAAAACAGATCGAAATGAAAATTTATCTGTTGAAGAATTTTTAACAAGAATACAACCTTTAAAAGTAAAAATGTAATGGAAGGAATCGTTACTTACAACTCAGTTATTAATCCTGAGTATCAAATTTTTGTAGTATATTCTGATAGTGATAAATATCAAAGTATAAAAAATGCTTTACAGTCTATGAATAACTCTATTGGAGCTTTATGGGTAGGCACTAAAAATATCTTTGTCGATGGAGAAAGATTAGTCGATGAAAATATTGATACAGATCAACTTCTAGCTATTGAAGCTCATGAAATTGCTCATTCAATGTTAGGTCATGGCGCAGGTGTAGACGAGCAGTCTGAAAAAGAAGCTGACTTATTTGCTATCGCTTTATTAGATATGGATAAACATACAAGAGCTGCTTCATTTCTTAAAGATAGAATGAAAGATCTTTATGGAATTGATTATACAGCTTTTGAAGAAGAATGGAATGAATCTGACGTAGAAGAAAATGAAATGTGATATTTATAGTATATGATGCAAATCGACTATAAATGCCATACTCCATATTCAGTTAATCCGAATATAGTACATAAACCATTATCTAGTATGATATCTACTGTCTTACTTAAGACAGGTCAATGCCACGTCGATCATGAAGGATTTGATTTAAATGAAATTGAAAGAGCTTATTATGAAGTTAATGGTTTATCTTTATATCATGACGATACTTGGTATAAAGATGGTGGGCAAGATGTTGGCACCACGGCAATATTACATCCATGGTTTGTGCAATTAAATAAAAGTAGTTTGATAATTGACCATAGTCATTTTGTTTATAGATATCCAATTACAGGAGAAGCTAAAGAGCAGGTATTGGAATTTTCAAAAGAAAGACCTGAGTTGCTAAGACTGTTGTCAGTAAATTTTAAATGTGGGTTGGATTTATGTATTGATTATATCAATGAAGAAGATAATATTATTGAGCCGGTTGTTCATATTGAATGGGACTTTGATGATATGTTTGAATTAACAAAGTCAGCTTTAGAAGTAAAGCAAATTATAGATAGCAATGAATGGATTGAATCAATACCTTCAATATTACGTTATAATAAATTGGCAAAGAGAAAAAAGGTTGATGCATTTTATCAAGCAGATACCAGGTCTATGATTTTATTTGGTGCTAAGGCATATAAACTAATATCAACATTATGAAAACGAAAATATTAAAATTAGAGTCTGACTTATTAAAAGTTTCGAAGCCTTACGAATTTCTACCTGGAGACATGGTAAAAAATATTGATAAAAATTGTGACTATTATAAATCTACCGGAGAAGTTACTAAAGTAGCTGGCAATGGTAATATTACTTATGTAGTAAATAATCAAGGAGCTACTTGGACACCTGGAGAAGAATTGTCAAAATATATGACAGGCTTAATAAAAATATTTACCCATACTCCTAGACCAGGATATGGTATGTTTTCTAACGAGTAAAACGTTCTGTACTTATGAAAAATTACTTTAAACAGTTAATGACTGATGGGTATGATCTGTTAGTTGCTAGTAGAATTAAGTGGCCTGGAGAATTATTAGATTCTCAAAAAGTGGAGCTTTTAGAACAAGCTATTGAATATTTTCGAGAGCATGAAGAATATGAAAAATGTGCTATCTTAAAAAAGAAGATAGAAAAAATTTGCAATATAAAACCAAAAAGAAAAAGTTATGTCAAAAAAGAAAATTCGACTAGGAATTGATGTCGACGGAGTTTTAAGAGACTTTGATACTAAGGTAATGAGCCTTATTAAAGAATTATATCCTGATAAGATTTTATCAGATATAACTACTAGCTGGGACTTTGATAACGTCGATATGGATATCAAAGAGTTAGCAAAGCTTTGGCAGGAAACTCATTGTGAAGAAATTTACCGTGAAGCTGACTTAATGCCAGGAGTTAAAGAAGAATTTAAACTTCTTAAAGAATGGGGTAGAACTCAAAAGCCGGGATATCAATATATTTGTGTTACAGCACAAATGCCTTACAATGCCTGTCATACCTTATATTGGCTTGGTAAGCACTACTTTAACTTTCTTGAAGTGCATATATCCAATTACAAATATAAAATTGATATAGACTATCTAATAGACGATAGCCCTAAGAATTATGATAAGTGGGTAAAGGCAGGAAGAGATGAAACGACTTTTATTTTGTTTGACAGGCCTTATAATCAAGACTGTCCAGCAACAAATAGAATTAATAAATTATCAGACCTAATTAATATATTGAAAAATTAGGTTTCTGATATTTATTAATATAAAATTGAGAATATGGCAGATTATAATATATACCCAGGCGGAAATGATGTTATCAGTGAACAGCCAATGTTGGTTGTCGATTTAATTCGTGGCAATGAATATCAAGTTCAAGTAGTAGACTTTTATATAGATGAAATGTTTAACGGAATTGTATTCTTTGACGGTCAAGAAATATTAAGACAAACTAATATAACTGATTATGAAACCTTGGAAAGATTATTTTATAGTCAATTTTCAATACAAATGTAATATTTATTAAAAACAAAAAAAACAACAATTTATGGAAAACACAGTTTTTGGAATCAAAAATGAAATGGAAAGCCTTTGGAAAGACTTTTCTGAGAATCATGCAATTTACGAAGAAAAAGGAAACAAGGCAGCAGCTGGTAGAGCTCGCAAAGCCATTAATGAACTTAAAAAGCACGTAACTGCATACAAGAAAGCTAGCGTGGAGCACGTTAAAGCTGGAAAATAAAAATATATCAACCTTTACGAACAGAGGATAAACATTATGAAAAAAGAACAATTGATCAAAATCATTAAAGAGGAAATCGCTAGAGAAATGGCAAATGATCCTACATTAGTAAATGAAATATACGATTTAGAACAAGTTAAATATAGTTCCTCTGTTCGTAAAGAAGTTGATAGTTTAGTAAATGCTTTGCAGAAAGCTCCGAACTTATCTAAGCCTGCAGTAGCATCTATTTTAAATGATATTATTTTATCATTAGGACTTAATCGTACCCAGATTACTATGTATATGAATATGATTAAGCAACAACGTACTAAATATCAGTTCTAATCAATTAGAATATTGTCTAACGAATAAACGATTCAATGGGAGATGACAGTAAGCAAACCGACTACATGGCGCAGCACATTCAAGAAAAGGCGAAATACCATCATCTTAATGGCAGCAACATTCTTCAACCCTCTTGGATTCGACGCACTGTTCAAAACAGTGATGGATTGGACAGGATCTTATTGGACTACGGATTTAATATTCTACCTTACTTCAGCATCGTTGTTTGGTTTATACTTTTATTTACATAAAAAGCAGCAATGAAGAAGAGTAGATTTTTAGAAATTGTTAAAGAAGAAATTCAAAAACAATTAAGTGAATATGGAAGTGAATCTTTATATTTTGGTTCACCCGGTGGTTTTGAGCAAATGCAACGAGCACCTGAAATGCATGTACAACGTTTTGAAAGCTTTGAGTTATGGAAAATAACGGCAATGCAATTAGGAGCGATAATACAAGATCGCGGTGATGATTATATAGCAGTAATGCCTAATCAAGATAAACTCGGTACATTTGGAAAAATGAATCAATTTGGAACCTTATCTTTATAAACACTAATGGCAAAAGCATCATCAAATGACTCAAGAAAAGTTACTTTCGGATCAAAACGTAGACGACCAGGGGTACACGCAAAAACAAAACAAACTGGAAATAAACGAAGTAAAAATTACAAAAAACGTTACAGAGGTCAAGGTCGTTAACGATAATGACTGGGATGACTATAACTGGTATCCCGATACACACTAACTAATGTATAAACTATATATTGTAGGTAATGGGTTTGAAATAACTCAAGGCGCACTGCCAATGGAAACTGTAGAGCAGATTTATAGTGAAATTGAACGTGAAGCAGATTTAGTAGAATATTTAATTGATGCTGTACAATCTGATGATAAATTAAATTGGTTTGACGTTGATGATAATTTTCATAAAATTGGAGCTGATACTGACGATTCTATATTGTATGTAGAAGATGAACATGGAAATGTAGTTTTTAAAAAACCATGTGACGAAATAAAAAATCATACTACTATTACAGAAGAATTATATCCAGAAGATTTTGAATTGGAACCGATTGGAGTTTTAACTTGCATTGAAAAGTTCAAAGGAGATTTTTGCATTGGTTATGTTAATGAAGATAAATTTAATTCAGCAAATATTTGTTTGCATATTAATAATTTAGGCGATCATTCAATTATAGATTCAATATCATATAAAGGTGTTGAACTTCAAGACGCTAGTCACGGGAATTCTATTTCAAAAGATTTTATTGTTTATTTAGAAAGATAATTTGATACTTTAAAATAAATTACTTATATTTATGTAAAGTAATTTATTATGATAATATCAATTGTAATTTTAAGTGTTATAACCTTGCTAATAGGAGTGTATCTTATTGCTTGTTTGGCACATATAAAAAAAATACAAAAGGAATTAAGCTCTTTATCAAAAGAGCAATCCACTCAAAATGCTGATATTAGATCAATAGCCATTCACGCTCATGATTTAACTATTGCTCATAATGAAATAGTATTAGCTCTTAATCTAGAAAAACAAAAACCGTATGTTATTAAATCGTATTATGGGCCGCCCGGCAATGCCTAAAAAAGATTCCAATTGGGATAAAGATTCGTTTCAAGGCAAACGAAAAGATCAAGTCGAAAGTGCAATGACTTCAGTGGTAATAGCATTAGCAGGTATAGTAGTATTAATAGTATTAATAGTAATTGATCATTTATGGAAGTAAAAATGGCAGATAGCTTTTTTGAAAGTCTTAAGACTTTAGCTAATAGAGAACGTTGGTATTGGAAGGTGTGGGATTTCGCGCGATATGACTTTCCTAAATTTTGTAAAAATATATGGCTGTTTCGTAAAGCACTTTGGAATTACTCATGGTGGGCAGGCCAACATTCAGTGTTACCATTTATGAAAATTGCGCTAGTTGATATGGCGATTACAATGGATGATCGTGGAAATGAAATAAAATCTTCTAGCTCAAAAAAAGTTGAAAAAATGTTACGCGCTGCAAAGTTAATGGAACATTTTATAGAAGAAAATTTTATTGAAATGGCTGAAGATGAATTAGGCGAACTCATACATCATCCTTGGGAATTTGAACCTGCAGAAACTGAAGGGTATGTTCAAATGGTAGATCAAGATACAGCAGAAGAAAAAGAACATAACCGAAAGGTATTTGACCGATCTCGCGAAATTGAAAAGGAAATGTGGAATGAGCTATGGTATATAATGAAAGGACAAGACTATTCAAAATTTGAACAAACTCCAGAAGGTATGAATCATGAAGAATCATATCATCATTTTGAATCACAAAGAGATGGATCTGGATTAAACACTTGGTGGGATTAGCCAAAAGAAATCCAAAAGAATATTTGGTGCTTTGAAGATAATAACTTAAATTTAAGTATGAAGGAATTAATATTATTAACTCACTAAATAAACAAGACTAATATGAGTAAAATAAAACGAGATAAATTCAATGCTGATTTGGTAGTAGCAAAAGAATACAAACCAAAGTACATTTTAGGGAGATTGAATGATGGTTTCAGCCAAGTAGGAAGATGGTCAGTTCAATACATTGAATGGACTGATGAAGGACATTTTAAAAGCAAACACGATGAGATCAAAGTAGGAAGATCACTTATCTTAGATAATGGTTGGTTAACAACTATCATTACTGAAATAGTAGAGCAAAGAGAAGGATACATTAAATTTCAGACACAAAACTCAACTTATGAGTTAACAGAGATTCAGGCTTCCAAAGTAAATTAATGTATATTTAAAGTATGAAAACAACAATAATAACATTGGCAATGTTTATGAGTGTAGGACTATACTCACAATGTGACTCATTAAACACAGAGGTAATAAATGATAAAATTACAATTAACTTCCTATCCGAAAAAATAGAAGAATGTGATATACAAACAGAAAAACTCAAATGTCAACTTCAATCAATAAGAACTGAAGTAATAAAGCAAAAGACTTTAAAATGGGTTGCTATTGCCTTTGGTACATATATTAGTATTATGACGGTTTTTATTTTAAAAGAAAAGTAGTATGAAAACACAAGAAGAATTAGAAAAGTTAGCTTCAAAATATGCAGATGGGTATAGTTCAGATGAAGCACACGCAAGTTATATTGCTTTTATAGATGGCTACACTCAATGCCAAGAAGATATGATCAATAGGAAGTATACAGAGGAAGATATAAGGGAAGCTATTGATATGGCTAGACAATTATCTCACGTTTCATGTCTTGAAGATGGTGAACATAGATTAAAGTACTCTAACACTGAAGATGAAATTATTAACTCACTAAACAAACAAGACTAATATGGATATATTTATAATAAAAATATTCATATGAACAAAAAATGTACTAAATGTAAGCAAATAAAAGATTTATCTTTATTTTTTAAAGATAAACAGAAAAAAGATAATTTAAGTTCTCAGTGTAAAGAATGCATAACAAAACAAACTACAGATTATTCTAAAAAAAATAGAGAAAATACTAAATTCCATCAGTTAAAATTTTCAACTGGAGTTGATAAAAAATTGTATTTTGATTTATTATCTCTTCAAAATAATAAATGTGCTATATGTGAAACTGAGTTTGGAACTACAAATAAAAAATTCTCGGTTGATCATTGTCATAAAACAAATTTAATTAGAGGTTTACTATGTGTTAGGTGTAATTTTGGAATTGGGTATTTTTTAGATGACATTTTATTACTACAGAATGCTATAAAATATTTGCAAAATAATTTATCTTATAAAAATTTAAAAATGAAACAATGAGTTTAAAAATATGGCATATAAGCGATACACACACATATCATGGGTTATTAGATATCCCAGAAAACATAGATATAGTGATTCATAGTGGCGATGCTACTAACCCAAAAGATCCATATCTAAGTGAAGATGAAATGCAAAACTTTATATCTTGGTATAGTTTACTACCAATCAAACATAAAGTATTTGTAGCAGGTAATCACGATATTTGTATTGAAAGAAACTTTATTAAAAAAGATGATTTTGAAAGAGCAGGTATTATCTACTTGGAGAATGATTGGATTGAAGTAGAAGGACTTAAAATATGGGGTTCTCCAATCACACCAAACTTTGGTAATGGATGGGCATTCAATAAGAATAGAGCTAAGACACATGAAGTTTGGAAGCATATTCCTGATGATACTGATATTGTAGTTGTACATGGACCACCAAAAGGCATACTAGACTTATCTTATGATGCAACTGGTAAATTAGAATTTTGTGGTGATGCTTCACTTAAAAAGCGTATGTTAGATTTAAAACCTAAACTATGCCTGTTTGGTCATATCCATAACTGTGAAGACATCATTAATGCAGGAACAATGAAACTATCAATAAGGGATACAATATACAGTAATGGAAGTGTAGTAACAGATCGTAAGTTTGGTAAACTAAGTAGTAACGGAAATATATTTGAAATATGACACCAAGAGAAAAAGCATCTGAGTTAATTGTGGATTATCAAATTAAAGTTAAGTCACTAGATTATAATGAAGCTAAACAGTGTGTCTTAGTTATGGTAGATCAAATTAAAAAAATATTATATGACCAGGACTCAATGGTAAGATATGATTATTGGTTTGAAGTTAAAAAGGAAATAGAAAAGTTATGAAAGGAACATTACATAAAGCAGAACAAGGTTGGATTGTAATTTATGATGAAGTAGTTGGAGAAAACATTGTAAAGAAAAATCAAAATGCACTATCATTAGTAGACAATGGCCATATAGATGGACTAAAGTTGTATGACTCTAATGAAGGACTAGAAGTAGAGTTTGAGATTGTATCAAATGAAGGTGAACCGTTAGGCAAAGGTGAACAACCATATACGCAATACGCTAAACTTGCAAAGATAACTACGCCTGAAGAAGACAAAATGGTAACAAAATGTTACTGTGGTCACACATCCTATTGCGACTGCGGACCATTACCTGAAGAAGCTGATTTAAAAGATTGGGATGTAACGTTAAATGATGGTTTAGAAAATGAAGTATGGGATGAAAAATTAATTAAAGATCTTATTAATGAAACTGTACCAGAACCATTTGCAACTCCAGAAGAATTGCAAGCAAAACCATACGTTTCAGATGACTTTCAAATTGGTCCAGATGGAGCATATGAGCACATTGAGGATATGACACCGAGAGAGAAAGCAAAAAGTGAATTAATTAATCTATTACTTTATCAAATAATGGACTTAACAACAATGTCTAAAATTGAATTAGGTGATGACGTAATTGCTAAGATTAGACAATTAAACGAGATTATAAAAATTGGAGAACAAGAAATAGAAAAAATAAAACTATGACACCAAAGGAAAAAGCAAAAGAATTAGTTGATAGATGTGGTGGTGAGATTGCTGCTTTAATAGCAGTTGATGAAATTATCAAGGAATGTTATAATTGGAATGGAAGTGATAATGTTCAATGGGAAACTAATAGATTTGATTATTGGAATGAAGTAAAACAAGAAATAGAAAAGTTATGAAATACGAAAAA